AAACACTAAATCCCCTACAGACTAGGGGATTTTTAACATTATACCCATTTAACCTCATAGCAACATCTTTCTATTATGCGGTAGATCTTTAGATAAAGGAATACCAAAAATGTTAATACTTCCACGTGTCGCGTCAGCGTTAGACCAGATAGAGATGACTTCTAGTCGTAACTCTAAGACGCAGCTGTTAGTCGGTCTGTTAGAGGATAAAGATCTGTATCCTCTTGTATCAAGGCTTTATCGCGTCGGTCTAGACCCGCAGATATCAACTTTCTTGACTCGACTTCCAGATCACACTACAGGTGCAACTAAGTTATCAGACGAAGAAACCTACAATCTAGTTATAAATTTACTAGATAGTTTAATAAACGGCAGACGTCTAAATAAGGCAGAGTGGCAAGAGGTTACAGGTGCTTTGCTTTACAATCTAACTCCGCCAGAGTTTAAGTGGGTTAGTAAGTGCTTGACTAAGGACTGGACGCTGGGCACATCCATATCAACGTATAACAAAGCTGCTCAGGCTCTCTTGCTTCCAACTATTGAAGAGTTTGATACAGTCAGGGTCAGTAATATACAAGATGCTAGGCTTGATTACAGTAGCGGCGTATATGTCAGTGTTAAAAAAGACGGCGTTAACGCTACCTACGATCCTTTAGGCGTCTTAAGAAGTAGAAACGGTAACCTGATACCTTTATCGCACTTAGAGGCGCAATTACGACCTTTACAGGGCGCATATGTCATATTCGGTGAGTTGGTATCAACAAATAGGCAATCTTCATCTGGATTATGTAACTCTGCCATTAAGCTTGGATATGAGTCAAAGCTTGATTTGACTCCACTCCAGTTGTATGTCTTTGATGCTATGGAGATCGGTGAGTACACATCCAAAAACTTTACAACTCCGTTTAGAGAGCGTCAAGCGTTAGCACAGAGCCTTATAACAAATCTTAATCAACCAGACATCAAACTCATCAACCATCAACTCGTATACTCCTTAGAGGATGTCTATCGAATAAACGACCAGTTCGTCCAGCAAGGAGAGGAGGGCATTGTTATAAACAGTCAAGATATGCTCTTTGAGTTCGGTCGTTCCAAGCAACGAGCAAGAATAAAGGAAGTCTTGGACGGAGACTTTGAGATTATAGATGTCTTGCCTCATAGCAGACATCCAGACTGGGCGGGCTCTTTGACTGTCAGATCCTCAGACGGCTTGGTCATAACTAACACAGGATCAGGGCTGAATGAAATCGCAGGTGACAACAAGAACCGCATAGAAATCTGGCAGAATAGAGACAACATCATAGGCAAAATTGCTAGAGTTAAATATAATAAAGTCATTCTTAGTCCAGATTCGTCTGGCTTCAGCCTATTTATTCCTGTCTTGGATGAGATCAGAGATAGGTCTGATAAGAGCAGAGCGGATTCATTTTATGAGTTAGCGCTAGGCTCAAACCAGAAACACGAAGATTTATTAAAGACTTTAAACAGAGGAGAATAAACAATGAACACAGTAGATGTTATTAAAATACAGCAATTGGCTATAGATCAGGCACAGAAAGAGATAAACAACGTTTGTCAGGCTTTTGCATCGATAGTTGAGGAAGAGCTTAATAAATCCATAGGCAGCGGTAATAAATACGAGGTCTTTCATAGCGGAGGTCTTAAATTTATTATTCGAACAGTTGGTGAAAAGGTCGAACCAGTTGAATGCTGTTTCTATGACCTTAGACCTCAACATAAATTAGACGGGGTCTTTCAGATGTACATTCCAGAGAATAAGTTTGAGTTTGTATCAAATCTCATTTCACACCTACTATCAAAAAGGCTTGACTTAATTCACCTTAATTGTTTTGTATATGAGTCTGAGGTATCAAATTTTTTCAAAAGGATAAAAGAATGAAACTATTTACATCAAACAAAACAACTAAGGCGGATGCTTTTACATTTTTACAAAACTCAGCCGATGCTGCCGCAACAAAAGAGATTAAATCTTTGGTCAATAACTTTAAATGCGATTTCGACTTAGATAACTCTCGCATTAAGTTTGAGACTGGCTCTAGCAGCGGTTATGTAGAGATCTATTGCAAAAATTTTAAAAATAACGTTCATTTAAATGTGGGCTATAATGAAGATTTACTAGACACAGACGCAGACCTTGTTAGCGGTGCATTAGCGGCAGTTATCAGAAATAACAAAAAGATAAACGATGTCCTTAAGCGCCATGCAGAGTTTAGGAATAGAGTCTGGGATGAGGATCTTTCTGAGGCTGATGCTAAATCCTTGTTATTCAAATTGTTTAGAGTTTAAGGAACGGCGGATATGAAGCTTTTTTCTCGTAAACCAGTTCAAGTGGCAGTCGTTGATGTTAATAACGACGGATCTTATAAGGACGTCAGAAAGACCATACAGACCTTAGACAGACTTCGTTCTTTGGTCTTAGATACTTACAACCAGTCTTTGGCATTAGAGAGCTTGGCTCAGAGCATAGACAAGAAGGCTCCGCTCTGGAATGAGTCCTCTTTGCTAGACGTTATAAACTCAATTACTGGTTTACTCTACACCACAGATAAGGCAGAGGTTAATGCCGCTATAAAAGAGCTTGATGCCCATATAGCAAAACTGAGAAAATAATTGACTATAAAATCTTGGTCTATATAATATAACTATATTATATAGACCAAACAGCTTTATTTTCCTAGAGCACAGAGTCTATTTAGATACAAATAATTTGGAAAGGCAGACAAATGAATCAAATCAACTACAAACAAATCTTAGAGACACATCAAAGGATAACTTCCGTCACAGTCAGAGGTTGCTCCATAACAATCAACAAAACATATCATTATAGCTATAAGTTTCCTATAATCGCTCAGGCTGTAGCTAAGAAGCTTCAAGATTATATCAACATTTAGAAAAGGACAAATTATGCCAGATTATCAACAGTTACAAGATCAAGTTAATCGAGAGACTCGGTCAAAGCTCCTAGAGCGTTTGGCTAAGGAACATAAAGCTGAGCAGATATCAGGTTTCGCGGTTGCTAATGACACCTATGTCTATACGGTTCTGTTAGATGATGAGTTGAAGTCCGCCATAAGGAATGTTCTGTTTGAACAGCTTGAGAACGCAGAGCCTGACTTCTTGTCCTTATACAAACCGAAGGACTTATCAGACGATTACTTCATTCCAACGATAAACTTCATTCTGTCCTTAGATGATATGTACCATAAGTGCAGACTCATACAGCAGCTTATAGACTTCGAAGCTTATGTAGAGGATATGGTAACTCCAATCAAGGGCAAAGAACCTATTAATTTTCTCGGTGAGATCAACTCATACAAAGAGGATAAGTTCACGGTGCTTCAATTTGCTAAAAATAGCCAAGACGCAAAGGCAGAGTAATGAAGTTAACCGTGTATATAGGCAAGATGGGGGCAGGTAAGACAACGTTAGCATTTAAAGATGCTATGGACTTTAAGGCGGTGCAAGGCGGCTCTGCTATTATCTTATCATTTGCAGACCCTCTGAAGACCTTACTTCGGGATCAGTTCCAGATGACTAAAGAGCCGCAGGAGCGAGGCATTAAGCCAATCAAGGCTAGAGACATCAAGTGTCGGCTGTTTGCCAGCTTTACAACCTTAGCTGTAGCTAACCTTGGCGCGGCTTACTTTCAAACAGTTAATAACACTCTAAACTCCATAGACCTCGACAAAATTATAGATGATATACAGTCAGCACATCAAGAAGAGGATGTAAACGCTTATAAAGTCATATACAGACAAGTGATTCAATTTCTAGGCACAGACATCGGTCGGGTTATCCATCCTGACTTCTGGTCTATTCTGCTCCTTAACAAAGTCAAGGTCATGAATGACTCAGGAAGATTTCACCACGACCAGATATTCGTGGATGACCTAAGATTCTTGTCAGAGTTTAGGCTCTTGGATGACTTTGCTTACAATGCAGACCTCGATACTTCATATAAGGTGCTATGCACATCAGATCGAGAGCGACGTAAGCGTCTAGGTTTGTCTGCCCATGATTTTAAGGCATTGAGTAAACACACATCAGAGTTAGAGGTCGATAAGATCATACGTCACCTAGACGTTAAGCGAATTCTTTATACAACGATCGTTTAAATCTTTGAGAAGTGCCTGCTAAGGGCTTTACTTCTCATCCTCTTGTTTCCTACTACAACAGAAATTTAGAAAGAAGGACCTTGATATGACAAACTCGACAAGTTCAACAGACGCAATAAACAAAACTTCACAAAGCGAGGTCTCATTGGCAGATCTACTCCCTGTCTTACAAAGAACAAACAACATCGTTTATAATTATCTAAAAGATCACGACTTAAAGTTGCAGTATGCAGAGTTCGGTCAATACAAGATTATACTGATAAACTCTATGTTCGCTTCGGCACTGGGTTATCGTGTAAACGCTAATTTTGAGCCGTTTGACTACGACCCAGATACAAAGACAATCATAGTTTATCACCATCCGTCACGAACCTTAGAATCGCTTATAAACGTCATAAACAAGCTCTTGGCTCATTTTGATGCTTTCCTAGAGGCAGCTCCTACAGGAACATATAAAGAGAAGTTTCCTAAGGGGCTGCAGCACGTTCCAGCATATAAGTCAGCAATCCTTATAGGCAGTCTGTATTCGTATGAGGTCTATTATAACTCTTACAATTACCTCAGCTGTGATATAAATAAGGACTATTTCCATGACGTCATTTAAGACCTCTAACCCAGTCTTAGAGAACAAGCAAATTATGTTAAACGCAAAGATTGCTAGGCTTCTCTTGAAAAACAATCGAGTCAAGAACCAGAAGCCATTTTTGATAAACGCAATTGTAACGAAGCTCTACAGTCAAGAGGGCATTAAGCCCAGCCCACATATATTCACAGAGCTTCAGACGTCATCAGAGGTTCAACAATGAGTATACAGGCAGAGACTAATTACTCATTAATTTGCACGAAGTCAGATTTCTTAAGAACGGTCGTGACTAAATACATAATCCAGAAGAACATAGACGCAGGTCTGTATCCTAACCAGTCTTTGTTCGGTAAGTGTATTCTGGTTGGAGATGACTTAGAGCCCACTCCAAAGAAATATATAATTTCATACAAAACTAGACCAGATTTCAAGGTCATTAACGTAGATGAAGACCCTCTATCAGTCTTGGCAGAGGTCTTGGGCGTAGAGAACAAAGACTATAAGTCATATGTCCGTAATAAGCTTCTTAAGAACCCTAACATTAAACCTAACAGTTTATACTACTATATGATCTTGCTCAGGGATTGTATAGACAAAGAGTCAGACTCATTTAATTATACCAAAGCAGACATCATCGTGGATACGTATACGTTTGAGGTCAGTTCCTCTGCCTTAGACCGATATAAAGCTTTGAATGCTTATGTGATGACTCCATCAGAGAAGACTCTGTTTGAGCTTGTCCATGTATTCTCGCAGGGTCAGGATTTGCGTAAGAGATTAACTTCTATTGCCTATTGTATGAAATCAATATTAGAGGACACGGTTCCAGACTACATAAAGTCAAGGGTCAGCTTCTCTCAGGACTCAGCAGTGATTATGAACTATCTCAATTTAAGCATTCAGATAGCTACGTTTGAGTCCTTTGAGGAATTTATCTCAAATATGATTAATAAATTGGTGGATTAGGCAGATGGCGACGAATACTTTACTCTACAATAAATACAGACCTTTGAAGTTCTCAGAGGTCGCTGGTAATAAAGAAACGTCCGATATTCTGCGAGGATTATTAAGAAACAATCAGGTAAGGAATACCCATTTTATACTTGCGGGAAGCGCGGGGTGCGGAAAGACTACCACAGCTCGCATCTTAGCTCGTGCTATCAACTGTCTTAATCCTCAGGACGGTGAGCCTTGTAATGAATGCGAACATTGTAAGAAATTCTTAGCTGGTTCATACCCAGACTACATAGAGGTGGATGGTACTTCATACAACAAGGTTGAGGATGCTAAGCGATTAGTAGAGATTGCAACGCAGTACCCTTTAGTAAAGAACCATTATCGGGTCATAATGATTGATGAGGCACATAGATTAAGCAATGCTGCTTGGGATAAATTCCTGATCTTGTTAGAGTCCGCAGACGTCAAGACTATATTTATCTTTGCAACCACAGATATACATCTGTTCCGTCCTGCAATCTTATCACGATGCTTCACATTCTACATTAAGCCTTTAATTGCCAGAGATATAGCTCAGGAGGCTCTGCGGATTTGTAAAGGTGAGGGCATCTCTTACTCAATGGATGCTATAAACAAATTAGCTTACAATTATCAAGGCAAGCCCAGAGATGCAATAAAGACTTTAGATATGATTATCAGGTCAACGAACAGTTTCCTTGAATATAATAAAGAGTCAATCGAGCAGTCCTTGTTACAATGCTTCAAGTTGGCGTATTTTAATAAGTTCGAAGAGTATCTGCCTATTGTAGAGCGTCTGGACGTATCAAAAATATACAATAACTTAACGACGATGATTTCAGAGGTATTCTTGTATCCTAAGGTGCAACCTATTTTAATCGAGGCTCGGCAGATAGAGGAGTTCAAGAACCTCATAGACGTCAATGCTTTTAAGCAGATCATAAACGATACTTTACTTTATAAGCCAAATGATATCAATTCATTAATCTTGCTCTTGGCTCAGGTGTCGGCTCTAGGTATTAAGATTCAGGCTAAGCAAGAGCAGACGTCACAGCACAGAGGTAGACGCTTCGTAGAAAAGAGTCAACCTATACAGAGGCAGATTTCAGTTGCAGTTGATATAGACTCGGAGGTAATAACCTCGTTTAAACAAGAACAACCACAGGTGGGTCTAGATTCGTCTACAATCGTTCAACCTAATTTAACAGCTACAAACACTCAACCGCAGGTTAAGGTTCAACAGACTTTAACTACTGCGGATTTAGAAAAATTCGGATTTATAAAGGTCAGCTAATGAGATACGAAGTCTTAGTCACGGAGAACCCAATCGATATAGTCAAGGCGGAGAAGCTTAGAGCGCTAGGCTTGGTCGTGCCTTTTATTCCCTCAGACGAAGAGTTTAACATTTATGCTTATATCCCCGAAGGCGCAGATATTGACAGAGATAAGATAAATGCTATTCATTACTTCGATTCCTTGCATCAATACATCACAGAGGAGGAACTGCAGAGGTATGACTTGTCTATCAAAGCCTTTAACTCTGTCGAGATTGGTGATAAGGTAGCTATTAAGGGCTATAAGAAGCTTATAACCACAGTCGTTGCAGTAAAGGATAATGAGGTCACTACGGAGATAAATCTTAGAGGGTATATCTACAGATTTCACGAGAATATAGAGCGAGTGTCGAAGGCAGAGATTATCTATCCTAACGTAGAGCGGAATTTTAAGGATACCTATGACTGCGATCTATACGTAGACTGTGATCCGTTCAGTAAGATAGACCAAGAGTTTTCCTATGTTCACTCTCTGTTCTATTTTCTGCTCCGCTTGAAGCTCTCATACTCCCGCATGAATGTTATTTTAGTCAACCCTAGATTTGACTTCCATAAAACATTTGGTTTCGGTGCTTACTTCGGGTCAAAAGAGTTACTTCCTTTAGAGGCAGAGGATTATTTATACACAGAGAACTTAACCGTATACGAACCTAGTTTGAACGTCATAACGAAGCAGCAGGTCAGGAATGTTAATCACCTTGTTACAGTAACTCCTGATGTCTTTAAGCAAATCACAGGGCTACAGACCAGTAAGCAGTTAAAAATTCTTAACAGGCTTCTTGAAATCTACAAGAACAGCAAGAGAATTATCAGCATTCCTAAGATGAAATCAGATATTTTATTCGACGCGGATCGAGTCATGAAGCTAAACCACATCAAACCTAAGGATTTAATCCACAAGACGACTCCCTTACGGCGAGATAATGCTTCGGCTCACTTCCTCTTTGATATGAATGATTGCTTTAAGTATTTACTTGAAAAGAAATTTATTAATATCGCAGAGAACATTGACTATTATATGACAATTTTGAAAGGTTAGACTGATGGAAACTTCATACATAGATTATTTATCAACATTGCCGCAGAATGAAGTCGGAGAATCCTTAAAGGATTTGATTCGAGATAACTATGATTTCTTTAAGCATTACCTAGATGAGCTGTTTCACATAGAGGCTAACTACATCTATCTGAACCTTGTTTGTGGAGTAAGTCAGACTCGTATAGCAGAGATGATTGGAGTCAGTCAATACGGCGTTTCTAAGAGAATAACCGCAGGATTAAATAAGCTATCTTACTTGATTCGTATTCCAGAAAAGAACAGAGCTGTGGTTAAAAAAGATCTGTCTATCTTACTCCCTACCTTAGAGGCAGACGTAGTCTTTAATTATTACTTTATGAAGACGTATGCCTTGACAGGCAGATTAATGAATCTAGACCACAATTTAGTGAATTCCGTAGTAACGTCTGGCATAAATATGCTTCATAAGTTGGCTAAAGCTACAGACTTAAGGTCTTTCTTAACGACCTTTATCGCTAACCATAACCTGAACATAAAGTCAATGCAGGAATTAGAGGTCTATCATCCTGCGGTCTTTGATAAGTGCGTTTATTTTAAGAACCACCCAGAGGAGATAGAGGGCTTGGTCTTATCCGCTCAGAGGTACGTTACTTATATTCAAAATCTGATAAAGGTTTCATCCTATGGAGACTATACATTTAAGCTTTACGATAAGGACAGAGTATGACGAATATGACTCAACTCCAGACCTATGACGTCGCTCCAATATCCGACCTGACCCACAGACTCATCAACCATAGGAACGTAATAATAAATCTGCTTCCATCTAAGGCTCGACTCAGAGATGTAATGTTCACTACAGACCGATTATGTCCTCATTTGACAATAAAAGAACATCATTGTCAGAGTTGTGGTGCCTTTGTAGGGTTCATAGGGCAGGAGGACACATCACTTCAATTTTATAAGCACCTCACCTTGTTAGCCAATTCATTTATTAACTCGGATAACGTCTATGTCATCACAGACAGATATATGCCAGATGACTACCAGCTGCCAACAGTGGGTATGTCTTTAATGAAGCATAAAGGGTTCAAATATCAGGCTACATATATTCTCTACAACAAAGTCGCAAGAAGTAAAGATGCAGGGTTCGTTAAACAGACGTTCATAACTCACTTTACATCGTCTAGGGACTTCATATGGAAGTCTAGGGTCATACTTGCGCCGAAGATCGATTTACTCTCGCTTATTTCTCACAAGGATTGTTTATTTGTCAACCCATCTTTGGATTTTCTTAAGTTTTATAGCAACGATTTCAAATTCATAATAAGTGACTCGTCAGTAGCTGAGGCACTTATGCACCAAAAGGATATAAAATGAAAAACCGAGATTTTGATAGGTTGGTAAGTTCTTACGTTGACGAGTCTGTTCGTAACATCAAGGCAACAAGAATCAACATCGCAGATCTACATCTTAGCGTCGGCGCTCTGAAGTCGTTTGCTAGTTTCTTTGAGAACACAGACACAAGCATTAAATTTAAACCTAGAGCCACACAGATGTCTGCTAACAGAATCCTAGCGGTTCTACGTAATGCTAATCCGAATATAGATATCGAGTACTCAGATGGTCTAGATGATGACAATGAGTTCGTTCATAAAAGTGCAAAGCCGTTATGGGTTTTGTCAAAGGATGCTAGTGGCACATTCAGTTTAACTAAGGCTCCAAGATAATAAAAGGATAACAAATGGATTTCAACACAGAAATAGCTAAGCAACAAATCGACCTTTCTCTTGAAGACATCGATGCTCCGCTTCTCGACAACCCAGACCCAGAGTTTGATGAGTCTTTGGGTCTAGACCTAAGCTCATTAACAGATTCGGATCTGTATAACCCAGAGGCAGATGAAATTGAAGAAGCAGAGATATCTATTCCAAGCCTAGAGCAAGACATCATAAGATTCTTGTCAGAGAACCCTAGCTGCGTCACAGCTTTGCATAAGAGTCCAGAGGCAGCATTAGAGTTCATATCGGAACAACTCGACTTAGACGGCGTTATAGAGCTTTATAGATCTAATCCAGACTTTAACGTCTTTATCAATGCCATAGCTCAAGGCTTCTTGGTATCGGATAACTTCGTTAAGGTCATTCCAAATACGGTTAAGATTTTCTTTATAACGTCAGAGCTTCTTGAGTCTATTCATTTAAGGAACTTGGCTAACATCAATATGTATAAATCGACCCCAGCTATCTTTGACTTTAAGCCAGAGAGCATTAATGCGTTGGGTTCCGTCTATAAGCAACATCAAGGCACATATAAGAGTCTATACAACTACTTGCAGGCATATTGTTACAAGCCAGTCGTTGAGGAGAAAAACAGCATCTCCGTGCTAGACTTTGATGATATGACTATTGCTAAATCGATAGTTAAGTCCTCTAAAGGCATAACCGCTGGATTGAATAAGCTTAAGGCTGCAGGTTGCGACCAGACGAGACTAAATAGGCTTACTGTTCTTGCTAAGGCGCTAAGAGACAGCAATCAATAAACACAAAGAGGGCGATATGAAAACTACAAATCAGAATAACTCAGACGTAGTCCTAGAGTCAGATTATAAAATGACTCTATTTCAAGAATCCTTGGATAAGCTAACAGAGTCTTTGAAGCAGATCACAGACTCAGACTCCACTAAGTTTGGAGATAAGGCAGACGCTATCATGAACGCTATGATCAGCCTTGTTCCAGCTCTAATGAGTGAGTTGGCTCCAGATAAAGTTGAGATAGATGAGTCTAAGGCTAATCACATAATGAAGATTAACGCCTTATTCGTTTCTATCCAGAACTCTCTTTATAAGAAGCGTGAGGTTGAGAACAAGGAAGAAGTTGATCTGGCTCATCCTAAGATTCAGAAGGCAATCGAGTTTATCTTTGATGGTGTCCTAGAGTCAATGTCTGCCGTCGGCATCAGTAAAGACTTGCAGGCGACATTCACCCATGACTTCTCGCTCCGCATGGTCGACTTTGAGAACAAGATGAACCGTCTACTAAAAGGTACATCGTTCCAGCAATTGGATTCAATCACTAACCCGTTAGTTAAGGAATTTACAGACAAAAGGAATTCATAGCTATGAGTTTCTCTGAGAAGATAATTAAGAAGCTCGACAACATCGGCGTAGAGCGAAAGAATATTTTAGATTTTGCTAGAGACGATTTAGGAATAACCTTGCTTCCTGCGCAGATCTTTATATTCAAATTATTTTACTCAATTCCTCTTTCAAATGACAAGAAAGATAACTGTATCCCCATAGGGGATCGCTTTAATGAAAAGATCTTATATGAGTTCTCAGAGGCAGAGTTTGCAGAGTTCTTGTATAATTCTAATAGACTTAACATCAAGAACATAGACCCAGAGGCGGTCTTTACAGAAATCGTCTTTGTGATCGGTCGTCGAGGAACAAAGACTACGATGACATCAATCATTACTTTATACACCATCTACCTGATTCTCTTGTTAGAGAACCCGCATGAGTATTTTGGTATTCTTGAAGAGGATGAGATTGGCGTAGCTATTGTGTCTAACTCCAGAGACAACGCAGATCGACAATTTAGAACTATATGCAAGATGGTATATAGCTCGCCATTCTTTAAGAAACATTTAGTAAAAGACCCTGTTAACGGCTTTCTGTTCCTGAAGTCGAGGCGGTTATTGAGCTCGAATTCGCCTAAGGTGCTAGAGCGAGGTGATATTCTGATATCAACCTTTGCAGCTAACCCTAACGTTCGCGGTGCATCAAATATTGTAACGATAGCAGATGAGTTTCATCACTTCCTCGATGCAGATGTATCCTCTAAGACTAATCCATTAGATAAAGTCGTCTTTGAAGCCTTGACTCCATCTACGTCAGGTTATGTTTATCCCGACGGTAAACCAGCAGGTAAGAACTTCTTTATATCCTCGCCAAATGGACGTAGAGGTATGCTTTACACTATGTATAAGACTGCTATGGAACATAAGACTGAACGTCCTACTTCTCTGGTCATAAATGTTCCGTCGCATTGGGTTAATAATAAGCTAACTCCTCAGACCTTGAGGTCATTTTTCAATAAATCCGAGCTGTCCTTTGAACAGGAGTATGAGGCGAAGTTTGTTAATAAGACAGGCGGTTGGTTGAATAACATCAGGGCAGAGGTAGAGTCCTGCATTAATAAATTTAATAACAACGACATCAAACCGGGTAACTCACATATGACTTATTACTTGGGCATAGACTTTGGTATTGGTCATGACGGCACAGCCTTGGCAGTCGCTCACTATGAACCGTATATTCCTAGTGATTTTGCTTCTTTGTCGCCTTTGCCTAATCAGGACGCCCGAGACAAGGTCAGTGATATAATCATCATCGACCATATCTCATACTTGACTCCAGAGGCAGGGCATCTAGTTTCACTAGATGACATATACGCAGAGCTAGACCACATAATGAACTATTACATTATACAGGACGGAATATTCGATCAGTGGTCTGGAGGTCTGTTTGAGCAGCTGCTTCAAGAGCGAGGTTATACTAATTTACGTAAGTTTCCTGCTACGCAGCAGTCTAACTCGGATCAAGCTAAGTTGTTCAGGCAACTGGTTCTGGAGGGGAAAGTCATTTTTCCAAACAAGCCAGATTTTATAGAAGAGCTCTTTCGTTTGAACGAAACGGTGTCTAGAGATGGCTTAATAAAGGTCGAGGATGTTAATGTCCATGACGACCAGTATGACGCTGTAGCTCGTGCCATATGGTTGGCATTTAACTCTGTGGACTCAAACTTACAATCTTTTAATGCTTTGTATAATCAGCAACCTGTTACTAACCATAATGGTGTTACTCCTAGATTAATTCAGAGGTCGGTTGGGACTAAGTCTAACACAGACCCTAACAACGTTAGAAGCTATAAGAATGCAAGAACTTTAAGGAGAATCAAATAATGCCTGTAACAAGCACAAATAAAGATAAAGTTTATCGAGAGAATAAAGACAAGAATACTCCTACATCTAAGACCTATTTAATCTCTGCTTTTAAAGCTAAGCCGTCGGCAATGGAAGATATTAACCTAGATGACGCTGAGAACATAGAGGATGAGAGATTAGGTATTCTACAAGAAGCAGAGCTCTTGATTGAGCAGATTAATGAGGACATCCTTTCCGTCGGTAGACTGTCGGCTTCTCAGAAGAAAGCAATCTTTTACTATTTGTCCATATTCTCTGCTTTGGTGTCAAGAATTATTGACTTGCACACTAAGCTTCCATTGGCAACATTCCGATTGCAGAAGCCTAAGCATAACGTAGATATCGTTCAAGACTATATCTTTGATTATTTTAATAAATTAGTCAATTCGGCTAAGTTCAAGGTTGAGTTAAGAAACATCATACGTAACCGTTGGGTGTTCGGTGTAGGTCTGGCAAGAATTGATGATGATTTCTGTTTCTTGAAAGATACTTTAATAGATGACGACTTATCGAACATCACTAGACCAGAGATCTCTCAGGAAGACCTAGACAAGATCTATGAGATCAACAGCAAATATAACTTAGACCCAGAGTCGATCTCTTGGTCTGAAAAGTTAGAGGTCTTGAAGCACTATATTTTAGACATCAACCCAGACTATAAAGGCATAAAGAGTTTCCGTTCTATCAGTCCTCTTGATGTAACTACGACTAAGGTTAATCGTGATATTGATTACAATATCTACACAATTCCACAGTCGAAGCCCTTAACAGACTTTATGAGTTCTTTCAATGATACGGATAAAGACTTAGAGCAGACTTTAGAGGATTTGGGGTATTCAAAAGCAGCCATCCATCTACACACAGATTCAGACTCCTCTGCAACCATAGACATAGATTCGGATCCATTTAATGACGACGGTGCGTATATCATAAGCCTCGATGCAGGTCAGGATGTCCTCATGCTTGAAGACTCTATTTTGAATAGAATCTTGGAACCAGCCATACGTAACCTTATAGCAACTCGTATGTCGAATCAGCTAGTATCTCTTTCAACTAAGGTAGACCGTATCGTGTCTGCGCCTAATGCGTCGAAGGGACAGCTTGATATGCTTCAGCAAGATTTGCAGGCTATGGCAGAGGCAGATCAGGGTTCGCTCTTGGCGGTTAACTTTGAGGTTAATGTTAGTGAGATAAGCCTTGATATGAAGCAGAATGCAGATCTGGATAATGTCATAGACAGAACTAATAAAGAAATTACAACAGCTTTGGGTATTCCAGATGATATTATATCTGGAGACGGCGGTTCATACGGCGGCTCTTTCTTAAAAGTTGAGCTGATGTCAAATGAATACGCAGAGTTTCGTGATGCTTTGAAGGTCTTTATCGAAGAGAAAATATTTAGACCTATTGCCATAAAGAAGGGATTTATCTCTGTGGATGCATGGGGAGAGGCTGTTCCAGTCTACCCGAACGTCAGGTTTGATAAATTCTCTATTGCTCGTAACTCTGAGGATATGCAGTTCATAAAAGATCTTGTGTCTGAGGGTATGCTTCCTCGCCGCACCTTGATGGAGATTCTTGGCTTCAACTCAGAGGACATTGCTCAGACTCTACAAAGAGAGCAGGGTTCGTTCCTTAACTCTACGGTTCAAGAGACAGTTAATGATGCAATATCGAACTTATTGTCCGAGCGCTTAGAGACCGATGCGGAGTTTAAGAAGCGAATACTGGACGCTCTCGGTTTTAGCGCGGATAAGTCGGATGAGTCCGAAGATGATAAGTCTGAAAACAAGCAAGAGGATAATGAAGATGAAAATATTTAGTAATTTAAATAGAAATGCTTTATCGCCTGATATGAAAGATTCAGGTATAGATCAAGACGTTAGAACAAACAGAACTCAGCCTAAGAATACACCAACTCCGCCTTTACCTGTTCTTTCAAGTGAAGAGGTGGATGAGCTTCTCTTAGATTCTGAAAACGTAAATACAGCGACGAGACATCAAAGGCTTGCCCGATCGTTTAAACACGACGCTCAGGGTGGCTTTACTTTGCAAAGAACTAACAGGTCTTTATCTGCAACTGTTCAGCCTCAGGATAAGAAGAATGCAATCATAACATTTAATTCGAACGATTGGATATTCTTGCAGGCTACTATCGTCAGCTCCGTGAACGTAGAGGATGATGGGTATACTGTCACCCCAGACTCTGCTCCGTTTATAAACGATAATGCTAACAGCTGGGACTCTAATACTTTACAGAAATGGTATAAGACTTTCATAGGCGCTCATAATTATAAAGACCATGATCAAGATAGATCTAGGTCTAAGGGCATTATTCTTGATGCCGTCTTGCGCAGAATTCCTATTGATGGTTCAAAGACAGGCGAGTCCGTTCTATACGTAGACATCTTAGTTGCGGTAAACAAGAACATAGACCCAGAGTGGGCACAGCTTATTGATAATGGTCGGGTTAAGTGGCTGTCAATGGGTGCTATTTCCTCTGCATTAAAATGTACTAGATGCGGCTGCATTTCCTTTGATGAGGACGATGACTGTGAGCATATGCTCTTTGAGTTGGGTATGAATTACTTTGATGAAAATGGAATAAAGAGACCTATTGCGGCATTGATAACAGATGACGATTATTTAGATCAACCTGATTCAGGATATATGGTCTTTAAAGAAGCTTCTTTGCTGTCTGTCGACCCAGCTTTTACAGGTGCCTGCACTTCTCACAGAATTGAGGTAGCTCCAGATCAGCAGATAGACTTCATCGTTCCTAGAAAAGCATTGCAGAGGGATGCATTTCAATTCTGGGGCGTAGATCAAGAGCAGATTAAAGGTGTACCTCGATTAGCTATCGTTGAAGATGAAAATGTTAGACCAGATATGTATCAATAATTCCATATCGGTTAGAAAGCCCTTGAATAATCATGAAAAAGTTTCTATTTCTCTCATAAAATAATTTTGAGGATAAGGAGAGTCAGTATCGTGAGAAAGTTCACAGAACTTCAACAGAAAAACCAGAAGGAACTTCTGAAGATCAAGGACGAGTTATTTAACCGTGTTCGTGTCTTTATTAGAAAGTCAGAGTTGAATTCAGGGGTGCTTCCAATGTTTGAGGCAGAGCTAAACAATATCTTTGCTAGGCTTGAGAAGAAACTTAGCGAATAAATGAAAGGGTTGAAAAATGAAACCTTTAAAAGGCAGTGAAAAACAAGTAGAGTGGGCAGAAAAGATAAGAGTTAATTTCTTTCTTTCTAAAGACAATAAACCAGCATACTATGACGGAATGAGCGACAAGGCTAAGGTTCTTGAACATTCTTTAGAAACTTTCAAGTCTATAGCTAACAGAGAGTTTAAAGAAGAGACTACATTAGAAGAAGATGGCTTTAAATTCCAGCTTTTATGGGATAAGTTCATTTCCTTTATACAAAGTCAAGATGAGGCTAAATTTTGGATCGATAACAGATCCGAGCTTGAGCGCGGTGCTGCTGCTGTCTTTTCATATTTAATGGTTCTTTTGAGTTTGAGTGTAGAGGGCAGTAAGAATGTTCCAAAATACGGGCTTTATGCTGATCTATTAAAAGTAATTACAAAGTAATGTCAGACTCTACTAACACAACTCCACAACAGCAAGATGAACTAGACAGAGTCATAGATCTGCTTATAGCGGAGGATGAGCCTAAAAAACCAGGATATCTTGCTGTGGGTGACTTCCACTCTAAGAACGCACAAGCTTTCTTTGGAGACGAATATTGTAGAAAGATCTACGAGGAATCTCCAAAGAAATACAAAGACGAGGTCAGAGCGGTCGGTAAGGTGGCAGGTCTGGCATTAGTCTACGGTTCATCTTGGAAGATGTTTCTCGATATTATACCTAACTGCACAGAGGCACAGGCTAAATCAATCTATAACAATTTCTTTAACAGCCTACCTAGATTGAAGGCTTGGTCATCTGCCAACATTGCAAATATGTATAAGACGGGAACTGTTAAGACTATACTAGGCAGAGTCATTCACATAAAGGACTACGATTCAGACAACTGGAGCTTCAAGTCAAAGGCAGAACGAAATGCTCGCAACGCCCCAATACAGGGCTCTGGAGCCTCTATAATTAGATATATTTTGCTGAAATTGTATAACTTAATTGATGAACATAAGCTATCAAGATTTGTGGGGACGTATGCCTTTAGTAACTACTACACAAGAATCTTATCCTTGGTAGATCCTACAGAAGAACAGATCAAAGCCTTAGAGGTAGACTTGGACAATCAACCAGAAGGAAACTGTAAGATTATCATTCAGAGTAACGGTGCGGTAACGCAGGAGTATGATAGGAATGTTCAGATGCTAAAGAGTTTAGTGACTAAGCATAACCTGTCCATTATTTTGTAAATTTTGAAGAGGTATAAAATGTTATCACAAGCAGATAGATACAAAATAGCTCAGAAAGAACTTTCAGCTTTGACCTCTCATATTAATATCTTTTCCTCTAACAAAGATATGTCTTATAAGGCGATAGTTCTTGCCGTTAAATCCATGCTATCGGCAGATGCAGATAACATTCCAGAGGTCATAAAGTGTATTAAGAAGCGTATGGCTCAACATAAACTATACAGTGATCCTTACGAGGCTTATGAACGATCTCTTAACATAATAAGGCGTGTTTATGCCATTCCAGCCAACGAATAAGACAATAGACGATCTGCTCTTAGGAACCCATACGGATTATATTAATCCATGGGTTACCGTTCACGATGAGGTAGACTACACAACTCCTGTGGCTTTGTCCTTTCCAATAATGAAGCTGGTAACTGAAGTCGGCTCATTAAAAGAGGTCTTGGATATGTTTAAACTACCAGGTCTGTCGATGAGCTATGATGTCGAGTTTGATAAGTTCAACTCATGGACTGCTTCCTCGTCAATAGATATTTATAAATATCCACTTCACCATATTCAGTCAGAGCTGTATGCTGAGCTTGAGGTGACTAAGAAGGCAATAAAAGAGCGTAATAATGCTCAAACGTTAATAGAGCCGTCACAGACTCTCGACACTGTAAAAAGTCAAGAAGAGGTTACAAGTGTCTGCCTTAATCACGATCATCGAACAGACGCGTCGCTAGAAACCCCTAATACAACTATTCCAAATAATGACATATCGAATTCGAACTCGTCCGAAGAGCAAGGGGTAGACTTAGATGACGATTCAGGCGTGGCGTTTGATGAAGGCGGGCACAAGACGCAGTCAGGTAAGATTTATCATTTCAGCTTGGCAGAGGTTAAGATAGAACTTATTGCTGCAATAGAGAAGCTTCCAGATGGGTCAGATACGGTGATGATATCCTCTGGCGTCGAGAAGTTCACCTATAATCGGAAGGTGGATTTTAGTTCGTTGGCTCATATGGTAAAATAGAGTCAAAATATCACCTATAAAAATACCTCAAATATCCGCTGAAACTTAAAAAACTGAATATCCTTACAGACAGCAGGAATAGAGATCGTCATTCCTATAGGGAAAGTGTTTCATATTTTGGGGTAATTCTTAAACGGAAATTCCATTAGAAACAGCAGCATCAAATTTCGCCATATCTGTAACTTTAATATCAAGGTCAATTTTTGACCTAATTTGCTCCGAAACTTAAACGATATCCAAATCCTAAACTCCCCATAAACTGGAGATACATAAGTTTGAATTCCTATAGAGGAACATCTCCAGATACGTCGAGAAAACTTAAACCACATATCCATTAGAAACAGCAGAATCTTTATTTTTCTATGAGTCGCTCATCTAAATTCTTGACTTCAGATTCTCAATTTTGACAAATTCTTTGAAATATTTTCCTCAAAACTTAAGCCAAATCCAAAAATAAAAGTCAGCATAAACAGCAGACATATAAGTCAGATTCCTATAGAGCCACGACTCCAGATTTCCGCTCCGAAACTTAAACTTAATTTCTTCTAATTTGCACAGGGTTTTGATATTGGATTTTGCATCCACAAAAGATGAAGTTTGCTGTGGCAGACTTCATCTAATAAAATAACCTTTGAAGGAGATTCAAACTATGAAGACTAACATAGCAAAAGTCATGAAAAAAGCGGACGCTTCGTTATCTCTCATTGCTAGTAATCTTGTTGCAGGTAAGTATCAGACTCGTGCTGAGTTGAAAAGGGTTAAAGCATCCGTGGATAATGCTATCAGCCTTTCCAGCAAAGCATTTGTAGCTCTACTAAAACCCGTAAAGGCTGGACGTAAGGGTCTAGCTAAGATTGCAAATGATGAATTCGACCAAGACATAACAGACGTAGCTCAGGCTCAGATCAAAGCTCAGATTTTGGGTAAGGTCATCGACGCAGAGCTTGACGATCTAGGCGAAGAGCCAACTGACGAAATCGTCGATAATGAGGATTTTGGCGTCAGTGATGAGGATCTAAGCGAAGCGCCAGCTGATGTTGATGACGGCAATGGCTCTGCTACAGAGCAAGTAGCGCCTATTCTAAAAGACGTAGTCGTTCCTGTCGTTGAGAACCTTGTTCCACCAGTAGCAGATGACTTGGTAGAGCCAGCTGTAGAAAAAATTGTCGTTCCAGCCGTCGAGAAGGTAGTTGATGAGATTACTGACGAAGTTAAAGACGATGAAGGTGAGACTGCTGACCTAGACGTAGAGGAAGACCTAGACCTTGGCACAGAGGATGATGGCTTAGATGACATCGATTCTGATGACCTTTCTCAAGGCGAGGATACTCTTGATGAGTTCTTTGAGGACGAGGCGGTAGAGCCAATCGATACAGGCGTGGCTAAAGCAAAAGCAGCAAAAAGAGCAGCTGTTAAGGCAGCTAGAAAAAAGATGGTCATAAACAAAGGCTCTCAGATGTCACTTCTAGAGTCCGTATTTGACTTTAAATAAGATAGGAGACAACCATGTTAAATATACTTTACATTAACGGATCTAGGGATTCTGAGTTCGAGATCAACCCAGCACACCTAGTCGGTGACATCGGAGCCGTTCGTGCAAGTGCTAACATCCAAAAGCTTAAGGCTGGACGTGTAGCAACTGTAGGTGCAGATGGCTATGTGAAAGTGGCAGGCGACGACGACGCTCAGTTCGCTGGCTTCATCATCAACGACGCAGCAGGCTATGAGTTTGAGAATACTCCAGCTATCGCTTCTGGCAAACTTCCACTTCTTATCGGCGGCGGTCTTGTAGAGACAGACCAAGTCAAAGAGACAGACATCAAACCAGGCGATCAGCTTTACATCGGTGACGATGGTGTTCTTACAAAGACTAAGGGCACATTAAAGAATGTATTCGGTCTTGCAAGAAGTGCAAACTCGGCAGCTAACAAGTTGGTTAGAGTTCAGTTCTAATAGAAAAGGATAAAAAATGGCACAACTTACAATAGCACAAAAACGCGAACTCATCGCTAAACACATTAAGTCGGCAGCTGGACGCGCTAAGCTTGCAGCTTCTATGAACCGACCATTACGAAAGATGAGGGACTACGTCAGCGTAGGTCGCCGACTTCTTTCAGTTGATCCTATCGCAGATGGACAGCTTCCATACTACGATAAAGATCCAGATATCAAAGCTTATATCGTAGGCGAAGAGGGCACAGACGTTATGACTGTAGCAAAAGGTTCTCGCATCTTTGTTCCAACCTTTGAGATTGCTACATTGGTAACTGTTCCAATCAGCCAAGTCAAAGAGCGCCGATACGATATTAAAGAGCGCATTCAAACTAAAACTAAAGCAGAAGTCATCCGCGTTGAAGACCAGAAGATCTTTAACATCATCGGCAGAGTAGCTAATGGTGCAGATGGCAATGCTCCAATTGCAGTAGCTGCAAATGCTGTTACCGTAGGTCACTTCAGTGATGCTATCGGCTTGGTAGAGTCTCATGGAGATATCCGTTGCGCTAACATCGTTATGAATCCAAAACACAATACTTTGGTTCGTAAGCTAAACAGCGTACAGAATGGGTTCTTTGTAGATTTCGAAACTTCTAAAGCGCTAATCGCTAACGGTACTATCGGAACTCTATTCGGTGCTACTATCAACACCAGCTCAGAGGTTCCAGCTAATGAGATTTATTTCATCGGCGAGCCAGAGCTAGTAGGCGTCATCGTAGAGAGCATTCCGTTGAATGTCTTGTCGGCAGATTCCCCAGAGCGGAGAGAGTTGGGGTGGTCGGTGTTCGAGAAAGTCGGCATCGCGATCCACAACCCAGACGGTGTAGCTAGCATTAAGCTCAGCTAATCCTTTATTGAGAGATAAGAGCTTCGGCTCTTATCTTTTCTTTCATAACTTCAAAACTAACCCTTTAAGAATTTCCTTTCCTGTTCTACTTTACACAACAGGCAACCATTACTACGAGGTCAAGAAATGACTTTTTATTATAAAGTAGGTCTATGACATCAGATAAGGAAATATAAAATGAAAATTTTTAGCAGTTTAAAAGCAGATAATCCTCTTAAAAACCTTGGACCTAAGCCAATGGGCACCTTTATAGACCTTAATGGCAGGAAATTCGAATTTGATAAAAGTCGTTCCTCTTTTTATATCAGCAATAGTTCTTGGGAGGTATCTGTATCTATTGCCTCGCCTAACGGTAAGGTAACATCAATGACTTATAAGCCAAGTGCTAATATCTTAAATTTTATAAAAGATAACAAAAACGTGAGAGCTCCTTTGTATGCTGCCTTAAAAGATTATTTAACTAAGAGTTTAAACACTTACAAAGATGTTCATCCATTGTCTTTTAAAGACATTCATCAGATTTTTGTGGATTATCTAGGAATTTCTGAATAAAGGATGTTTCAAGTTTATTATCTCTAGGACTTTAACGAAAGGTAAAGTATGAAAAATTATTACTTAGACGGTATAGCAGAAATAAAGTTAGCTAATGGTCAGAGTGTGGATGTAGGCAAGAACCCATCAGGACTCCTTGTTTATGATGAGAAAGGTAATATTGTAGGTGTTTCTACTTATGATAATGCTGTTTTCTATCCTGTAAAAGGTATCAGTAAGATTAGGTGCAGCGGAGACTCATCTTGGTATGCTCCTAAAGCGTTGCAAGATGAGCTCTCATTTAATTACGATAATGTGTATAAGATGCAATCTTATACCAAAATAAACGATTAAGGAGATAACTATGAGTCGAATCATTGTAAATCGAGATTTTAACGGAGCTGACGCTTCTGTGTTCGGTTTCCAAGCCAGAGGCACAGAGCTGAAGGACGTTAACCCAGACTATTTAGAAGTCCTAAAAAGCTTAGGCTTCGTGAAAGAGTTTCAGGATGGTGAGGATGTAGTTCTTGACCCTCTTGACAGCATTCCAGAGGATAACAGTCAGCCATTTTCTGGAGAAAAAGTAGAGGACGTAGTGACTGCAAGCGGAGACGAGAACAAAGAGAATAAGGCAGATGATATCAAAGCTGCGTTAGAGGCTGCTTCTACTAAAGATGAGATTAAGAAAGCCTTATCGTCCAGAGAAGATATCATCAACGAGTTAGCTTGGAATAAGTCTATAGCTAACATCAAAGAAGAAGCTTTAAAGCTTCTCGATGCGTAAGCGTTATGCTTCCTTGATAAATGGCAGACAAGCTTTCGCCACTTGTCTGCCATCTTTAGTTTAAGGGACTTCAATGATTCTATCTGATGCAGTATCAATCACAGAACTAGTAAATGAAAATGATAAACGGTTTAATAATCGTAGTCTTAACTGTAATGTTTATATGATGGACTACGAAAAGAAATCTTATGATGACAGAATCAGATATTTATTCCTTGTGAAGTGCAATGAGTCTTACAGCAAGACGTCAGGTCATATTGTTACGTTGGTCTTTGACAAGAACTCAACTAAGAAGGGTAAGCCTCTTACGGACGATGTCCGAGTTCATTGTCAATGTCCATCATTCATATTTTTCGGACCTGCTTATAATTCCACTAACCCAGTAACGGGTGACTCCTATAATCTCGATATAATAGAAAACCGCCCACCAGATATTCGAGATCCGTTCCGCAAGGTTAAGGTTTGTAAGCATATCGTTCGAGTTAAACAGGCGCTCAGAGGGCTATCCTATACCAAGTTAGACCATAAGGTGGGCTTAACTGCAGCTATGGACTCTCTTGATATCCCTGTCGTGCCAATCCAAGAGGCATTTGGCGTAATTATTAATCACATTGAAGCCCATTGTCCAGATATCAACCCCTTAGAGTTCATATCTACAATCACAAAAGAAAATTTTGAAAGTAAGCTTTTACAAATCAAAGCCATAATTTAATAAACCTTTTCAGAAAGGATTAATTATGGATTTAGCTCCAATAATAGCTGAAGTAAAACGCAGATGTCGATATGATAACATAGACGACATCATAGAGAAACCATCAGATTTTGATATAGAGGATGCCATATATGATGCCTTAGCAGACATCAACTCCTTAGAGCCAGAGACCTCTTTCTCTCTTGAGTATATCTTATCAGAGGGCGACTACCGAGATAATAAAGACAGCCGTTGGCGCAGAGTCTTGATTCTTGGTGCATGCGCTCACTCGCTTCAGGCTTTAACCTATGACTGGACTCATAATGGCTTTGATGCAGACCTTAATAATGGCGTGGCAGTCAAGGACAGACTATCAGATTACAAAGATTTGATGTCAACGATGAAGCAAGAGTTCGATACACGCTTACAGGCGCTCAAGACTGCGTCACAGAAGTTTAGTCGGGTTTCTCATTTCATAACGAATCGTAATCCGTTAGCTGGCGGCACAACCTATTCTAACCGTGTCAGAACTTATTACTATAAATCAACTAGGTTATAGGCTATGTCTTTATTAACCTTAACAAATAGAGCCAGACGTCCAGCTTCGAAGTTCATCTATCTGACTACTTTCCATTTGGGCACAGATGTAAATTTGTATTTCCCACAGGAGAGTAAGTCAATCTACAACGATGAGGATTCTGACTATAGCTACCCAGAGGTTCCTGACTGGTCTGGTCGGCTTCTCTTGACTCAACTTATACAGGAGGGGCAGAATACAAACGATATGGATATGATCTTGGCTGAGATCAGTGATCGGAAGCTTCTTGCCCCATTTGATATGGTCTATGTTCTGAATCCAGAGTTGAGAATTGCTTATAAGAACCAGAAGTTGAAGTTGCCTTTATGGGCAGAGGATGGTCGTCCGCAGTATTATGACAGTCACGATCAGCTGAAGCCTGTTCCAGATAAGGACTTCATTACAGAGCTTCCGTTGAACACAATGATTTCAATTAACTTAACAGATCAGGTTAATGCTAAGAGAATACAAGGAACAAGATTACGTATAGACACTGCTTCAATTTATGGTAACAATCTTTATCAGCTTTATGGCTTAGTGCCAATGGAATAAGGAGGTCATTATGATTACATCCGTCGCTATTAAATCAGCCTTGAATAAAATTGCGTCCGATCTGAAGGACTGCAAGCTAATTTGTAGCATAGACTCTAAGACAAAAGAACAGAAAATCAAAACCATATACGATCCGCAGCTGACCTTTCTGCGCTCGTGGAGTAAGAATAAGAAACCGACTGTATTAATCGAAGATAAGATATTCAATCCATTAGACGTTATAAAGAGAATCAGCCACCCACCTGATCTGTGGTCGATGATGACTTGGAACAGAGGGCAGATGGACATTGACTCCAGATACGGGCTAAAAAGCTACAGTTTTGCTACTCCTGTTCCTACAGGTAATGGTAAGACGGTCAATACGTATAAGGCACGTATGGTGCAGACTCCTTTGACTGTGAAGTTCTATACAAATAATGGTAATCTAATGGAGCAGATAGAGGAGACCATCATGGCGCTCTACACAGTTAATAATGTCTTTGAGACTCCTGTAGAGCATGTGGGGTCAATGACGACAGTCTTATCTCCATTAGAGGGTAATTCCATAGAGAAGCTCGATACTAAGACTACAGGTCAGATATTTGAATATCAGTGTGAGTTCTCATTGTACTATATGCTTTTTGCAGATGGTGCTAGAAACCTCCCGTTGATAAAAAGAGCTTTTATCAACGTAAATGTCGGAACACTTATTGAGTCTGAGTTCGACATCGGTTTTAAAAAAGATGTCGAGACAGGCGAAATAAGTATATATCGCGAAAAACCATAATAGAAGGGATTTTCTCATGGCAAGTAATAAGAAAACAGAAACTGCAGAAGTGGCTTCATCTGTTGACGTCATGATTATCAATACAAGCCCATATATTTGCTATGTGGACCTAGATGGTAATTATGAGACTCCAGATGATATATTGGTGGTCGGCTCTCAGGGGTCGGTCAAGGCTTCCTTGACTGAGGAGCGCATAGAAGCGCTTAAGACAGAGAAGCCAGAATTAGTAATCAAAAGACTAGGAGCATAAGATGTCCAGTGCAAAAGTAACACTAAAAGAAGTTGATTTAAGCACACGTGTACCTAGATTCACGGGCATCGCAGCTGGCATCGTGCTTCCTGCTCACCGTGGAGCTGTGGATACTCCAGTGCTAGTAACATCCGAAGAGGAATTCATCGATGTATTCGGCGAGCCAGATCCAAAGCTTGGCTTAGCTCATTACTCTGCTTTAGCTTTCTTGTCGCAATCGAATAAGCTTTATGTAGTCCGTGTTCATAACGGTGCTGCATACGGTGTTCATTGTGCGCCATACGTTGGTAAGAAAGAGCCAGAGGCATTAGTACCGTCAGATCCTATCAAATCGATTAGAACCTTTGATTTTAAATCTAATGATACAGTCACTGGTGCTTTTGTAGCAGCTTACCCAGCGGCAGAGAACAATAAGCTATCTTACAGCATCGAGCCAAGCAAGAATTATAAGAACGGTTATATCATAAAAGTTTATCTCGACACTACAGGCGGCACAGAGCTGGTTGAGACTCATGAGGTCACGAGAGAGTCCTTTAAGAGCTTGAATAACAGTCAGATGAGAGTTGATCATGTCTTGGCTAATCGTTCACAGTATCTACGCTTCATAAACAATGTCCTTTGCGTAGATGAGAAAGGTAACCCTGCCCCATTCAGCGTAGGTCAGAAGTATGACATTCACCTTGCCAAAGAGCCTTATACTTTGAAGGCTGGAGAAACGTTGGCGAAGGGCGTAGACCCTAAGAAAGGCACAATCGTATTCGATGATGGCTTGTTCTGGGAGTATGTCGGTGCTGACGAACAAAAAGAGGGTTATACAATCACTCCAGCTGATTTCACAGCAGAGAAGACTAAAGCTTTGTGGAAGCTGGTAACGTATAAGCCAACTGTAAATAAGCTAGTCGGCGGTTCTGATGGTGAGGCGATCACTGTTGGTCAGTTAATCAAGGGTGCAGAGAAGATGAGTCAGGCAGAGACCTATGACATCAAGATTTTTATGGATGGCGGTTATACAGATCACGCATATCATACAGCGCTTCTTGAGATCGCTAAAAAGCGCGTTAACTCTATCTGCTATTTCTCAGCAGACCCAGAGGCAGAGAAGCTTCCAGTTAATAGAGCACAAGCAGTCGTCAATTATAGGAAAGAGTCTCAGGCTAACTCCAGCTACGGCGGTCTATTCTCGCCACACGTTAAAGTTTATGATAAATACAACGATATTTATGTTGAGGCTGGACCAGATGGCTTCGTAGCGGCTGCTATGGCTTATACAGCTCGAAATAACAATATGTGGACTCCAGCGGCTGGTTGGGACAATGGTATGTTAGCGGTCAGTGGCTTGACAGCAGTCTATACTGAAGGCGAGAGGGATATTCTATACGACAACGGCGTTAACCCAATCAGACAAGCAGCTAATAAGGGTATAGCTATCTGGGGTAATAAGACCTTACAGGCAAAACCATCGGCTCTTGATCGCTTGAACGTCAGAATGTTACTCATCGTCATTGAGCCTAGCGTTATGGACTTCTTGGATTACTTTGAGTTTAAGGTTAATGATCAGATCACTAGACTTCTTATCTCCGATGGCTTAACAGCTTTGATGAAGGACATTAAGTCTAAGGGCGGCGTCTATGACTTTAAGGTCATTTGTGATGAGACTAACAATACACCAGCAATCATTGATAACAACGAGCTCTACGCAGATATCTACGTTAAGCCAGTCAAGGCAGCAGAGTATATAACATTCAGAACTGTTATAACAACTACTGGTGCTAACTTCAATGCGGTAACATTGGGATAAAGGATAGAAAATGCATTTTTCAGCGGGACAATTAAATACAATTAAAGATTTGCAGACCACCTATAACTGGCTGGTTTCGTTCAGCGGACCTACATCAGCTCCATTGGCATCTGAGGACTTGCACCTTAGATGCCAGACTTCGGATCTGCCAAAGAGAACCCATGAGCTCCAGAGCGTAGAGCTTCATGGTCACACAATTAACAGACCGGGTAAGGTTACACAGGCTGGTGAGTTGAACCTACAGTTCATAGAGGATGTAGATGCCGTCGTTGCTAAAGCTTTCCGTGAGCTTGAGGATAAGACTTGGACTTGCGATAGCGTAGGTGACAGTAAAGGTAACCGAGAGGATTTCGGTGCGCTTGAATTCACTATGACGATGATGCTTCTGGATCATAAAGAGCAACCTACTCAGACATTCACTTTGCATGAGTGTCAGTTGAAGGAGTTTGATGCTGGCGGCGCTCTAAACAGCGATAATGACTTCTTTAAGCCAACAGCCCAGATTGCATATAACTACTTCACTTGGAAGAAAAACTAATAAGGCTTAGGCATGAAGCTATCGGTGGCTGAACTATCCAAGATTGATTTTGCATCAACTCACAGGTGGTCAGTCACTCTTGATGGCATTGGAATATCAACCAGTCGAGGCACATATATCCCTGCAACTAACGTAGAGGAACATATGAACGGCATAGAGAGTAAGTCTGTAGATGTCGGACCTGCTTCCTATTCTTTGCCGCATAAGCAGACTGGACCCTCTCTGTCTATATCTTACATAGACGACAAAGATTATACTATACACTTACAGCTTAGAGATTGGATAAAGGAAGCCTTTGATAAGGGTCGAATTTATTTTTCTAAGAAAAAGAAATTAACCATTATTAAATATGGGTTGAAGGATGAGGTAATATCAGACTCAGCTTATGAGGTCTTGCCTGCATTTGATATGAAGTTCGTAGGAGACAATAATATCTCATTATTGTCTAACTCTATGAGCTTGGTTGTCTTAAGCATTATTAAACAATAAATCAAAAGGATAAATTATGATTGAGTTAGAAGAGCCAATTGATAAGTCTGAGGTCAAACCTGAACCTCAGGAAAGCAAAAGAGATTATCATACAGAGACCATTCCAGAGGGTTACTCTGTCTTGGATAATTTACCAAGCAAAACAATTCCTTATGACATAAACGCTCTGTTTATCCGTCCATTGTTCATGGGTGAGATAGAGCAACTTTCAGATATGACGCAGTTCAGTTTGCCTAAGTTCTTGTCAATTATTAAGAACGTAATCAAGGGCGTAGATATAAAGAATTTAGCCGTGCTGGACTTGAAGGTCGCCTTGATCTATTCCTTAATTTTGTCAGAGGACGCACAGGGGTGGACATTAGAGAACACCTGCGAGTATTGTGGCACAAAATTCTCTCATCGTCTAAAGGTTCAAGATTTAGAGTTTGAGGACTTTCCTTTAGATGAGCTTCCGATAAAATCAACGATGAAGCAAATTGAAGACTGGGACTTTGATCTGTTACGTATGCGCCATCTGTTAGAAGTTAATGCTTTCTTAGACAAAAAGAGTCAAGATGAGGAGCTGAATGCAAAGCTTCTAATGCTTGCCTTTGCTAGTAACCAGAAGAACAAAGAGGAAGCATATAATTTCTTGTATAGACTTCCTGCCTCTGTAGAGAACAGAGATGAGATAAATCGTCTTTATGGCTTAATTTTGCAAAGTATAAAGCCAATTCATGTTACGTGTCCTAATCCAGAGTTATATGTAACGTTAGAGAACTCAAAAGACGTAACTAGGCTGCTTTCAGAGTTTAAGAGCGTGTCTTACCTTAATGAAAAGGTCTATTTGCCTACAGACCCTCAGCTTCGCAAAGAAATCTTAGATTTTCTGAAATCTAATAATATTAAATACACAACTCATAAGTGTGGTCATGAACAGTTGAGACAAGTGAGCTTAGATTTCTCTCACTTGTATCCCTAATGTAAGCATCAACGAGCTTTACTATGCTTTCCACGTCATGATGCAGTTGTATCATATTCCTCTCACGGACTTGTTGTGCATGCATTTTAACAAGTTTAAATTGTTAGGTAAGCAAAAGGATGTAAAATAAATGGAATTTGATCCGTCAGACATAGATCTAGAACAAGCCCACATCACGTTAGCGGAGTTGATCGCTAATACTAAGATTTTATTTAAAGCCACTCAGCTGGCACAGAGCACTAATAAAGATTTGCTTAAGACATATGAGAGTTTGTCTAATAAATTCTTAGACCGAGAGAAGATGGTTGGTTATGAAATGACGGAGCTTCTTGATACGTTACGTGCATTGACAAAAACGATTGATAAGAACCCAGAACAGGCATCAAACTTTAATACGCAGGATCTGTCTAACGCTCTCTTGGATGTCTTGTCAAGATCTGGCGTGTCAGATACTACAAAGAAGACTATATCAAGAAATTATGCAGACGCTATGTCGCAGGTGTCGGGGTCAGAGGTAGATCGATCAAACCTTGTTAATTATGTCAAGACGATAGCGGATCAGATGAAGAGTCAGGCAAGGCAGGCACAGTTGCAGGCTCGTCCTGCTCTGCGAATGGCAAGGAATACAGATTCAGTCTTAGATGAGGTAGTTCATGATGAAACTCAGACTACATTATCTCAATTAGCTAAGAAAAAGGCAGGTCGCTTGTCTGAGGGTAAGATGGCAGGCGGCATAAGCTATGTAGAGGATCTGTTTGGTGTCAGAGGTGCTACAGATTTCGTGTCTGATAAAATGGGTAGTCTGTTCGGCTTCGACAACCTGAAAGAGAAACTTCTTACTTTTGTCGGTAATTCCGCTAAGAAACTTTACGGTGGAATAGAGAAATTCCTGCCAGATATGTTTAAGCTTGATGAGAGGCGTTTCTATGCCTTGAATCAAGAGATTATGTTTAATGCTCAGAAAATCCTTGATGAGATTGATAATGATATGTCTAGGCTTCTCATCAAGAGAGATAATGATCTGGTTAAACTAAAGAAGGACTTAGAAGCTGGTGACATCAATCTAGATGAGTTTAATAAAAAGAGAGACACTCTAGATGATAAGCTAGACAAAGCTAAAGCTAAGCTCGATAAGAAGCGCGCCAAGATTCAAGATGAATTTGATGATGCTCTCTTGTCCGTATCAAATGTAGACTTTAGTGGCGTCGCAGAGAATCTGTATTCAACCATAGAGCGAAACCGCAGAGATATGGAAGCAGATTTAGCAGAGAGAATGAATCGGGGTATCATATCAGATGACGAGATCAAGAAATCAAGGGCTAATTTTGCTTTAACAGAACACAACCTTAAGGCGGGGTTGAAGGACGCCTATGTCAAGAAAGAAAATTTTAACCTAGACAGATACATTCAAGAGGTCACTAAAGCAACCCAAAGTGCTAACTTGTCAGAGGAACAATTAACTAAGCTTAATGATAACTTCAGTGAGTTCTTACGATTTGAGAAAGAGAAAGATCGAAAGGATGAGTTGAACTCCGATATTTTCTCTAAGTCAGACGAGGATAAAAAAGAGGATTCTGACTCTGGCTTTAAGAATAATATGAAGGAACAGCTGGAGAAGAAAAACGACGGAGATTCTCTCTTGGATTCTCTAGGCGATATGCTTGATGGTGATGGTGGCGGTCGTAGACGCAGAGGTCGAAGGCGCGGTAGAGGAAAGCTAAGGGGTGCGAAGCCTAGAGGTATTTTTGGAAAGGCTGCTAGAATCGGTCGCAATGTCTTAGGTGGTGTCGGTTCATTCGTCGGCGGATCAACGGTAGGTAGAGTTCTGTCGTCAGGCACATCGATGGTTGGCAAGGCTGGCAGAGGCTTAATGACTGCGGGGAAGGGTGCTGCTCGACTATTAGGTAAGGCAGCGCTTCCACTAGCGGCTCTTATGGCGGCTAAGGACGGCTTTGACGGATGGAACAATGCAGCTTCTAACTTTGATTTAAAAGAAGGACAAGAAGCCACTACAGGGCAGAAAGCCTCTTCAGCGGTCGGCGGCGTAGTCTCTGGCTTAACGATGGGCTTGGTCGATGAAAAGAAAGCCGCTCAGACCGTTCACAAAATAGGCTCAGGTATAGCAGACTTCTTTGGCTTTGGCGATAAGAAAGAGGGCGAAGGAGAGAAAGAAGAGACAGGATTCTTCAGTTCCTTAAAAGATAAGGCTAAGAAAGCTTTAGAGTATTCTCCTATAGGCTTAATAAGCAAAGGCGTTAATAAAATAATGGGCGTCGGCGAAGAGAAGACTCCAGAAGAGATAGCAGAGCATAAGAAAGAGATGGATAAGAACGACAAGATGATAGAGCTTCTTGAAATGCTTGTAGATAAGAATATGATTGTTAACGTTAATGGTGGTTCAAGTGGCGGCACAAGCACTCCAAAACGTAACGATGATTTAGGCATAATGATGGTTAACAATGGGATGATACAATGACATTAATTGAAGAAGCAATAAACGGGACTTTATTTCCAGACTTTACGGTTCACATCATAGGAGATGGCGTGTCCTTAACCTCAGTCTTGACTCAAGGTATAACTTTTAATGCACAGGTCGATTGGACGTCAGACTCTTTAATTCCAGAAAAGATGCAGGAATGGGCGAATAAAGCAGCAGCTTATGCAAATAAATTAAATATGACATCAGCTTCGGGTTTGAATGAACAGGCAACTCTCTTTAAGTGGGCTTCATCGCAGAACCAGACATTCTCTTTACCTTTAATATTTTCTTATGGCGCGGCATCGCCTTTAAGCTCTATAAAGCAGTTGAATAAGTTAGCATACCCTAAAGACAAAGATAAAGGCTTTTATACCGCCCCTATGGGCTATATGGGTGGCAATGATAAAGCGGGCTTGTTACAGGTAACAATCGGCACTTGGTTCAGAGCTACAGATGTCGTCTGCACCAGCAATAGCTTTGAGGTTGACTCTATCTTTGATGAGAACGGTAAGCCAGCATTAGCCACCTGCACAGTTAATTTTTCTGCTAACAAGTTATTAACTGCAGATGAGTTCAGCGCTTGGTTTCTAGAGTGAGGCTTGATATGGGTTTATTAAATAATGTCACAACTAATAGATATAATATATCTAACTTTCTGAAGTTCACAGATGAGAATGGATTTAATGACTATGATTTCTTTTATAACAGATCTTTAACTCGAACCATAAAGGAAATTCCTACAGAGGGTATAAAGGATGTCTTGGAGGGTGGTGAGGTCAGACTAGACAAGATCTCTTATGACCTATATGACACAACAGCTTTATGGTGGCTCTTAGCTATATACAACGATATTCCTAATATCTTTTGTAACACTGTCGCGCAGATAAAATATCCTAGCTTGGCATCTATAGAGGATTGGTATTTCACTAATCGTGAGAAGTTAGTTTATAAGGACGATTAGTATGATATTTGGCGTTAAAGGGCAGTGGAAGTGTCTAATAAAGATAAATGACTTAGAGCTCGACCCAGAGTCTATCCAGAACTTGACTGTCATAGAGGAGGCAGGTAATATTTTGCCTGTCATAGAGTTACAGTTGTCTGTCATAAACAATACTCTCTTTGAGGTCATAAACAATGCTTCGTCTTTGAACATTATGCTAACTAAGGACGATAAAGATGAGGATATGTTCACAGAGTTCCTTATCTTAAAGAATCATAATCTCCCAGCTACACCAGGTGCGCATGTAATAAACTTAAAAGGTATTTTAAACGTTCAGTCTTATTTTCTGAATCAGGTCATAGCATCTTATGATGATTCCGCCGTGAATGTAATTGCTGCCTGCCTGCAAGAGAATAACTTGACTCCTGTGATAAAGCATCCGTCGGCAGATCGTCAGAAATGGATAAGATACAACCAGACAGCGCAGAAATTCATATCAGAGACTCTAAAGCATACTTATGCAGATGATAACTCTGCCTTTTCATTAGGTATAGGCTTTAATAAGAAAGCCATCATTGCAGACTTGACTAAGGTCTTGCAAGAAGTTCCAAAAGAAAACTTAATGTCTTTCTCAACTAAGAGTCAAGGTGCTAAGGTCTATAATTTAATTCAACCTATAAGAAATAACTTCGGCTTCTATGATACATTAACGAAGGCAGGGCGCTCCATTCTGAACTTTGACCAGATCAGAGGAACTTATAAGAGCTATGTTTATACTCCAGATAAGATAACTACGTCAGATATGCCTAGCTTGGATAAGTTTAACAGAGTTTCGGCATTTGACCATATGAACGACAACACATATGACAATTACTATCTGGCATCATTAACGCAGTCCGCCAATTTAGCCAAGCTGTCAAACTTTGCCACATATGTAGAGTTCGGTAACCAGTTCATAGATGTTAATCTGCTCGATGGTTATACGGTCATATTCCCACCAGATAACACTTCCTCTAATTTGGCGTCAGAGATCTATTCTGGTAAGTGGGTCATAACAAAGATCATAAGATTTATTCAAGGTAATAAGCTGTTAACCACAGTAGAGATTTCCCGAGAGGGAATAAATACCTTGAAAAAGAACAATTAAAGGACATTTGATATGCTTGTTAATACTCTGCAGGACGTTAAGTTTGAGTCTCAGCTTGTTAACCGTACTCATGTAGGTACTGTAATGGATAACAAAGATCCTAAGGGCTTGCAGAGGTTACGTGTATCTATTCCAAGACTGACAGAAGGCATTCCCACAGATCATTTACCTTGGTATTCAATCAAGCATCCTATAGGTCTGGGCGGTGCTCGAACATCTGCTTTTTCAATTCCAGAGGTCGGTGCTACTGTCACAGTTATCTTTTATACAGAGAACATTTATACAGGTATTGTAGATGGTATCCTCATAACAGAGCAGAATAATCAAGTTAATGTAGCTTTGTCAAATGTTCCGCCAGATGTTCCTGCTGATTTTAAGAACTATGCTACGAATGTTAAGACTGACCCAAGTGAGGCTCGGGGATATGTTAATCGAAACTATCCAGAGTCTTATGGCTTCATAGACAGCACAGGTAACTGGAGTCGGGTTGATAAGAAAGCCCAGTCTATGGAGTTTGTTCATAGCTCAGGTTCCTCTTTCAGCATAGACAAAGATGGTAACGTAACGATTCATATCTCTGGAAACTTAACCTTAGTCGTGGATAAGGACATACAGCAGACCTGCATAAATAACGTCAGTTTCAATTCTGGCAATTTGTTCAGCAGAACAGATGGTAATAACACAACCTATGTCGGAGGTATAAGATCAACTGAGACAATAGGTAACTCCACAGAGATAGTCGATGGAGATAAGATCAAGGAATACAACGGTCAGGATTTGGCTACAGTTGCTGCAACTAAGAAAACCTTTATAGGAGGCGATCTATTGGCACAGGCTGCTGGTCAGGTCGCTACGGTGTCTTTAGGCAAGCATACAATAAAAGCAAATCGAATAGATCTAAATTAGAAGGACAGGAATATGCCAAAGGTAGGACGTATCGGGGACTCGACATCGGCTCCAGCTTCAATTACAGGTGGTTCGCCTAATGTGTATGCTAATGAAGGGTCAGCACCAGCTATAACTGCAATAGACGCTCTGCCACGGTATCAGAAACCTGCTCCTGTAGCTTCACCTGTATTAACAAGAGGCTTGGTTTATGATAAACACAGTGCTTATCAAAAGACTAATATACTTCCTGCTTTGAAGAAGACAGATGTTCCGAAAGACCACCCTACGAACGCCGAGCAAGAGGATAAGCCAGAGATGGAGAGCAAGCCATCGAACTGCAAGGATTTAGAATTCGTAAACCCTATCGTAGAAGCTAATACATTATTGGCTATGGGAGATAAGGCTTGGCATGAAACTGGTTCTAATCCTAACATAACCGCTTTGTGGGATTCATTGGGTTATGATGGTAAGAAGTTCGCAGATCATACTGCATGGTGCGCAGTCTTTGTTAGCGCTGTTCTGAAACGGTCAGGATGTAAGTATCTTAAGACGGCATCATCACGAGCATATGCTACTTACGGACAAGAGGTCAAGTCCTTGAATGACGCTCAGGCTGGAGATATTCTTGTATTTTATCGCAGCGGTAAGGGTTCGGGCTATGGTCACGTAGGCTTTTATGCAGGAAGCCATACAGCAGATAGGGTATCGGTCTTGGGCGGCAATCAGTCAGATAGTCTTAATATCAAGAATTTCAGAATCTCAGGTTCAGGTTGGGGCTTATTAACCATACGTCGAGCAGTGTCTTGTAAGGACGGCTCAACCTCTCCAACAGTTGTATATAACAAAACTGGTGGCGCTGGCGGTAAAGTTGTCTAAGTTTTCACAGACCTAGACAGATAAACATAAGAGGATAGAGTAAATGGTATCTAAATACGCAGACGTAACATTAAAAGGGCTGGCGATAAACTCACAGGCAGTTGAGTCCTCTTTAGATAATATTATGCGTCTGTCATCCTTTGATATTTTCTTTAATCAGGTTGGTGCTAATCTTGATCATTTACTTTTTAAGCCTATGAACTCTCAAACGGAGGCAGAAATTTATTTCTATTTGACCTCTGCTATAGAGAAGGTCGATGATCGAATTGTAATCGATAACACGACCAGTAGAGTTCAGGCAGATTATGACAACCATGTTTATAAGGTCACATTGAGGTACAGAATAAAAGGTCTGGATGAGAGTTTATATACTTATGCAAGAAACATCCGAGTAAAATTTAAGGACATCCTATGATATTAAAAGACAAGTCATTATCCTTTGAAGAATTAAAGAAAGACGCTGTTAAATATGTTCAGTCGCTTCCAGATGAAAATAAGTTTAAGGATTTCTATTTGTCCTCGCAGGGAGGTATTCTTATAGACCTCTTGGCAGGCTTTGCTACGTGGTCTGCTTATAAATATATGAACAATCGCGGTGAGTCCTACCTAGAGGAGGCTAAGCTTCGGTCATCTGTCGTTATGCTTGCTAAGTCTAAGGGCATATATCTTGCTCCTGCTAAGACCTTAACCTTAGAGGTGTCTTTTATGGCAACTCAATCTGTAACCATACGTAAGGGTGATGTCGTCGGTGATTTAGGAGTCTTTACGGCATATAGCTTAGAGGACGTGATTCTTAAAGAGAACGATCCTTATAAGCTTCAGGTAGCTATAGGAAGGGTGGAGGTTAAAGAATTCACAGCTAACTCATCAGATTATTTTCAAGAGATAGAGTTCGATTTCTCAAACCCATATATTTGCGATCAGATAGAGGAGATAACAGTAAATGATATAGCCCTGACTCCTGTTTATAACCCGCAGCAAGTCGAATCGGTAGAAAACACTAAGAATCACGTCCTGAGGTATGTATCAGATAACAAGGCTTTCTTGACTTTCGGTAATTCAGTCTTAGGTAGACATCTGCAGATCCATAACAAGATCATATACAGAGTCTTGACGTATAATAACACTTTGCTTTCGGTTGATCCTAAGAAGTTAAAATTGTTATATGGTAACATATCAGAGATCAAGACTTTAATTTTGCCGAGCAGGTATTTGTCAACTGAAGATTTACGTCGTGCTGCTCTTTATACATCAGTTAATGGAACTTTAATCGTGCCGTCTCATTATGAGTCAGCAATAATTCATAGATTCGGTCAATATTTGCATGACATTTATGTAGAGGATGATTATCCTGCGGACACAATCCATTATTTACCGAATGAGATATTTTCTGATGCCATCCGCACTGCTATCGTTAAGTTGGTTAATGATAAGAAAGGCACGGCGGTCTTGGTTAAGTTTAATGAGTTGACTCCAGCTGCTGGTGTAGAGTTGTCTTTGTCCTTAGACTACACAGCCACTAACCTTACGCAGTCAGATGTAAATAAGATGGTAAATGACTTTATCAAAGAACGAACTAATAAAATTTATACTTCTGATAAAACTCTTTCAACGGCGGAGCTTGTAACTGATCTTAACAAAGAGACTCCAGATAACATCAGATTTTATCTGAATAAAAACGTTGAGAATTTGCAGATCAAGAAGGCGCAGTATATTAAGAAAATAGAAATCAGCTTAAGGGCTAGATGATGTCTAATTGTCATAAAGAGATACTTGATTTACTGGACGATGGCTTTAAGTCAGACCAGACCATTGTGGGTTTGTCTGATATTTATGCTCATCTGCTAGGAATCTTTGAAAAGCCTTTTTCGTCTAAGGTATTCTTGCCGTCAGACATAGAGACACTCGTAAATAATCAGCGTGTTCCTTTCAGCAGACAAGGCTTACTGAATTGGCTGAACTTCTATAAGCCATATCAAGGCTCGGATAAGTTTATAAATTTCTTGCTTAAGATCACTAAGGTAAACTCTCGTATTGTACCGTGGTATGAATCTAGTAACCCTACTAATACCTTTGACTTGACATTAGATTCCTTTCCGAAGAACTTAGATTTAAAGAAATTTATAAACTTAATTAACACATACAAGAATATAGAGGCTAGGCTTGCTTCTATGAGAACAGGGTATTGTCCTAACCGCTTTACTCTTGATGTATCTTTATTGGATTATGATATTCTATCAGATACGTCAGGCGTAGAGATTGACGGCGTTACTTATTGTTTCGGTTCTAAACGTCCACAGCAGGCATTTGTTCCAACTCCTAAGGCATACCAGTTCTTGACATCTACAATCTCAACTGAGTACCTATATTCGAATTGGGTTATTTTAGATGAGTGGATTTTTGGAGATAGGCTTATTGCTCTTATTAACCCAGACAATAACAGAGTTTCATATAAAACTTATGCCAGTAAGATAGTAAACCATAATAATCAAGATAGAACGTGGAATACAGGCGGCTGTGGTTGGTGTGTGGACAAATCATGGAACAGTCCTTATATTTCAACGGCAGGAACGGATTATAAAGCTGTTCAGTCAGATTACTTTAGAGGGCATTGGTATATGTACTATACTGATAATGGTGCATACGTTGCTCGTACTGGCTCAGAGATAAGAACATCTAGTTATAATCAATATGTAACTAATATCGCGAACAGCTTGTCTAATGTGGATAACAGAATCAGCATAACAAACGGAGCTACAGCTTTATACCCTAAATGGCAGGTTCCACAGGCTCATTCTGCAAAACACGATAACAGTTTTGTTTATTATGTCGATATAAGCAATAATAAACCGCAGGCTCATCTTGTGGTTCAGTTTAGGAACTGGAAGTCTAACGTTACAGGAAACTTGACTAAGAATGTTAAGGTGCATAACTTTACGCAAGAGGCTTCTGGTTATAGGGGTAAGGTTAAGTTAATTAGATTAACGTGGAAGACAGGCGGTCGCTGGTCTAAGAGTATAACTTGGGAATCCTCTGTCGTCAATTGTTTTACGGTCAAGAAACAATAAAATATTAGCGTCGGGTGTTATGCTTGACCAGATAAATAAATAAAAAGGATAAAATTATGGCTATGACAATGGTAAACGCGGGACACATCGCATTGGCTATCTCTGCATATCAGACAGAGTATTATTTGGCATGGGGAACAGCCCGTTCAGATACAGACATCAGTAAATGGAGGGCGGAGAATACTCCGCCAGCAGAGGATCCTGCAACGACTGATTTGCTTTTAGAGGTCGGTAGACGTATCGTAACGGATAAGGCTTATGTCAAAGAGGATAAGGAGAACGGAACTATCGAGGCAAACGATACTAAATGGGCTAGATCTGCTACTCCTACAAATCATGTCTATCTGATGTTTAAGTTTGAGGCTAAGGATGCACCTACTGCCGTTCTGCGACAGGTCGGTCTATTTACAGGCACTCAAAAGAAGGCTTCTGTTCCTGCTACAAAATACTTCCTATTGCCAGAGGATCTAGAAAATAAAGGCGCTTTATTTATGTATCAGAACATAGCTCCAATAGTAAGAAATACAGCAACGAGAGAAGTCTTTGAGTATGTTATAACTTTCTAAGGATAACAAGATGGATAAATATTATAATCAATTTGACCATAAGAAAAAATATAAAGATATAATGTTCCGTGCCTCTATGGGACTTCAGTCTACAGAGCTGAATGAGCTTCAGTCTATGCTTCGCCATGAGTTCAATACTGTAGTAAGCACTTTATATGGAGATGGTTCAGTTCTCAGGGGCGGAACAGTAACTGTTAATGACAAGAACATTCATATCTCTGATTCCACTATCTTGGCTAAGAACTGGACTCACATTATACCAGAGACTCAGTTAACGATTACAGCTAATGGAACGGAGATTATCGGTATAGCTCTAAGGGAGTCAGAGGTTACGGAGCACGAGGATGAATCTTTAAGAGATCCTGCCGTAGGTGCGCGTAACTATAAAGAACCAGGTGCAGGTCGTCTAAAGGTCGATTCTAGATTTTGCCTTGAAGGGGATAAACAAGACGGAGAACAATTCTTTCCTATTTTCACATTCAAAGATGGCGTATTCATATCCAACCAGAAGATAGCCCCAGAGCTTGAGGGCGCTAGGAATATGATTGCTCGCTATGACAATAACTCTAATGGTTCATATGTTATTTCTGGCTTGGAGATGACTTATGATTCAGATGACAACGCTACGCAGAGACATAAGTTTAATGTGTCCTCTGGCGAAGGTCACGTAGAGGGTTATGAAGTCATATTTCAATATGATAGACCATTATACCTACCGTTTAACAAAGATACGAAATCTGTAGAAGCAGAGCCGCATACATTTACAGTAGATGGTGATTATCCGTTACGCAACAACCCAATTAATCAGGTTACAAGAGTTCTCGGCGTCAAGAAAACTACGGAGAGTGTTAACCATGGTAACTTCTTGGGAGCGAAGGATAAATTAAGTAAAACTCCTGTAGTAAAGGTGATTTCTGTTAAGCAGGGTGGAAATACATATACATCTCCAGCAGACTATACTGTGAATGGTGATAGTATCGATTGGTCACCAGGAGGTCAGGAACCAGCACCAGGGTCAACTTATCAGGTCGAGTATCAATATACAACCACAGAGATTCCTGCATCTATAGATTCTACAAGAAAGAAAATAACAGTTAACGGCTTGGATGCAGGCACATTGTTCTATGTCTCATACTCATATTTTATTCCAAGAATAGACAGAATTCTCTTGACAAAGGACGGAGAGTTTAAGATCTTACAGGGAACGCCAACAGACAATAACCCTAAGGCTCCAGCTCATACAACCTTACTATCGTTAGGAACGATAAAGGTTCTGTCAGGTGCGAAGCCAGAGGTTACGTTAGATTTTTATCGTGCATTTAAAATGTCAGACATTCAGTCTTTGTTTAATGCCGTGTCGGAGATCAAATACAACGTGGCTCGCTTGGCTCTGCAAGAAAACATCCAACAGATGGAGCCATCGTCGGTTAAGAAAAACACCTTTGTAGACCCATTCTATGATAATGACCTCAGGGATATGGGTAAGATGCAAAATGCATTTATAAACCGCCAAGAGTTGAATTTACGGGTAAACTATGATGTGTCTAATATCAGCTTGGGTAAGACAATACATTTACCATTTACAGAGGCGGTTCATATAAAGAATGACTCTCAAACTAAGTCAAGAAAGATAAATGAGTTCTTGTTCCTGACTCCGCCAGACCCACAGGTTACTTTATCTCCAGACGTCTATCGTTGGGTGGCTGAGGTGACTTTCAGTCAGATTTGGACGCAGGGTAGATGGAATGGCTCATATGTTAATTCAACCCAGAGTGCAGCTAATAAAACAGTTGAGATTCCACAGATTGATATAAAGATAAAAGGCAAGGGATTTAATGCTAGTGAGGCTATAAATATTGTGTTCGACTCTAGAGCGCCTATTGTTCGTTCTGCAGGTGCAGATGGTTCGTTAGACACAACTATTCAGGTTCCAGCAGGTGTAACGTCGGGTTCGAAGTCAATTGTCATAACTGGTCAGCAGTCAGGTGCAACGACTACTCTAGTCTTTACAGCTACTCCATTGGTAGAACATAGACAGACAGTTAATGTCTGGAGACCAAGAAGAGACCCTCTGGGACAGACTTTTATTTCAAATAAGCCATTTTTCTTAACCTCGGCAGAGGTTATGGTTAAGGCATTACCAAATGACTATATAGAGATCGGTGTCTGTGAAACGACTGCAGGCGTGCCAGACCGAAACAAGATTTTGACCTTAAAGAGACTTCCAAAGGCGGACATAACTCTCAATGCTTGGACTAAGTTCTCTTTAGATGCTCCTCTTTATATAACAGAGGGTACAGAGTATGCACTCCTTGTCATAACTAATGATGCAGTGGCTGAAGTATCTGTGTCAGAGCTCGGACAGTTTGATGAGGTTAATAAGAGGTGGGTTAGTTCTCAGGCTTACGCAGATGGCGTCTTATTGAACTCATCTAACCTTTCCACTTGGTCGCCGTTGCAGAAAGAGGACTTAACCTTTCATATCAATAAAGGTATCTTTGAAGATCATAAGACATTTAAGTTTGATCAGATAACTGTAACAGATATAACAGACCTTATGTTACTGGCAGATATTGATCTGTATCCAGATACGTCCATATCTTTTGAGGCTACGTTAGTAGATCGAGCAAATGAAAAAGTAACCTTGACTCCATTTACTCCTACTTATATAACAAAATACTCTGGTAAGGTAGAGGTAGAGGCTTCCTTGAAGTCTGTTAACTTAGATTTGACTCCTGTCATTTTGCCAGATATACAGTTAGGTTATGGTAAGGTAGTAACTCCATCAACATATATCAGCCGTCAGTTCAAGACGGACGGAACAAAGATAAAGGTCTACTTGGAGACGTATGAGCCGTCTGGCGCGTCTATAAAGGTCTTTTATGAGACTACTCAAGATAATTTTGTAGAGTTGCCTAGAAAGACAAACGATGCAGTTAATCTTGGTGACGGCTGGGTAGATATGCCATACGTCATAGAGGGCGCTTCAGTAGATGCAACGAGAATTAAAATCGTGATGGAGACAACGGATTCTAACTTAAGACCACGGGCTAAGAACCTCAGGTCATATGTATTGGCGTAGAAAGGCTAACAAATGGGTAATACAACTAAGACTCCTAGAGGTATTGATAAGATCGATGATCCTAATGAAATCCTAGAGGAGTCTAGAGTAAAGATCTCAGAAAACTTTGTTAAGATATCTAACGACTTAGACGAGGCTAGTTCAACGTTGACAGAAGCCTTGAAAAAGAACAGGCAGAATATTGCAGCTGTTATAGAGGACATAAACCAGACTCTGTCTAACACTACAACGGACCTTTCCTCTAAGATGACAGCACTTCAGGCGTCTGTAACGCAGCAGCTTGAGGCGGCTAAGACTAACTTAGATAAAGCCTTAGCAGACTCCAAAACTAATTTGTCTCAAACTATGGAGAAAGCACTTCGTAATGATAGACGAAATGCACAGAAGGTCTGGGGCGGTGTCCTAGATACCACGACAATAGATTTATCCTTGGCAGATAACTTTAATGTTCAGCTTAATAATACAGGAACTTTAACTTTTGCTAATGGCGTATCGGGTCAGACAGGTGTCCTTGTCCTTACTAATGCTAATAAGATAACAGGGTACGCTCCAAACATTAAGTGGAGAACTGTTCCGTCACAGCTTAATCAGATGGAAACTTTTGCTTATTTTTATTGGAATGATGATTACATTTCTATAGGAAGGGCATAGGTCTATGAGTTTCTTGATCGGTTGCGGCGGCTTTACAAAGGACGATTACTTTCAGTATGTCTTTGATGGGTTCAAAGAATATACTAATGAAGACGTAGAGAGTATGAGAGCCTTTAACCAGAAGTTTCACACAGATGTATCCTATTACCGAGCCTTTCATACAAGGTCTAATAATACAGGTAACTGGGGCAGAACAGATGACAGGCTCGGTGGCTATAACGGTCAAAACGGACCTTTACAAGGTCAGACAAAATACGTAGAGTTCAAGATCTGTAATTTTGGAGATCAGAATGTGATTCTTGTCTGGGCGGACGGGTCAGAGCTTCAGTTGGTTAAAGGTCAGGTTCACCATCGAATATCAGGACCAAGATTGGCATGGCACTATTCTGGTTCTGCTCAGTTTAGGCTTTATGTGAAAGATTAATAAAAGAGGAGCATTAGATGCCATCAACTAAAACACCAAATGGTATATTTTTAATAGATGACCCAACAGAAGAGATAGAGGAATCCAGAAAAGGTATTTCGTCTAATTTTAATATTATATCGCAGTCTTTGGATAAGGTTAATAAGGCTGAGGAGAAATTCGATGCTTTTAAGAAAGAGCAGGACAAGTCTTTTAAGGATTTAAAGACGCAGCAAGACGAAGCGATTAAGGCTCTGAAAGAAGGTCAGACTAAGGTATTAACAGATTTTGTAACAGAACAAAAGAAGTCCTTAGATGAACTTAAAACAAACTTAAACAAAAAGTTTGATACTCTTAAAGAAAACTTAACTGATACAACGAACACTTTAATAGACAATAAGATTCATAAATATGGATTAGGTGATACTGGCTCTCAGCCTCTGTCAAACCTTGATGATATGACTACTCCTCAGGGTTTCTATAAGACTGTAGAGAATACAACCACAGGCACTTTCCCTGTTCACTGGGGCGGAAAGGCGAAACACGCCAACGTAGTAGTTGAACGTTTGGATCAAAATTGGATCAAGCAAACTATTACAGAGATTAGTGAGGACGGTACTCCTTTAATTTATTACAGAACAAATAAGCATTCAAACAATACGTGGCATCCATGGGTGTTCTTGATGAATGAAACTAATGCTTACAACACAGGCTGGAGTAACAAGTCAAGGATAGTAGAGGCGTCTGGTCTTGAGGTGGATTTAGTTCCAGCAGATAACTTTATTATTACTGTTCCAAGTAACGGGGTCGTTTCGTTCAAGAACGTTAAGACTGGGCAGTCAGGCGTCTTGATTATGAAAGATGCTAATAAGATAACAGGTTGGGCAGCAAACGTTAAATGGCGTAAGGTTCCTACTAATCTACAGCAGACAGAAATCTTTGCTTATTTTGTTTCTACAGATAATAATGTCTATATGGGAAGGGCTTAGGTAGATGAACAGATTTATGTTAGGCTGTGGTGGTGCTTCTTTATATAATAGTGGGGATGTAATTTACAGTAACCCTGACGTCGATGAAAATCAAGATGATAATGGGGTTACAGATAAAGTATACAATCTTTGTAAGTGGGATGATTCTTTAACGTCTTGCACTTTTTCAGTCTTATTTACATCTCAAATGGGGGGGGTCGCGTATTATGATGTACGATTTAAGAGACCTTAGCATTAAACCTAATGTGGATATGGGAGATAAGCGCATAACAGAATCCTATGGAATCTTATTTAAAAATGGAGATATGTTAGCATTTAAATCAAGTTATGAAGCAGAAGATTGGGCTACAGGTATGACAATTTATGGGTCATTTATCCCTACAAAGGTAACAATATTATGAATAGATTTATGGTCGGTTGCTCAGAATCTGAATTGTATGCAAGCGGCAGTGTCTTGGGAAGTAATCTAATAGTTGAGTCTGGTAGCACTGCAAATGTTTGTGAATGGGACGACAGTTTGCTGGGTAAAACAATCAGAGCTGTTTGTGATGGTCATAATTTTGACTTTACTTTTAATGGTGATACTGGTAAGATGCAAAAGTCTATACCAGAAGGTCACGGTAATGTAACATACATAATAGTTCGTTTCTTTAAAAATGGTGGTTCTTTTGCGGTAACTTGTTACTCTTACTACCATGTGTTTGACTTTCAGCATGGATACGAAGATGATATTCCTATCCCTGCTTCTATTTCTCAAATCATAATCTTGTAAGGTATAGTAAAATATGAACAGATTTATGTTAGGCTGTAGTGAATCAGAATTATATTCACAAGGTTCCTCTTTGATTGGGGGGGGCAGTTTCTGTAGGTTATGAACAATCTGCTAATCTCTGTTTGTGGGATGACAGCTTATTGGGTAAAACCATCAGGGCTTCTTTTACTGTTCCGAATAAAACTTCTTTTAACATTGATTTTAATTTTAACGGAGACACAGGTTTAATAAGCAGAAACATAGATTGGGGTAAAACTATAAAATTTAATACTCGATTCTTTAGAAACGGGTATTATTTATCTGTTTACTGTAGAGTTTATATAACCCGTCATGGACATATTACTGGGTTGCCTGTTGTTATAACAAGCTTAGTAATTTTATAATTTAATTTTTATAGAAATCTCGTTTATAATCTTTTGTTATAAACCTAATTCACAAGGAGAAAATATGAAACTTTACAATGTTAAGACAAAACAAGAGGAGTACGTAGATTACGTTCAAGATGAGAACGGTATCCTATACACACAGTTCCTTTCTAAAGCAGATCTAAAGAAGAGAGGCTATCTCTTAATAGAGGAAGAGGCTGCTCCAACAGATATAAGTGAGTTTAATAGGGTCGAATCAAAAGTAGAGGTAAAAAACGATGTTTGTTATAAGACTTACAAGATTGTTCCTAAAGACTTACCAGAGCTTACAGACTCTTTTAAGAAAAAGGTTCAGTCCTTGCTTAATAATGCAGCAAGGAAGAGTGGCTTCGAGGACATCGTTTCTGCTTGCTCCTATGCTGGTTACGATAACCCTTTTAGAAAAGAGGGTGAGGCTTTCGGCGTCTGGCGTGCCAATGTCTGGCGATGGGGTTATGCTTTGTTAGAAGATATAAAGACAGGTAAGCACAAGATGCCAACCAGCTTTGAGGAGCTTTTACCAGAGATGCCTAAGTTGAAATTGGTTGCTTTGGAAGGAGCATAATTATGAATTCAATTACAGCATTCTTTGCTTGGCTCGCATTTAAGATCGGAATCAGACGAATAGCAGATAAAAACAAGGAAACTACAGACCCAGAGCTCAGACTTCAGAGACCAACGTTACAGCCATATGACAAAGACCAATTTAGAAACGCGGTAGAGTATACTTACAAAGATGTAACCGTACCAGTAGGATACTTAACAAACGGAGCTAACATCCCAAGACCATTTTGGTCTCTGTTTCCGCCTAATAGACCAGAGTACCTATCCGCTGCTTTAGTCCATGACTTTATGTATGATGAGAAGCAGTATAAGAAAGGTGATATGTATTTTAAGGAGATGCTAACCACTCTAGGTTGCTCTCGTTTGAAGATCAATTTATTTTATATAGCTGTAAGGTTATATTCAAGGATAAAATTCGGAGCTAAATAAATGTTAAGAATTCTGTTATCATTTTTCTCTACAAGTAAAGGCTTAATCATAGCAGCTATAATCCTAGCTGCTATCATCGCACAATACGAAGTTAGACTTCATATTAAGAACAACGAAATCACAGAGCTTCAGACAACCATAGATAAGCAGAAAGATGTCATTTCGAAGTATGAGCTGACTTCAAAGCTCTTAGAAACTAATATTTCAGCTTGTCATGACCAGATTGATAAGATTGGCAAAGAGCTAGAGGCACAGAAGATCCAACCTACAGATGTTATTAAGACTGTAGAGAAAGTCAAGACTATAACCGAGCAGATAGAGAGTCCTATAAACGAGTCTTGTCAAGAGAAGCTTCGTTATTATGAAGATTTATTTCAAGGAGCATCAAATGTTCGTTAGATTCTGGATCGTTGCTCTATGCGCTTTATTTTGCTTTACAGGGTGCAACAATAAACCTGAGCCGCAGGCTCCAACTGTCATAACAAAATACAAAGAGGTTCCAGTGCCTGTCAGGTGTCAGGTCGAGATGCCAGTGAAGCCAGTTTATAACAGAAATAAGCCAAAGACTGCAAAGGCATTAACAGAGTATTATTTGATTTGCGAGGATCTTTTGAAGAAATGTCTAGGGGTAGATAAAAAGGAGAACAGGAAATGAAAAACTTAAGCAGCAAGATAATAGCTCTCTGCTTGGTGCTAGCAATAATTGCCTTTAGCTTTAGTTTCTATGGCGTCTATACTAAATTAGCTTTAATGGAGCAAGAGCGTGAGGGTTATAAAGTAGCTATAGCAGAATATAATGCTACTGTAGAGGATTTGAAGCAGCAGTTAATAAAGGTAGTCAATATTGCTAATAAGAATGCAGAGGTGGCTGTTAAGCCCGTTCCCGACAAAGAGAAATCGAAGCAAGTAGTAAAAGTAAAGATAAAGAAAGAGGGTCAAAATGAAATCGCTAGCAGAAGTAACTATGATTTTAACCTTACTGGTGAGCTTGATCGGGTGTGGGAAGACACCATCGGCTCAAAACAGCAGTAGAGTTTATACTGGTTCGGCAGAGAAGCAAACTATTTCTTGTGATCCTATTAGTGTCAAGGGTTATTACCCTAAAGAGTTAGATAAACCAGACTTTTCGTCGCAGGAAGCCATTATAGCAAGTTACCAAACTATTTTGGACGTTTATAAAGTTAATTCAAACAGGCTAATTGGGCTAATTGAGAAAGTCAAGAAACAGAACCAGTGCCTAAGAAACTATAAATAGAAGAGAGACAAAATTATGGGTGAGACTGCTGTCGGTATTCCATCTGATCCTAGTTCGGTCGGATCCGTTATTAACACTGCGGTAACCTCTGCGAAGAGCTTTGAGACTCTAGGCATAACTGGCGTATTATTTTTACTGGTCTTGGCATTGGGCTGTATGCTGGTCTTTAAGCTTAAGAACGATACTAAGCTAGCTAATTTAGCTACTCAGCTTGCAAACTTAACAGCAGCTACTAACAGCTCTACAGAGTTGCATAAAGAGATTAATAGCTCTAATATGAAACTCATAGAGCATCATTTAGAAAGCCTGAAACAGTCTTTGGATAAACTTGAAGGCTATATCTTGAATATGAGAGGGAATGGTAACCGTTAGTATCGGTTACTGTTTCGAGGAGTCCGTGATGAACACAACTGAATTTTTACAAGCTTTACACCTAGTCGGAATAACTATAATTGCTGTCTTAGCCGTTTATTCATATTACCTGTCTTGGAAGATCAATCATTTAAAGTATGAGTTGGCTAACAAAGAGGCAGAGTTAAATCTGCGTAAGTCGGAGCAGCATGTAGCAGAGGCAAAGATAGAGCTTTGGCACTCTCGTATAAGAGAGTTGGCTTTTATATTAGCGAATAAGATAGCTCTCAATGACGAGATAACAGTCGTTGAGCAGTCTGCTTAATAAAACACAAAGGATCTAATATGAAACTAGAGATCACAAGATTTAAAGAGATTGCAGACCGCACCTTAGGCAGTTTCACTCTCACAGACCTAGACGGAACAGTCGTCCTAAAAGGCTTCACTTGCGAGCCAGCTGGACCAGATACAACCGAGTCAGGTAAAGACAGACGTATTCCACAAGGCGAGTACAATATGTCATGGCATAACAGCCCGCGCTTCAATAAGGTACTTCCATTAGTAACTAATGCACAGGTGCCAGCTTCTCGCTGCATCCTGATTCATTCTGGTAACACAGGAGCGCATACAGAGGGCTGCATCTTACTTGGCAGTAAATACGATGACAGCGGTGTGCAGAACTCCAGAGATACAGTTAATAAGTTCATAGCATTAGTCAAGGATAAATACGTCCAGATTATAATCAAAAATGCAATTTTAGCAGGATGATGTCATGAGTTTGAAAATGAAAATATTTGCAAGTCTAAATCACAAATCAGATATAGACCCAGACTTCAGAGAACAGCAGAGGTCTCTCCCAGTAACTATATACAAAGAGTTGAACGAGTGGGTTACGATAAAGTCAATCCCTAAGAATAACGGAGAGTCATTTTACTTTATGGAACGTAAGGGCGTAGATTCCGTAGCGTTCATTCTTGTGAATAACAATCGTCCAGACTGTGTAGGACTCTTAACACAATACAGAGGTTCATATGGTGAGTTCCTGTTAGGAGCATATACAGGAAGCCTTGATAAGCCAGAGTTAGACCTAGCTCACATCGTCTTAGAGGAAGTTAAGGAAGAGGCAGGCTTTTCTATTCCAGAAGATGACATAGACAGGCGCATCTTGTTTATTTCCAAAGAGATAACAGGCTCTATGACTAATGAGAGAGTTAACCTATATGTAGTAGACGTTACAGGGCTAGAGCAAGAGAAGCTAGAGCCTGAGTCGGTCTTTGAGGAGAACTGCGAGAACGTCTGGTTGACTCCAGAGGAAGCCTTGTCAAATGCACAGGACTGGAAAGCAAAACTCATACTATTAACTATTTAGATTCCTGTTCCAGATGAGCCTATTACAGGCTCATCTTATCAATAAAGGATAAATTTTGGATATGATCAATATAACAACATCAACAGGCGCTGAGTATTTAATGAATCTTAGTTTCTTTCAAGGCGTACGTATACAAGAGTCTGCTTTTAATGAAGGGCATGCTGTAATAACTTATATTTTCAATAACTTTACTGTCGAGGATGAGTTCGATACACAAGACCTGCCTTTAGGCGTTATTTCATCGTGTATTTTAGATAAAATAAACAGAGAAGCTTCTTGTAAGGCGGTTAGTGCAGAGGCAGTAGTTTATGGTCTTAAGAAAGAGCTTAAGGCTGAAGAGCAATTTGAAGTCGATGAATAACACATACATAAAGCCTACAACTAAATTAAAGGAATTTCAAAAACAAGGCGTTAAGTTCTTGCTCCAGCACAAGCAGGCAGTCTTGGGCGATGCCGTCGGTTTAGGTAAGACCTTACAGCTCTTGACTACATACTCTTATTTCAAGACTATGTATCCAGCTTCAAAGTTAATATTCTTGACGAACAAAACAGTCGTTAAACAGGCGGCTCAGGAGGTCGATAAGTTCTTTGTGGGTCTAAATGTCTTAACGGTCTATGAAAACTCCAAAGAGGAGCGTCAGGCTGCCTTTAATCGTTTCCTGTCAAAAGACGTAGATATCTTGATAACAAACTATCAGGCATTGAAGCAGGATCTGGCTCTGCCGTCCTCTATAACTATTCCTCTTAGTAACTGTCAGTTGAGTCCAGTGTTTCCAGAAGATCAAACTTCTATAACATCTACATATTCATCCTTGACTTTATCTAGAGGTGTATTGCAGTTCAAGCTGAACTTGACAAAATTCTTAAAGAGGTATAAGAACGTTACACAGGCAGATGATATTATAAGGTTCAATACAACAGATAACAAGTCTGTTTATATTCGAATGGTATATCGTAAGGCTCCAGACGGTTGCCTAGAGTTTACAGTCTTAAGCTCAGAAGGTAATTGGCAGCATAGGCATGAGTTGGGTAAGCTATCCAGAGACTTTACTCAATTTTTTAAGAGTTCCATAGATAATCCTAACAGGTTAATAACTGTCTTTGATGAAGCAGTTGCCTTAAAGAACCCAGAGTCGCAGATACATCAGTTCGGCTCTTGGTTATCATCTATATCGCATAAGGTCATAGCGGTAACGGCGACCATAACTAAAGGTCAGCTAGAGGAAGCATATAATATCTTAAAGTGCATAGGTATTAATCTAACAAACAGCTATAAGCAGTTTGCAGATAATTTCTGCATATTCAAGAAGTCTCACTTTAAGGTTAACGGTCGGCAGATAACTGTCCTGACTGGATATAAGAACATACAGCAGTTCTGTGTATTAGTAAAGCCGCACTTTATAGGTAGAGCTAAGAAGGACGTAGCTCCAGAGTTGCCAGCGTTCACAATTAAGAGATATGTAGTCAAGGAGACAGCATTTACTCATGACGCTATATCGTCAATCTACACAGATGCCGTATATAACAAAGTTCCGCCTAATTTGGGTAGAATTCGTATAGCCTTGACTACTCCGTCCTTGATCTGCGATCGGATTCCGAAGGACCATTTTTCTGCTAAGGTTGAAGAGCTTATACGGTTACTGAACGAAGATTTCATAGACGAGAAGGTGATAGTGTACCTAGACTATAAGTCACCTATTGATTATTTAGCTGAACACCTACCGCAGCACCTACCAGACGCTTATAAGCGCATCCTAAAGATAACAGGTGATACTACAGACAGGCAGTCGGTCTTGAACCTCTTTAATACTTCGTCGAAGCACAACTTATTGTTTATTAACTCAGCAGCGAAAGAGGGAGTTAACCTACAGGCGGCAGGTCATCTCATATTCTTGACTTTACCATACCGAGCAGGAGATTATGTTCAGATCGCAGGACGTATATCACGCATAGGCACAGAGCATCAGTCGTTGGTCATACACAACATCGTTCAAGAGGATTCATCAGACACAGATTGTGAGTCCATTATACAGGTCGGTTTGAAGCTCATGAAGCAGATAGCAGCTTCATCTGTAGATGAGGGGCTGGAACAGCCAGAGCTATTAGACAGCAGGTTCCAGTCAGATGATAACCCAGAGGTTATGCTCCTGTCCTCTTTTAAGTCAAGGGCTAGACGTTACATCAAACAAGATTTAGAGTTATAAAGAGTCAAGAAAACAGATAACTTCGAACAGAGGCTCTTATTTTGCTTTACAGAGCCTTTAAACTAACTCACTTAACTTTTTATTATAACGGCATAAGAAAGGATTAGAATATGACCCCAATATCTCAAGAAGATAAAGTTTGTCCTATCTGTAACGGCACGAAGTTCATATTAGACCCAGATGGCAGTGTCAAGAAGTGCCGTTGCCAGTTGAAGGCAGAGATTAGATCATATCTGCCAGAGTTCTTGTCAAAATACAAAATAAGTAAGACTTTCGATTACAGCAAGTTCAAGGGTAAGAACTTATATATCTGGTCAGAGATCTCTTTCTTTGCATCCTTTGTCAACACTTACTTGACATTCGCGTATTTCAAGGATAATAAACCCAGTTATGAAATCTTAACGGCGTCTGGCTTGACGGAGCATTTCTTTATGAACGACTCAGAGTCGGTTTCTCTTATGAATAGCTGCTATAGTTCGGATATCTTATTTTTGTTAATCTATGCTGGCTATAACAATAAGTTCACATCACAGACGGTCTTTGATATTATAAAGACCAGAATGTTATACAATCGTCCAACTATTGTATTTATAGACAAGACGCAGTTCTCAGAGGCAGAGTTAAGAAACCGAATCGGAGATGATGCCTACAACACTATTATGAAAAATTTTACAAAAGTGGGTCAATAATAAAATGTACGCCAAGAAGATTCTAAATACAATCATAAGAAACAATGACAGCACAGCATTCTTAACCATCAGAGATAGAGATAGCTTCGTATTCCCAGAGAAAGAGGATCAGGCTCTATATGATTTCTTGTATAGCAGCTTTCAGAAGCATAACCACGTTCCGTCTATGGAATTCTTGGAGGACTTCTTTGCTCTTGAAAAGAACAACCCAGCGTATAAGTCCTATGAATCGTTGAAGGATGTAGATGCTGGCGTAACGGATAACCTAGAGGCGCTCATAGAGACGCAGCTGAACTATACGGTCAAGCAGAGGATGCTTGAGACGCAAGAAGATTACGAGACTAAGCTCAAGATGGCTAATACGTCAGAGGTTAAGCAGATAACGTATAATTTCCAGACGGATATGTCTATTCTGTCACAAGTCCTAGAGTCAGAGGCTCATAAGAGAGGATTGCTCTATGGAGAGGAAGCTCGGGATAAGTTCATTAAGAAATATCAAGAGCGAGAGGAATCAGACAGAGGATACTATATAGGCAAGATGGGCTTTGAGTCTATAGACAACACCATCGGGGGTATTCATAGTGTAGACTTAATAAACATCGGTGGTTTCACGAATCAGGGTAAGTCTCCATTTTTGCGTCAGGTCTGTTATAACCTTATTCTGCAAGGGTTGAACTGTGTATTTGTCAGCCTAGAGATGGACTATGACAGCATAGAGTCATCATTCTATACTTTGCATGCTAATAACTATACGGTTCATGGCTTCTCAAAGCCTAAGATAACTTTGAAGAAGATCAGAGAGAATTTACTCACAGATCAGGATAAGGACTATTTATTTAACACGGTAGTTCCTGACTTTACGATGAATGAGAGCTATGGTAACTTATACATATTACAGCCAGAGGCAGAGTTCTGTATGGATGATCTGTTTATGGAGGTCACGAGGGTGCACCAGACTATGTTCCCAGTGGATGTCTTGGTCGTCGATTACGCTATTCCGCTTATCAAGCCAAAGAAAAAAGGTCGATCTTTCTCAGACGATGATTATAACTCCGCGCATAGATCACTTCGTTTATTCGGCTTGACCTTTAATCAAGGTAAGGGCTTAGCGATCTTGAATGCTTGGCAGGCTAACCGTCAGGGGTATGAAGAGGCAGTTTCTAAGAAAAACAAGGAACATTTCTATAAGTTAACAGCCATAGGGCAGTATAACGCTATAGAGAAAGACTCAACCCATGTATTCTCTATACTTCAGACCCCAGAGCTTCAAGCAGAGGGCTTGGCTCAGATACAGCATCTAAAATCTAGAGAGTCTAAGCTGGCTCCCATCATAAAGGTTCAGTTTGACGGGGCGTCAGGCTATTTAAGAGAGACGGCACAGCAAGACATCAGTGATGATGAGCTGGCTGGCGTCATAGAAGAGCTAGAGCTCGATTAACTTCACACAGAGAGGAAACTAAAATTATGAATTTATCTACAGTCTTAACAAGAGTTTGCTTTGACTTTAACCAGCCGTTCTTGGCATACAAAGAAGACAGCATTGTCATGTCAAATAACAAGCATGTCATAAACATTCGTCTGGATGTCTTGAGTGTTCCTAGTGCAGACGGCACAGAGCCAGATCACGAATTGGTTCATCCTATGCATATAGAGATTCAAGGCTTGCCTGAATTCTGGGATGTTAATGCTCCGCTTTTATTCATTCCATTCTCAGATGCATTGATGTATGTGCATTTTCAAGGAACTAAGATCATTTACTCAGAGACTAGGCTTCTGGCTCAGGCCATTGAGTTTGTCAAAGAGCGAGATCGTCAATCCTTGAAGGTCTATACTCCAGAGGCAGACGTAACTACAGAGGTCGAAGCATAGATATGGAGACAATAAACACAGACTTCTCTGCTCTGTTTCCATTTGCGGAACAGGAAGACTTCGTAGAGTATCAAGGTAACCTATACTACATAGGAGACAAGACTCCAGAGGAAGCTCAGAGGCAGTATGATATAACCTTAGAGCTTGATGAGATGGAGACTACTCCATATATCAACTCTAGACGTAACGTAGGTGCGTCTAGAATCAAATCTCAGCCTTATAGCCTAGAACTGACCAATGAGGAGATAAGTAATCAACAGTTTTCGTTAGACGGCGTCAGAATCTTGAAGGATGACGGTATCTTGCCAGACTCAGATTATATCGTCTTGAAGCGATTGAAGCATATTCCGTCGGATTACCCTGAGAATAAACCTCCGCATGTATTATGGGACGAAGCAACTAAGGCTTATTACCTGATGTCTAACACAGATATGTCTATAGACGTAGAGCCCGTAGTCGTGCCAGCAGACTATCATGTCATCTCATCTGACATCTCTGCGCAAGAGCCAATGTGCAGCACTCTCGTTACACGCGAACCAGGTTGGGCAGATGTCTTTACATTAAAGAACTTTCGTTACGACCCTACGAACCTCCAGATGCTTGATATAATCTGCGAAGAGTACCTACGGTTGCCTCACAAGGATCCAATTTATATAAACTTCATTCATGACACCTATACTCATGACAGAACAGACATCATCAGGTTAAACCTCTTGGTGGCTAAGATGAAGTTGAACCCTACAGAAGAGAACAAGCAGGCGCTCAAGACGCATATATGTCTTATCTGTGATAAGTTTGAGGCTTATAGGAAGCAACATCAGAAAGAAAACAGCTGATTTTCATTACAGACAGGTTGAATTACAATGATTTCCAGTCTATTAGGGCACATAACAAATTTCAAAGGATTTCAAATGTTTAAAGTTCAAAATCAGCAAGAGGTTCATTACTGGGACTTCGATGTAGACTTCTATATCAACGGTGAGTTCACTCGCGTTAATTTAACAGATAGAGAAGAGTTCGAGTCTATTAACATCCATAAGTTGGTAACTCTCATTATGAAGCAGGTAAATCATATAGCCACTTCTTTTGATGAAGATAAGGCTCTTATTAATTTAGTCTCAGATGACGATGAGGTTATTTTGAACCTAGAGTTCAACATTCTAGAAAACCTTGAATTCTTAAAGTCTTTGGGCTTTGTTGAATCAGAAAATATCTGGAGGTCAACAGGCAAGAACCCTACTCTTGTCTTAGAAGAAGGATGTGTGTTTAATAACTTGCCAGCGCTCCTAGAGCATTTTATTACAGAGCGCAAATAAAGTATATAAAGGATAACACAGATAATGAGGATAGAGGTAGATCTATACATAGACGTAGACGGCGTCTTAAACATACACAGCGATTCGTATAGAACTTATGATAATTGCTGGTCTAGATTCTTTCCATTCTTTGGTCGGATGGAGGGGCATTTAGTCCGCCGTCTGAGTTACCTCTGCTCCAAACTGAATCTAGCTAATTTATACCTAATATCCAACTGGAACCTAAACGATGCTAAGGAAGAGTTAAGTCGTCTAGGCTTTTCCTATACTAATAAACTAACTAGACCTAAGAGGTTCCCCAATGTAACAGCAGATAAGAGATCTATTATTGTCAGAGAGAACACTCCTGCAGAGTCACGTAGAGTTGCTATTGTTATAGATGATGCTCCATATAAGGATTGGGTAGATTCTGCACAGGCATATAAAATCACTACAGACATAGCAGAAGGCTTGACGGATAGAGATATAAAGTTTATCCTAGATAGAGTCGAGTCAATTTCTAAATAAACAAAATAAATTCAAAATCCATTACAAACTGCAGTAAATTCAACGAAGTTTAAGCTGTCTTTTGCTATAATTCTTTCTGTTTAAAGAGGTTTACAAGCCTAAAGAACAAAACCCTTAAAAGGATTAAAATGTTACTTTTCGCAACTAAACCTACTTTAGCAAGAGAAAAAGTCGTGGCAGAGGCAGTTGAACGATTCTATAAGATTTCGGCTAAAGATTATCCGAACGTCTGTAGGTTTCTTTCCTACGCTGCTCTTAAAGCCTTAAATTCTGACAATTTTGACAAAGGCAGGAACAAGAATATGTCAATTTCGTACAATCTTTCAAAGCAGATCAGTTTCTTAGACGCAGCTATAAAGGAAGTCTTAACAAAGACCAAGAACTATCAGGGTATCCCTCTTATCACATTTGTAGATAAAGATACTGACTTCACTGGCATGGTTATGAACCTATCAAAGAAGTATCTTAGCTTTTACAAGTCAGACGAGGACAGGTATGATATCCTCGTTGCAGCATTTGAGGAGATTTTCTTAGGTCGACCTAACAAGATGCTCACAGATTTCGATGGTGAGTATCAGGGCAAGCCAGTAGCCATCGAAGGCATCATAAAGATGATCTTGGGTCAGGCTATCATCAGAGCTAGTCAGAATAAGACAGACTACTATAAGAGACTTCAGACTATTCACCCATACGAAGACGAGACTGATGATGACGCATTCGACAGGGCGGTTGAGAAGAAGCTTGATAAGTTTTCGGCAGATGATGAGATCCTCTGGGAGCAAATCAAGAGGGATGTCAATAAGAAATTTGATAAATTCTTTGCTAGATCCCCAGAGCCAGATAGAGCAGGTAAGGTCTTGGATATGCTTCTGTTAGGATACAGTCAGACAGAGATTGCAAATAAATTTGGTATCTCTAACACCAGAGTCGGTGATCTGATTAAGAAGATGAAAGAGGCTATAAAAGAGGTTGCAGAGGACTACGACCGCAAAGGCGATAGCGTTCTGCTTAAAGAGTTTATGAGGGCGACTAAATAACTAAATAAGCCCAGATGAAAAATCTGTTAATTTTTGGCAGATTTTTCTAGAAGCTAGTTAAATTACAAAAGCTGGTTTCTATTATATCACCAGAAAGTTTGAGAAATGATTTCTTAAACTTGAGTTCTTTAAAATTACAAAATGTTAGACTTGCTAAGGCAGCTGACGAAGTTTCGGTTCGCGGGTTGAACTCCCGCAATGGTGCACTAGGGCAGCTTCATATCTCCACAGCGCAAACGGGGATATAAAAAGTGTGTCAATAGCCACGCAGAGAAGCATAGTGAGCGACTATGCAGTCAGGCTGAATATGGTAGCTTGATTCTGAAACAAGCAAGGTCGGTGGCTTAAGTTAAAACAGACAGATATCTGCAGTAGGCTGTCTACTTAAGCATAGGTGGAGACAAGCGTGCGGCTGTCTTATCAAGTCTAACAATTAAATAGGAAGCAGATAATGTTTCTGTGTGACGTATGAGCGAGTACGCCATAGTGGTTTCATGTGTTCGGTCTTTGCAGCATAAACCCGCATACGTCACTCAGAAGCATTCTTTTTGCTTCTACGACTTTTCTTGCGTTCTGGTTTGATGTCTTTTCGTCAAACCAGATCTTATAAGATCAAGAAAGTTGAATAAAGATCATTTGAACTACATCAGCTAGGTGACATTCTGGTGTAGTTGGGACTCTTATACACTTACTATGTCACAGGTGTGTATAGAACTCATAAAAGAGTTTGACAAGAGGCAACAGGTAGCGATAGCATAAGTAAGCAGCCCAGCAGCGGTGTTAGCAGATTATGAGGGGTCTGATTAAAATGGTCTTTATTCAACTTTTTGTAAATAAGTTAAGTTGACGTCATAGTTGTAATGAAAACCATTTTCAAAGCAACTATGACAACTCGATGTCTGATAGAGTCTAATTGAGATCAGAGAAGTGTGAATAATTGATGGCAGATAATTCAGAAAATATAACTATATCTCACAAAATAGAACTGAAACCTAATAACAAAGCTAAAACTCACTTTAAAAAGGCTTTTGGTTGTGCTAGACTAGCATATAATTGGGGCTTATCCAAATGGCAAAACTTGTAGTAACTGTGGTAACATAAAGAAAGAGTTAACATTAGCAGACAGAACATATATCTGTCCTAAGTGTGGTCTAACTATAGACAGAGACTACAATGCTAGTTTAAATTTACTTTCACAACTAAGTAAACATATAGGGCAAGTTCTGCCCGAATTTACGCTTGCGGACTTGACGGCTCTGTTAGAAGATTTAGCAATAAATCAAATAACAACCAGCAAGGTTGAAACAGGAATACAACAGAAATTACGTTAATCGTAATTTCATAAGTTTGTAAGAACGAAGATATGCACTGAGATCGGTTAACTTATCTGCCTTAGAGACTCTACTCTAAACTTCTTAAAAATTTTCTCTTATATCTATTGAAATCCATTACACACTAGGCTATTATGTCCTAGAAACAAATTCAAAATAAGGGGTCAGTTATGAAATACACAAACATCCGAAACGGTCTTAGAGAGTTGGATGAAGGAATCAAGGAGAAACTTACTGAAATAAAGAACTCATCCTCAAGAGATGCAGAGATTATGGAGTTAAACCGTAAGCTTTCCCATTTTGATGAGTTCAGCAATGTATTTTACTCTGAGGCTGGTGACAGCATTTATATGCACTACACTTACAGAGATGATGAAGGCTTGAATATAGAAACCCTAGCGCTTCCAGTTTGGTTCGTAGAGGACTTCGATAACCATATGGCTGCTCTTGGTTAAGAACAGCCATAATAAACAAAGGATAAAATTATGAACACAGTTAATCAGTTCCATGAGGCTCATAGGCTCTTGATGCAGGATTTAAAAAGAAGGTTGCGTATTTTATCAAACCTAGAGAAAACTCGGGTATTATACCATAACGGCAACCTTGTAAAAGCTGAACTTCGTGATATACTTCATGTGAACGAGGCGGATATCTTTTTCTTAGCGCCATATGGTAAAGAGAGTATTTATGTCTATTGGCTAGACAACGATCGAGATCTTTATGGCATATCCTTATCAGCTTTGTTCTTTGAAGACTTTGATAAATACTATGCAAACTACTCGGCAGAGGTCAAGGCTTATAATAAGAAAGAGGAAGATAAGTACAACCATTTCTTAGCAGCTCAGGAGAACAGTAAGAAACCAGAGAATGCAGATGAGTTGGCAGAATACAAAAGGCTTAGGGAGAAGTATGGGGACTTGCCTCTATAAGCATAGACTATGAAACAAGAAAACAAAACATCAATCTTAGACGTCATAGACGACATTAACAAAAAGATGTACATCCCTGATATCTTGGCTCAGGAGCGAGGGGATAAGATTCCTGCTTATGACTTCAATACAAGCTGTGTGGCTCATACAGACAACTCGCCATCGATGCGGGTCTATATCGAACCACACAGGGGCTGTTATTGCTTCAGTTGTGGTAAGTCTTTTACTCCGTATAAGGTCATGCAGCATTTGACAGGATTATCAGCCAGAGATATCATACAGAGATTTGTAGATAATTACGGATATGTAATCCCGTCAGAGTTCTCAGCAGACAATAGCTTCAAGATAGACAACCACAGGGTTGCTACTCGCGTTAAGCAGATAAGAAAGTATCTTAATCCTAAGACTATTACAATTCTGAATCAGTCCTTGACGGCAGACTTCAAGAATGGTAATACAAAATACCTTGATAGATTATACGATATGATAATCGCCAAGTTTGAGGCAGATCATATTTAATCAGTCATTGATTTTCAGTTATATACATAAATAAACAAAAGGATAATGTTATGAATTTATTGGATAAAATAAGCTTGCTTTGGAACTTCTTAACAGAAGACTATCAGGCGCAAGAGTTGAACTATGAAATTGTAGTAGACCCTAAGAGCAAGGATATTAATCATTTCCCCTTTATGCTCGTTCAAGACAAAGCAAAGGTAATAGATGAATTTCTGTTTGAAGAGGGTGATACTGAGGCTTTGGCTTTGGATGCTAATATTACCGTTGAGCTCTTTGATTTTATCTGTGATGTGGATTTAGGTTATATGAGGATAAATGCAGCGACGGAATCTCATTTAGAGAGAGCTGCAGGAATTCACATAGAGCTCATAGAGGACAGTGGCAACACTAAGAGGCATATACTTACAGCTGTCGTTCCTACTAAAGTAATGAACGTAACGTTAGATATCTATGCAATGGATGCAGGAATTCTTGACAGATTAGACGAGTTCTTAGGCTTAGGTAAGTTCCTTAAGGCTACTTATCAGTTGCAGAGGAACTATATAGGTGCACCTATAAAGAAAGGCTCTCGTAGAGTCCTATAATTTAACACAGAAACTAAAGGAGAAATTATGATAATTAAAAACGATATTCAGGTGGGAGAGTATAAGGTTATCCTAGACGCAGCTATGAATAAGCTGATCGTTAATAAAGACGCATTGGTAGAGCCAAAGGTCTTTGAGCCTTTAGAGAACTACTACAATAGCGTTAAGAAAGTCTTGACTCTATTTGACGACCATACAGCACTGGCTTATGTCTATGGCTCAGACATTAGATTTCCTAATGATCTAGTCGAGGCTATAGAGTATTTTGCTAATAACCCAGATGCTTCTCTGTTTACGTTTAAGAAAGAGATCGAGAACACAGAGAGCCCTCTTGTCTTATATTCTGCTATGAAGGCATATTACGCTAACAAAGACGAAGAGTAACAAGAGATATGCAACACCAGCGGTTAACAACTAATACTCCGTCACAGCCAGCTCAGTTCTTGCACCAAGATTGTTGGCAGCAGTCTACATTAGCTCTCGTAGAGCAAGAGCTAAAGACTCCGCCGTATCAGCAGGTGCTTCCTAATAAGTTATTCTCGAAGGAGGAACTGCAGAAACTTCCTGCTCATAACTGGATGCAGTCTTGTGATTTTAATCTTATATCGCCAAACAATACTCCAGACCTAGATGCATTTCTAGAACAGCTCAGGAATGAGTCTCAGCCGTCGCCAGAGTTCGTCAGGGCTAAGGGCGAGCCAGATGGTAAGATGAAGCTCTTAGCGTTAGACCTAGAGACCACAGGCTTGGATAAGACAATCAAGATCATAGGCGGACATCCTACTACCCCATCTCTTATAGTCGGCGTCTGTATAGCTGCGTCAGAGACTAAGGGCTATTACTTACCAGTCATGCACAACCAGAAAGACGGAACTCATAATTATAGCTTTGACCAGATTATAGACTTCTTGCGTAAGCTGCAAGAGTTTAGAATCATATACCATAATGCATCATATGACAGAGAGATCTTGGAGACACATAATATAGACCTAAATCCAGAGTATACAGACACAATGCTGTTAGCTATAAATTTAGGCATTAGGGATCAGTTGTTCACAGTGGGCTTGAAGCCAATGTCAGAGCACTTCCTGCACAGGAAGATGCTCGAAATAAACGAGCTGTCTGGCGAAAAGAAGTATATACCGTTACAATACTACCCAGCTTCGTCTGTATTCGTTTACGGCTGTTCAGATGCAGTAAATACCTATGGCTTGTTTAAACTCTTAACAAAGGGCAAAGACAACCCTTATATCGTTAATCGCTTTCCAATGCGACTAGATATGAAGACCGCAGACTATTCTCGTTGGATGTTGAGGTATGGTATGCCCACAGACTTCCAACATTTAAAAGGCTCGTTGAAGACTCTTATCAGGCGTAAGATTATCTTAGAGGCTAAGTTCGCGGCAGAGATCTCTCAGACTGTTCCTATAGGCTCGGCAGAGAAGGTCGGTATCTTTCTAGGTGAGTTATTATTAGCAGACTTCATAAACTTCAAGTCTAAGGATTCTACAGTCTTGACTCAAGACCAGATCAAAGAGCAGGCAGCTAAGACCTTACAAAAAGAGTTCCAGATGGAGGTCAAGAACAAGAAGCTTGCATCAGGGCAGACTAAGACGACATTCGCCACAGGTGCAGCAGTCTTGGAGCATCTGGCTAAGATCAAAGATAAGAACTTACAGTGGGTGCAACCTAACACAGCAGATATCATAACTAAGGCGGTCTTATACATAGACCGATATCGAAATGTCAGTCACGATATAGGTGTATTTCTTGCTATCTACAGATATACGTATGTAGATGACTTGAACATCCATAGAATATCTATTGGTATAAAGTTTAATGGAACGACTACGAACAGGTACTCTAACCAGTCAGGTAAGGGGTCTATGGATAGGTATTCAATAACCAGAGGAACTAAGAAGACCACATTGACATACAATAAAGCAGATTCAGTGGCTGGTTTAAACATACAGGGCGTGTCCTCTGCTAAGCTTCAGATCGAGAAGGCTTATAAAGTCGTGGCAGCTCCGCCAGAATTCTTGGCAGCTAAGAAAGCCTTGGATCAGAAGGTTGAGTTGGCTTTGATCGAAATGCTAGAAGCTCTGTAAATCCATTATAAACTCGTCTATATAACGGCAGAACAAATAAAAGGATAGATCATGGCATTTTTCAATAATCGCGGCGCGGTTCTGAAGCTGAACTTGACGCCAGAGACTCAAGCAAAGGTCGATGAGTATAATGAGACTATAAAAGAAATAAAAGGCAGGCTTGCTCTGTTAAGCATAATGCCTTTAGATCCTCAGAATAAGAAGGCAGTAAATAGCTTGGTTAAGACTACTAAGAAGCTTGCGAATAAGCTTGACCGAGCTGTGATCTCTGCTCATGTAGATAATATGCTAGAGAACGCAAATCATTTAAAGAATGTATCTTTTAACAGAGATGTCTATTCTTTAGAGGAGTGTGGATATGTCTTAGGCGGCATAACTCGAGAGAGGATCCGTCAGATAGAATCTAGTGCAATTAAGAAGTTGAAGCACCCTAAGATTGGTAGGGAGATGAAGAATTACCTAGATCTTGGTGATGATGGTATACTTTAACAAATACAGAGAGGAATACAGTAGTGACGAACATTAAATTAAGCCAGTTGATTAAAGACTTAAATGTTATGGCAGACGCATACCAGAAGTCTGCCTCTGATTGGATTAAGTTGGGAACTCCAGACTTCACCTTTAGCTTTAAGAACCAGAATAATGATACAGTGTCTGTTTACATCCCGCCTAAAGCAAACGGTGCAGCATATGTAAGTCAGGGCAAAGATGGCATAATTCAGATGACGCTAGGCTTTCAGGCACAGTTCTTTAATCATTTGAAGAACGACATCACCTGCAGGTGCTTGGTCATTCATGAGCTTATGCACACATACCAGAACTTAGAGGGTAAGACTGTAGATAAAACAGATTTTCCTTTACTCAGCACATATATTCAAGATTCGTTAGAGTTTGAGGCAGTCGCTGCTCAGTTGGCTTATTTAGTCAAAGAGAACAAATGTCAAAATTTATTAGACTCATTTGTCGATATGCTTTCTTTCATAGAGCTAGACCTCTTGGATCTTTATGATGCCTCAGATGTAAAGAGTTTATTCCAGCTTTCATTAAAGCAACGTGAAGACTTGCTGAACAGAATTAAAGTGTTTCTTTAAGCCCTATTTAAGGGCTTTTGTCCCCAACTTAAATGGAGTTAAGTTGTCCTTTTTATTCCTTTAGATGATTTTGCTAATTCATAACAATCATCCTAATTTCTCAAATTCAATTATGAAAGGATTAATCGTGGTCAGACTCACACAGGAACAGCTCAACGCTAAAAAAAGCTTCATATACTCGTATATGAAAGCAAAGAATGCGGCAACAGGCTCAAAGCTAGACGCCAATGCCAATGTGTCAAGCAAGAACATTTCTACCTTGTCAGCGGAGTTGCATAAGGACATTAACATTCAACTAAACAGATCACTTATTTGTGATAAGTTAGTTCAGTTATTTGACCAGGAGACGGCAGATGAGTATATCAGGCAGCTAGAGGCTCATGAAATCTATACACACGACGAGACGTCTATTATGCCTTATTGCGCTTCCATAACTATGTACCCATTCTTAACAGATGGCTTAAGAGCGTTTGGTGGAGAGACTAAGGCTCCTAAGCACCTATCCTCGTTTAATGGTGGTCTTATAAATCTTTTATTTGCTGTAAGTTCGCAACTCGCCGGTGCTGTCGCGTCGGTAGAGTGGCTTATGTACTTCGATTACTTTGCAAAAAAAGACTTCGGAGACAATTACTTAGAGACTCATGCCAAGACTATAGAGCAAGAGTTTCAACAGACAGTTTATGCTTTAAATCAACCCGCTGCTGCAAGGGGCTACCAATCTATATTTTGGAATATATCAATATACGACCAGCCATACTTTGAGGCTATTTTTGGTGACTTTGTATTTCCTGACTTTACTAAGCCAAGTTATAAGTCTTTGGCTAAACTGCAGAAGTTCTTTATGCATTGGTTTAATAAAGAAAGAACTAAAGCCTTGTTAACATTTCCTGTTATAACAGCAGCTTGCCTGAACGATGGTAACTCTCTCAAAGACAAAGATTTCCAAGATTTTATTGCTAAAGAGTACGCAGAAGGCAATGCATTCTTTACATACACAAGTGATTCGGCATCAGCTTTATCTAGTTGCTGCCGCTTAAAGAATGACATCAGCTCTCAGAAAGAGTTTAGTTACTCTCTTGGTGCTGGTGGCGTAGCTACAGGTAGTAAGAATGTCATAACGATAAACATTAATCGTCTGGTGCAAGATAACCGTGACCTTGTAGAGCAGGTTCAAAAGATTCACAAATACCAGATGGCATTTGAAGCTTTGTATCAAGAATATTACGAAAACAATATGCTTCCTCTTTACAACGGTAACTTCTTGTCTTTAGATAAACAGTTCTTAACTGTAGGTATTAATGGCGTGGTTGAAGCCGCAGAATATTTAGGCTATGACATCTCTAACAACGAAGAATACAAAACTTGGGTCAGAGACTTATTAAAAACAATCTCAGATGAAAACAAGAGAGCTTCTAAACAATACGGAGTTAAATTTAATACAGAGTTTACGCCCGCAGAGTCATTAGGCGTTAAAAATGCTAAGTGGGATAAAGCCAGTATGTGGGTCACAATAAACGGTAAGACTTTCGATAGTGATCATAAGTTTACTTTAGCAGACGGTTCTATTGTTAAAGCTTCAAACATAAACCTTGATGATGATATTGTTGCAGGATTTTAGAGATGTCTAAACATATTTGTGCTATTTGTGGGTTTGTTTCTAGTAAGTTAAGACCTCACATAGAGTCTGTTCATAATATGGACTTTGAAGAATATTTAAGGAAGTTTCATTTTGGTCACGTTGCAGGGTTCTGCTTGAATTGTGGGAATAAAACTACAATTAACTTACGAGGATTTAAGAAATATTGTAGTAACTTTTGTCAACTTAGATATCAATATGACCATGAAACAACAGAAGAAAAACAAAATCGCATAGCAGCAATAAAGACAGGCTGGAATAAAGAGGGCATAAAAGAGGCTGCCTCTAAAACGCATAAAGCTTTGGCTTTAACGAGAAACCCTCTCTTTTTTAGAAACAGAGCAGAAAAGCAAAGGATAACTTGTTTAGAGAAGTTCGGTTGCGAAAATGCTATGCAAAATAAAAAGGTGCAAGATAAACAAAAAAGTTCTTGCTTAAGTAAGTATGGCGTGTCTAATATATTTACTTTGAAAAATGAAGATAAAGAATTTCAAAGTAAAAGAGTGGAGTCTATACGTAGAAACTCTACTTTGCCTAACAAATGGGTGAAACGTGGCGATTTTGACCCTAACCTCAGTAAAAGAAAGCAAACGAATTTAGAAAAATATGGGGTAGAACATTTCTTTCAATACAAAGGTTATCGTGATAACCTCCCTTTAATAACAGAGAAAATCATTGCTTCTAAAAAAAGGAATGGAACTTTAAATACTTCTTTAATAGAAAAAGAGACTTTTAACTTTTTGTATTCTTTAGGTTACTCCGTTGAAAGAGAATACAAGGATGCTGAAAGATATCCTTTTTTCTGCGATTTTTACATAAAAGAACTTGATTTATTTATTGAACTTCAATCTTTTTATACGCATGGCTTAAAGCCTTTTACAGGATCTGAAGAGGATCTCCAAATTTTAAATAAACTTCAAGAGAAAAACACAGAGAGTGCATTAAGCACAATTGATGTATGGTCAGTAAGGGATGTCAATAAGAGAAATTTTGCTAAGAATTTTAACTTGAACTTCTTAGAGATATTTTCTAGTGACTTAGGTGAGATAAAAGCTCGAATTATGCAAAAAATAAATTCTTTAAAGGATAAACAATGAAAGTAACATCTTTAAACAAAGTTCACAAGTATTTTGTTCCTCGTGATTGCTACAACTCTTACTTATACAAAGTTGAGGATGATGAGATCTCTGTCTTAGACAAGTTCGCCCTACACGGCAAAGAAACATCACAGTATTTAGACGGAGGTTCGGCTTATCACTGCAACCTTGAGTCATATCCAACACAAGAACAGTTTAAGAAGCTCCTAGACGTAGCGGTTAAGGAAGGCTGCGAGTATTTTTGCTTTAACATTAAGGTTACAGGCTGCGATGATTGCGGCTTTATTGACAAGAGAACCTTGACTGAATGCCCTAAGTGCCACAGCAAGAACATTTATTACGCTACAAGAGTCATAGGTTACTTGAAGCGAATATCAGACTTTAGCCTAGACAGACAGAATGAAGCTAAATTAAGATTTTATGCTAAGACTGATCCTACACATACACAGGCACAGGCGTGCGTGCACATACACGTAGAGGAAGAGCAACATCCACATATAGGTTCTGCTGCATTGGCTGTTCCCGCCCAAGCAGCGGCAGCAGCTTGCTAACATAGCCTAATGCTCTATTACTCACATCCGCAGATCGTAATGGAAGAAGTGCCAGATGAGTTATCTCTGGCACTTTCCATCTCTGGCTGCCCTTTGCATTGCAAGGGTTGCCATTCATCATTTACTTGGGATGCCACTTACGGCTCGCCATTGACCCTAGACGTATTATCTCAGTTGATTGTTAAGAACAAGCACATAACCTGCGTCTTGTTCTATGGCGGCGAGTGGGATACTCCTTATCTGCTTAGGCTTATAAATATCGTAAAACTAAACAAATTAAAGGTAGCCTTGTTCACAGGTCTAGAGCCATCTATACTAAGCCCAGACTTATTAGCAGAGCTTGATATCCTTAAGGTCGGAGCTTATATCCAAGAGCGAGGTGGTCTGCAATCTCCTAACACCAATCAAAGATACATAGACCCTCAGCATTATTTAAAAACAGGTCAAGAGAGTCTATTATTCGAAGAGAACAAACGTAGATTTACGTGAAAGGGTGCCTTTTATGATAAACCATAAGCTCCGTCAAGAAAACCTAAAGCTATATATCATCACAGCTCCTAATGGCACAGAGCGTGTCTGGCGCAGGTCAGCCTTGATTTATCATTGCAGATCTGCGTATGGCATAACCTTTGCAGATTTTAAGCATAAATACAAAGGTTTGTATAACGGATATAAACTTCGTCAAATATCAAAATCGGAATTACAATCCTTAACGTCGTTTACACTGCAAAACGATAAAATACAAAGTGTTCACCCTAGTCAGGCAGCGAACGTTCAACAGGAACCCTCAGAGGTGTAATACTGTGTATGTAAATCTATTGCTGTATATTCTATTACGAAAATAAAAGATTGAAAGGTATTAAAATGAAAAAGAATAAAGCTAAAACTGTAGTTAATCCTAAACCTAAGGTAACTAAAAAGATTGATATAAACGAGATCTTAGTAAATCCAACTGATGAAGAGCTCTTGGCTCAAACTTTAGAGATAATGAAAACCTCCTCTTATGTGGTCGACCCTAATAAGTCGCTTGAGGAAAGAATGAAGGACTTAGGATGGTCATAAAAGAATATCCTACAGTTACTTCTAAATTAACAGGTAAGAGTAAAGCAGTTCAAAAGCGATACTTAATAGTAACGAAAATATTAGAAGAATCTGCTGTCTGTCAAGTTAACAGATTTAAAGATCATCAGTTAAAAGGTTCTTTGAAAGACTTTAGAGAACTCCACTTAGACGGCGACTTTCTTTTGCTCTATAAAGAAATAAACGGGGAGGTTCATTTAGTAAATATTCTTTCTCATAAAGAAATGAAAAATTTTAAAGGTGCCGAAGAAGAGAAAGATTATATTCTTGAGCTTGGTTACAATTACATAACGTTATAAATCCACACAATGAACAAATTTAATCTAGACGAATTCCAACAGAAATTTATCGATGCTCAGCACAGGCGAGACTCAGTTTACAGGCTAGTTGCCGTCGCTGGTGCAGGCAAGACAACCACAGCGGTTATGAAAATCAAATCGCTTATAGACTTAGGCGTCGATCCGAAGTCAATCATATTCAACACATTCAGTAACAGATCTGCTAGGGATTTATTAACAAAATACAATAAATTAACGGGTTATTCAGATAAGCCTATAATGAGCACAATTCACTCATTATCCTTGACTCTGTTAAAGAAATATTTTCATATAAAACCTAACCTATTAAATGAGTGGCAGGCTACCCTTGTTATGCGGGATGTCCTCGAAGAGACTAAGTTGGCAGAGTCTTATAACATACAAAACAAAAGAGAGCTGACGACATTAGCGGCAGATGCTTTGTTATTAACGCAGTGGTATAAGGCTACAGTGCAGGCTGATAAAGACATCTTATACGTAGACCTGAGGTCATTTGACTACAGAGAGTTCGGGGATGCTCCAGAGTCTGTTCTACGACCTGCAGACTTTGCTTTAGCATTTAAGACCTACGAGCAATTTAAGAGAAACAATAAGCAGATGGATTATGCTGACCTTGTCTATAGGCTATACTCCCTGCTTCTGGTTAACCCAGACAAGCTCAGGCAGATAAAGCAAGACTTCCCTATAATGTTCGTAGATGAGGCTCAGGACTTAGACCCCTTGTTGTTCCATCTAATTTACTTATTGACCGAACACAACTCTTTATATTTGATCTACGACGAGGCGCAAACTATTTACTCATTTAGATGGTCATCACCCTATATGTTACAGCCAGAGTTTCTCGACAAACATTTCAAGAATATACAGAGCTTCACTCTTGAATATAACTACAGATCTACGCAGGGTATCGTTAAGTTGGGTAATATCTGTAGATCCCTTGCTAGGTCTGACGTCATGGCTATAGCTCATAGAGAGAACACGTCAGGTTCCGTTCGGTTCGTTAGGGTCAAGACTAACCTGCTAGAGGGTGAGAAAATCGCTGCTCAGATCAAAGAGTTAACAGAGCAGGGTTACTCATACAGAGACATAGCTATCCTCGCCAGAACGAATAGTTATCTGAAGTCCGTAGTAGAGCCTATTTTGGCTAGAGAGAACATTCCATATAACATCCAGTCTAAGAACCGCAGGAAGCTCTTTGAGAAGCCGCTTACGAAGGCTTATTTTGATTTCTTGTCCTTGATGATTAACCCAGACAACCAGTTCGCTTTATTGTCCGTAGCGGCAAACGTCAAGGGCATAGGTGAGAAGTTTGTAGATAGGCTGCGTCTCTTAACTTATAAAAGGACGTCTGTATTTGACTCAACTTATACTCCTGCTGAAGAGCAGAAGATAAGTCGTCTCAGGAACCTCTATACTGTTCTACAATCGCTTTCAAACATAGATACGCCTGATAAGCTTAGTAACGTCATCGACGGTTTTGAGAGCCTCGTATTTAACTTCTTTACGGCAGACTTCACTACGAGGAAAGACCTAGATCTGATAAACAAGGCATTTACTACTATGGTCTTTACTTATTACGATGCAGATAGATCTTTGACTTTGAAAGATATCTATGACCAGATAACACTAGATTTTGCAGACCTAGAGACGGATACTACACAGGATGCAGTTAAGCTATTGACTGTGCATGCTGCTAAGGGTCTGGAGTTTCCCGTTACATTCGTCGGTGGTTTCGGGCAGGGTATGATCAAGCAAGATGATTTCTTGTCTGAGTCTTGTATCCTATACGTTCAGTTGTCAAGAGCGATCGATAAATTATTTATTCTTGACTCACCGACATACGTCACTCGTCAGATGAGAGAGCAGGATGCAAAATATTATCAATCTTATCAAAAGTTCAAGATCGTATTGGGGGTGAGTTAAAATATGAAAAAATTATCAAAATACGGCTCTCGAAACTTAAACGAAATTTCCAAAATCTCGACAGCAGTTTCTGCAGGAAATGAAACAACAGAGTTTGATTTTCATATAGGGCTGAGAGTATTTTCATCGTCGAGAAAACTGAAGCGAATCGTTCTCAATAAGAAACCTGATTTATTTCGAATATTGCAAAATTTAGTCCAAATTGTAAGGCAAGAGGCAGAACTCAATCAGACCCGCAGACTGCCACCCTTAGACTTCAAATTAAAGCCCAATTCTAATATTTCTAAATACTTGAATTTTGAGGGTTAAGAGACCTATATTAAACTTAAACGAAATAATTAAAATCTGGTCAGCAGTTTCTGCAGGAAATAGACGAACAGAGGTCGATTTTCATATAGGCTGAGAGTATTTATATTCGTTCCGAAACTTAAACGATGGTACAAAATTAAACAAGGAGAGAAGATGACATTCAAAGATTTCAGATGGTGGTTGAACGAGAGGAGCCTGCCATTAGATAACGATCTTGTGGTTCACATAAACGGAGAGGATTATAAATTATCTAACCCTGATATAAGAAGGAAAGAAGACGGAGATGCTATTCTGTTCTTTAATAAGGTAGAGCGTATAAGTTCATTTTTAAAGAATGATGAACTTGATCCCACAATCATAGCATTAGAGAATGAGCCCTTAGATTTCAGACTCTCAGAACCTCAGACTAATATTAACATCCATGCTAATAATTCTACAGTCAATATCTACAATGGAAGATCAGGTAAGAAAAACAAACAGAGTAGAATAAATGACAATTTGCAACAGCTGGCTGCGTTGGGTCTTGATTATGAACGCTTGTCAGATTATGCGGTTAGAATTCATACGTTACAGCAGGATATAGATTTCTTTCTGACAACGGAGAGATTTATGCCAGTCGGTGGGACAATAAAGGGTCAGGGTATCCCAGCCCTTGTCAAATACATAGAGAGTTTATAATATGGTCTTTATCATTAACGCTAGGTTTAGGGACATAGATATAACAAAAGTTCTGAGCTTAATAAAAGAAGGCTCTAAGGAACAGTTAGACTTTAATGGTAAGTATCTCATAGAAGTCATATACCGTAACGGTGTCTTTGAACCTACAGGCAAAGGCATCAAGGGCTTAGATGAGACCTTGACAGAAGATGAGATTAAGAAAGATCTGTTTATAGATATAGCTTACTCAGAGTCCATTAAATTTTTTACTAAGCCGCCATATTATACATCTACAATAACTCAAAGAAAAATATTATTTATTAAGGAGCCTTTGTCAGATTATGAAACGCTTTACATCTAACAGACCACGTCGCTCAAGCAGCATAGGGTTAAGAAAGAACACAGTAGGTAAGAGTCCAGTTAAGACTCTGATCTTGAAAGAGTTGAAAAGTAAGTCTATAAACTCAGATGGCTTTCCCGCAGACCCAGACTTCACATTCGACTCTGGTCAGACTGCAATTTATTATAAAGGTGAGTTCGTCATCGTCTTGCACCATAAGGCTGCAGACTTACACGAACTCAAATACGCTAAACTGAAAGGAATGATGAACTCCAAGATTCTAAACTGCAAGGTCATCATATCCAGATTCAATCCAAAGGTATAAACCATGGCGGCAGATTTTACAAGCATTACGGAAGTCCGTAAGCATTTCTTTGCTTCAACTCAAGAGGTAGAGGCAGCTCTGTTTAAGATGCAGGAGTCGATGGCTGAGATGCATCAGAGAGTTAATAAGCTCTTGGTAGACTTCTCTAAGTCGGACCACGTCGCTCACAAGGTCGGTAGACGGCTGGAGACTTTAGGTTCCAACGTCAGCAAACTGCAGAGCCTTAGAAAGTCAATCTATGAGAATGCAGATCAGGTGGCATATTTAAAGGTGGAGATTATCTTTAAGGCGCAAGAGTTGATGAATGACGCTAAGTCTCTCTTTGACTCCCAATGGACAGAGATCTGCGGTTCTGAGTTTACAGCTAAGTTCTTGAACACGAATGCAGACAAGGAGCGTGAGGCTAATTATCTTATGTCTGGCTGCACAGTCAAGTTTAATAAGATAAAGTCTATGTTCTCAACCATCAAGGCGCATACAGATTTCTTAACTGATAATTTGGACCAGCTGAATAAAACAGAGTCTGCATTACGTCTGTCTTACAATATGAGTAAGAGTTTAGATGATATAGGTGACAATGCAGGAGAGCAGATAGGCACAGATGAAGGAACGGCTTTGATTCAGGGCTACGATCCTTTAGTCGACGAATGACAAACATATAATTTAACCCAAAGGAGAACAAATGGGAATTTTGAGCGATTTAACGAAAGATCTCAAGGATAAGTACGCCAAAGAGAACCCGTTGATTGTTAATGAGATGAAGAAGCTTGACTTGGACGTCATATCGTCTGGGTCGGTTATCATTGATGCCATATCAGGTATAGGTGGCTTGGCGGCTAAGGGACACATCTCAGAGATCACAGGTGCTAATACATCAGGTAAGACAACGTTATGCTTACAGGCGGCTGCTCAGTGTCAGAAACAAGGCGGTAATGTTATTTACATCGATGCAGAAGCTGTCTTTGATATAAGATACGCTAAGAGTTTAGGTATTAAGACAGACGAAGAGTCTTTTATGCTCGTTCAGCCGCAGAACGGTGAGGAAGTTCAAGATATCTTGCTTATGGTTGATAAGAAGCTATCCGATAAAAAGAACAAGGATAAGATTGATCTTATCGTCATTGACTCTATAGCCACGACTAGAGCTAAAGAGGAGCTGGAGGGCAATAAGCGCATAGGTCTGCATGCAACTCTATGGGGTAAGTTATCGTATCAAATCAAGAATATAGCTCACCAACATAACATAGCGTTCATTCTTATCAATCAGGTCAGATTCGCTCCAGATATCTCAGGCGGATTCGGACCGTCTGGCGTCCTTGATTCAGCTCAGGCAAATGAGGGCGGAGAGAATACCACAGGTGGAGAGGCTCTTAAATACATATACTCCATCCGCTGGCAGCTCAAGGGCTTCAGCAAGATTGAGGAGGAGAAGGAGAATCCAATCTCTGGCGAAGTCGAGAAGATCCGCATAGGTAATAAGGTCTGGGCTACGACGATCAAGAACAAGTTAGCTCCGCCTATGGTGAAAGCGCAGTTCGCAGTCGTTTATGGCAAGGGAACAGTCGACTCCATCATCTTAGAGGATATAATGAAGGCGCGAGGCTTTATAGTCAATCAAGGTGCTTACTATAAATATGAGCCGTTGAACCCAGCCTTGATCCCTAACCCTAACGGTAACAATGAGGGTAAGTATGCAGGGTTCATTTATACCAAGAGTAAATTCCTTGAATGGTACCAGAAGCCAGAGGTGCAGGAAGATGTCATCAAGAGATTTAATCAGTTGGTATCTAACTCCAGAGACGGTAATCTAACAGATGAAGTTCCCGTGGATGAGAATGGAGAGCAGCTTCAGTTTGATATAGATGATGAGTCATAACCTCTTAACTTCAAGAGGTGTTAAGATTGAAAAACTGTGTTTTTGACATACCACGTTCAGTCCTTGCAATTTGTTATCTGAGTTAGTCAAGTTTTGGCAAATTCAGATAACTTTAACTTTTAAGGATCTTGAAGATGGTATCTCTCATTGATGTCGACGCTATGACCATAAATGCTTCGGCATTTAAAGCCCTAACAAATAAATTAAACACAATCCAAAAAATCTCAGTTCCAAACGGCAGACAATACATAAAGTTCAGTCTTGATGAGGATAGTCTAGACTTAGAGTCGATTCAAAATGAATTAACAGCTCGGGTAGAGGAGTCAAATTTCAGACACTTTGCAGAAATATCCCCAGACATCGACTTGGTCATGACTGCAGACTACTCACCAACGTCTATCTCAGGATTTTATGATGAGTATAGAGAACATAAGTCAACGAGAGCTTTCTCTAATCTTTGCGTTCATGATGACTTTGAGCTTCCATCTGCCGTCCGTTTCAAGACTTTAGTCAGTAAAGAGGCAGAGAAGCAACTTAAAGAGCTTCTAAAAGACTTTAGTGTGCTTCCAGCTTGCTGTGTAGAGTTAAGGTTCGATAACGAAGATAACATTTATTCTGATTCTCTTAAAATATCTTTGTTTATAAATTTACTTCAGATTTAAGGTAAGATTAAATGACTAAGTCTACAATTTTAAAGCTGATTGAGGTCATCCCTCCTTTTGATAAGATTGATCTGGTTAAGAAGCTTATATCAATTGACCTTGATTGTGTAGATGATGTAGAGTTCTTGCCGTCTGATAGTAGTCAATATTTTAAACTTCAATATTTCGGTCAAGAGGACTTATTATCATATTTTTCGGTCTTTGATAACCCAGAGCAGATGTCAGAGGACATCAATATTCGTATAGAGGATGCTAAAGGCATATTCTCTCTTGAAAACCCTATTGAACTTGATACAGCTAACATTACTTTAGAGGAAGACAACGATTTCTTTATGACTCATATCGTATCTTGTGAGTCAGAGGAAGAGTTGGCAGATCTATTCAGTAACGATCTGTCTAAGTTAAAATCATTTACAAACAGCCCAGAGTATTTAGACCTAGACCCAGAGACTAAAGGATTCATCTGGTCGGTTCTTGAACATCCGTTTAAGAGTCTTTGGTCTGGTTCTAACTAGTTCAAACTTCGCGCAGATACTTCCTACTATTTGAGAAGGTATTTGCTTTATAACAAGCATAACAATAAATTTGAAAAGTAAGGATAAATTATGCTAGACTCAACACAGACATCGAATCCAGTTCATATTCTCACAGAGGCAGAGTTCATTAAGACTCATGGCTTGGCTTTTTATCAGAAATACCCAACGAGGGAAGCATTCATAGAGGCTCAGAATAAGAGAGTCGATGATCGTCTGTCTAAGACTGGATTAAAGTCAGACCCGCAGATATTCATAGACAACAGAGAGAAGTTCGTTGAGACGATGGCGCGAGATTTCTATGACAATCAAGGTTACTTACACTTCTTACGATTCTTTTATGCAAGGAAGTTAAAGGTTGATGTAAATGAGCTCAATAAGTCTATGCGTAAGATGGCTAAAGGCATAACCATCGTTCCAGCTTATAGGTCGGAGAATGGTAGAACACAGTTTAAGAGCCACGGGGCAGATCAGGGTCGGGCTATTATTAATAACTTATCATACAAAGAGATAGCTACGTGTAAGAAAGGTCACCCCGTCGATATCTTGACTTGGAATGCTTATAATGACGCTACGGATGTTAAGCACCTTATGCGCCCTGCTTATTGGAAGAATATAGCTAATGGTGACTTTGATAAATCTACGCTGCAAGAGTCTAGGGAAGCTAATTATGACTTGGTGTCTAAGTTAATTGCTATGTTCTGCGACAGGGCGTCTGTGTTCCGTTCCAGTGTCTATGCGGCTATAATCAATCATTATACTCCTACGGCTGAACATTCGCTTCATCTGGTCGGCTCTTGGAATACTCCAACTTTAGCAGCATCTGCATTAATGAGACTGAAACATCAAGTCATCATAGACGTTATTCCTAGACAGAAAGAAGTTGGTGAGTTTATATACAATAACTTCATTCCTAAGAGCTTGACTAATCAGAAGCATAAGTATGACTTCATCATCTGTCCGTCGGAGCAGTTGCAGAATAGACTTAACTTCAGAGAAACCTATAAAGATTACTTTGACGTTCAGCTGTTCTCGCCTGTGTATTTCAGCACAGAGCTATATAACTCCGTAGACGGTGATGCTGGTGAGCAGTCGGTTGATAGCTTTCCTCAGTATGATGGTTGGGTTGAGGGTTACTTCCACGAGACCATTAAGACTGCTTATGAGGTCATGAAACCGGGATCAACATTTATTATCGTTATCTCTGACTTTGAGTATCAGGATGAGGTAACAAAGAAATGGCATTATATCTCTCACGATATGTTAGAGATTACAAGCTTATATTTTAAGCCAGTCGAGACGGCAGATCTTATCTTGACATCTGGGTCGGGTATGACGAATAAGGCGGCTAAGGAGAAGCGAAGAGCGGAGAGAAAAGCCCTATTTAGTGAGCATGTTCATGTCTTTACAAAAGACGTTAATTATCATAGTTCACAAGAGGCTAACCGAGCCATCTTTAAGCCAAAGTCATATGACACTAGGCTTAATGGTCAGACGGCAGTTCTAGACACAGAGGGTGATAACGAACAAGAACAATTTGAGGATTAAGAATGTCATATAGTCTGAAGATTAAGAACTTTCAGTCCATAGAAGACCAAGAGCTAGAGCTTAAGGGCTTTGTGGCAATAACAGGTAGATCAAATTTAGGTAAGTCGGGGCTTCGCAGAGCCTTGACAGCTGCTTTATACAATGATTGGGATAAGTCTTACCGAAGAGAAGGCACTAATAAGCCCACAGAGGTAACATTAACATCTCCTGCTTGGTCTATCCACATGTTGAAGTCAAGTGATAATAATGATTTTACTTTAACTACGGCAGAGGGTAAGCAGACATTTAACAAGGTCGGTAAGGACATACCAGAGCAGATCTCAGCTTTGGGGTTCAATCTATTAGACCTAGAGGATGAGAAGCTTAATTTAACATCCTCTAAGCAGACAGACCCTATGTTCATGGTCAGCTTTAAACAAGCTACACAGACTAAGGTCTTAAACAAGCTATTCAATATAAACAAACTTGTTTCTGCTTCCTCTTTGGTTCAGAAGGATATCCGTAACTTTAAGATGGAACATAATAAGCTCCTAGAGACGTATAACTCAAAGAGCAGTGATTTGTCTCAGCTTGAGGCTAAGCAGCAAGAGGTAACGTATCAGCGCGATTCTCTTGCTGATACGTTGAATAACTTGTCAGTCATCGACTCATGGCTCGACATAACCGAAGAGTCGAACAGACTTCAAACACTGCAAACAGAAATAAAAGATAAAATAACATTCTTTCAGAATATTAAAGATCAAGATTTGATCCTGACCTTATTAGATGAATACAAATACAACGACTCATTAGAAGTCAACTCTAAGTTATCACTCGGTTCAATAAAGATGAAGCTAGAGTCTTTGACGAATAAAGTCACTGAGTTGCAAGAAGCAGAGAAAGTGGCAGATAAGATAAAGCTCCTTGAATCATTTGTTAACACAGTTCAAGAGGCGGCTCAGATTTCGTCTAGGTTGTCTGAACTGGATAAACACGCAAGTTTCATCAATGACTTTCAACAGAACCGTTTATTGTTAAATTTCTTGTATCAGTTCGACAGAGAGAAGTCTGCTAAGCTCTTGTTAACGAACAACCAGACTTCTATAGACGTAGTTCAGGATTCTGTGGATAAGCTTAAAGCTTTACAGCTTCTGGCAAGCTATCAAGATTCCCTTAGCTCTCAGCATAGCTTAACCACTAAGGTATCTCAACTTGATAATGAGATAGAAGCAACATATAATGAGAAGTTCCATATGGAGTCAAAGCTAGAGAGATGTCCTACCTGCGGTCAGCTAATTAATAACTCACATACACATCAGGATGATAAATGTTAGAGTCAGAGAACCATTACTCCAGACGTAGATATAGATCGTCTGCAGACAATTACCCTAGAAGCACAGGGCTAAGAAATCATTTTGAGGACAGTCATATCAGACCATGGCTGTCGAAGCATTACTCAAAGAACAAAGGCGCATTAAAGAAGTTCCTTAGGTTGCCAGAAATATACAGCATATTTCAATCTTTGCCTAAAGTAACATCAGACCCTGCATATGATTTCTATATAGAATTCCTGCATGCTTGTGCTAAGAAGAACTTTAAGGCAACTGTCGGTATTTATCGATACTTTATCGATGTCGGTGATCCAAGTCAAGATAAGAAATTCCTAGAGTTCGTAAGTAGCTTTAATAAGAACAAGGGCGAATTATGAGTATTTTGAAGTTAGCGATGATAGGTGACCCTCACCTTGCTATAAACGTTAGTATCCCTGCAGGTCGTCATCCAGAGACATTTTATCAAGAGCAGAGAGATAAGTTAGCGTTTATAAAGCAGTTCTGTAAAGACAATGGCATACAAGGCTTAGTTTTACCAGGAGATATACTTAACTACAAGACCCCAACCTTATACACAGCCGTTGCTATAAACAGCTTAATGAAAGAGCTAGCAGATTTACATAGCGTCGTTCCTCTTTACTCTATCTCAGGCAATCACGACATAAAGTTCAGTTCCAGAGATTTAAAGGAGGAGTCTGTTTATAACATCTTTGTTAGAGGTTCGGTCTTAGATGATATTCATAACAAGACAGTCTCTTTGTCTGATAACGTAACTATATCAGGGCTGGACTATACTCCTAACAAAGAGCAACTTATGCAGGAGATAACAGACTTAAACAATAGACTTAACTCAGAGAACATTAATATTTTAGTCGTTCATGAGCATCTGCTTCCAGATGGAGAGTCTATTCTGTTTAGTCCTTACTTCAACTATAAGGAATTCTTGAAGTTTACAAACATTCACGTCGTAATGGCAGGGCACTTACATAAAGGCTTTCCCACTACGACTATCCTTAGACAGGAACAAGGGGCTAGACCTATGGTCTTTGTTAATCCATGGTCTTTAACCCGACTGTCAAGAGATAACTATGCTTTGGATGCAAGTCACAAGCCAGAGATAATAACCTTAACCATATACACAGATACGAGATTTATAGAATACCAACATACTACAATCCCACATAAGAGCCCAGATGAAGCCTTTATAAAAGATTCTCTTGTAGACGAGTCAGAACAGAACCTCGATATCTCAGAGTTTGTGTCGCAGTTGACGACTATGGATACGTCGGCAGAAGCAGATTTTGATCTGTCTGAAAAGTCAGAGAAAGTTAGAGAGAAAATTCAGTATTATATTGAACTTTCAGAGAAATAATGCTACTAGACAGCAGATTTCAACAGTAAGGGATAAATATGGAACTATCAGATCAAATCCGTGCAGTTTATAACGAGGCTTATATCGGCTTGTTTCATAAATTGTTAAAGGTAAAGGAGCTAGAGTTTCAAAGAAAACATTTCATCTTAGATGGATTGTTTCTTAGGGTAGATCCGTTGGCGGTTTATATACAATATTTAAACGAAAATTCATCCTTTAAAATAATTCCTACAAGAAACAATGAGTTCGCCATTTCTTGGAAGTCTAAAGATAACTATTGCGTCTTTGCTGTTCCAGATGAATTCTTTGATGACTTCCCATCATATATATCCAAATACGAACAGGAAGTTAAAGAATATAACAAGAAAGAGCAAGAGCGATACAATAATTACTTAGATAAGAAAAAGAAGCAGTAATGAAAGAAAAATTTGCAAAATTACAGAAAGAAACTATAACAGCTTCAGATGATTTTAGAGCAGTTATGGCTTATACTTCAACGGGTGCAGACAGACATTTACAGAATGCGGTTCAGTTGATACAAGACCTATTCAATACAGCTAAAGTCAATTATGCTATTGGCGGGGCTTTAGCCTTAGGCTTTTATGCCAAGCCAAGAACCACTAATGATGTAGATGTCTTTACCAGTCCTGCCTCAATAAGAAAGGTCTTGCAGACTTTAAACCAGATGGGCGTTAGTTATATCAAAGAGTCTAATTCGCAGTATATAATTCCTAAGACTGAGGTTCATTCAGAGTTCGATATTTTACTAGGCGTAGATGACGCTTTTCAGGAACTGCTGTATAAGCCCAATGTTGGCAGTTTGTTTGGCATAAAGGTCAATATCGCTAGACCAGAAGGCTTATTGTGGAATTATTTAATTTCTATAACTGATAACCTTGATGAGGCTAAGAAGGCACAGCACACAGCAGACGCTATTAATCTAATCAGGTCAGGTAAGGTCAATATAAGAGCCTTGCTCAGTGAGCTTCAGGCGTCGGATCCGTATCTTATTGGCTTATTAGGCGAGTTAAGGTCTAAGGCGTCAACATCTGGCTCTTATGGTTCAACACGAGCTAATATGAATAAACGACTAAGGAATCAACAGCAATGAGTCTTATACAAACAAGAAAGGATAAAAAGATGAAATTATCAGAACAGTTTAAAGCTGATTTTGTTAAGGTAACAAAAGATTTAGAGGATAATATACTAAGAATTATAGCTCTAGAGAATAAACGTAAGAGATTTATGTTCGGTGTCTTAGGCTTTAAATTCTTGCCAGAGGCAAGAGATCTGGTGTATTTTTATAAAGGCACAATGTCATCCTCGGCTGCTTCTCTTTCTGTAAGAGACGGTCTCATAGTCTTGTCTTGGATTGACGAAGACTATGATCAGTTTTTCTATAACATTCCAGATCAACTGATTAATGATCCAGACGCTTTCTTGGTTCAGTATGAGAAAGACCTAGAGGCTTATAACGCTGCAGAAACAGAGAAGTTTAATCAGTCACAGATTCAAAAACAGAAAGGTAATAACTAATATGTTTAACAGTAAGCTAGAGGCTGAGGTTTGGGCTAGAAAGAACCATATCGATATAATTTCAATCGAAGACAATAGAGTTCATATTTTTGATAAGAATATGAACTCCACAGTTATGCCAATTCACCACGAAGTCATGAGGATAAACGATTTGGATTTTAATATTATGGCTAAGTCAGACAATCAAGTCATTCTTGAAGACCCCATAGGCGGCTATGTCTTAATTGACACAGATACTTTTGATCCAGATAAAGATTTTCCGCCAATGGACGCAGTGTCCTCTCTCTCATTTGAGGACTTGTATCAGATTCTATAGAGGTAAATCCATATGATTTTACAGAACTTTATCCAGAAAGAGTTATCCAGTTTACTACACAGGAATGATTATAAACTAGATTTTTTCGATTTTAAATTTCAAACAGATTTTATATCAGCTGAATCCTCAATAAACAGTAGAGTTATCTGTGCTTTCAAAAAGTCTAATACGATGCTGGTCTATAATCAAGAAAAAGACAACATTGTCATAGAGTTACCTAATTGCTCAGAGAGTGTTATTCCTATGGACAGCAATGTTTATAAACAGGCAGTTTTAGTCTGTTCGACGTTACTTTTGATAAAGAAGAGACTAACCCGTTATCTTAACGAGAGTCTATTTTCAGAGCTTAACAATTTTGGCTTGGCAGATAGACTTAGAGTAAATATAACAGGCATGTTCATAGAGGCTTTGGCATTAGAGGTAACAACTGTCAGAGATCGTATAGACTCAACTTCTACTGAATATTCATTAGTTCCAGATAACACAACTATAAAAATCATCGGCTTGTCTGAAAAGGATTTGTTAGATACTACAAAGGCTCTTGTAATAAGCAAGACCTTAAATGAATAATAGATAATTACAAGGAGATGACTATGCCCATAGAGTTAGCCTTAACTTCATATCAACTAGCCAACCATATGGACCTGTTAATAAAAGGCGCATATCAAGAGTGGCTGATTCCGTTTGCCAGAAAGCACAAGAACTATTTACATAACGACCAGAAGCTATATGACTTCTTGTTTAGCTTGAAATACAGAAGGCGAGAATCAGAGTTCTCTGCTCAGCTTGAAGCAGCTGTGTTTACAATCGCTCAGACTGTTCGAACGGGTCTAACAGGTATAAACACCTTACCTATGTCGTTAATTCAACTCTACGGCGTTCATATGCTCGATTTTAACCTATTAGGAACAAAAGAGCTTCAGCCAAAGGAATTAACCGAAGAGCTCGCTCAGGCTATACTGTTCGCAGATCCTGCTTTCTTATTGAATGAGTTTAAGTTCGGTTCAGCTCCAGAGGTAGTAGAGTTTAACGATAGGTTAAAAACTAACTTAGAGAACCTATTAAACTCTATCCAGTCAGATAATGTAGATATAAAGAAAAGAGTCGAGAACCTCATAGCAGCGTTGGAGCTGTTCCGAAGCTCCATAGGTAATGCGTCTTTATTGGTAGATCCTATATTTTCGCGTCCGAAGGATTAATTTTATGAATAACTCTAATTTTGAAAAGTATGACAGAGTTCTGATGCAGACTGCTCAGTTGTTTGCAGAGCAGTCTAAGGCAGAGAAGCTTAAGGTGGGTGCCGTCTTAGCCAAAGAAGGCAGAGTCTTAATTACAGGCTATAACGGCACTGTATCTGGTTTCTCTAATGTTTGCGAGGATAGTCTCTTTATTTGTCCGAAGTGTAATAAGCCTATGGAGGACATAACAGAGAAAAATTTAAGATTAGAGCCAGATCCTTTTCTCACAGGTAACAATATATCCCTAGCTTGCCCTAACACAGATTGTCGTTCAGTCTTTGAGACAAAGGCGGATTTAACAGAGTACTTTAATGCACATACTACAATGAAAAGAATCGCGATGTTCCACTTTCCAGAATTTGTTCAGCTCAAGACGAGAGACTTCGTCTTGCATGCAGAGCAGAACGTAATCACCTATGCTGCTAAGAGAGGCATAGCTACAGATGGCTGCACTTTATACATAACTCACAGCCCTTGTAAAGAGTGTGCTAAGCTTATTGTTCAGGCAGGTATAGTTCGTGTCGTTTATGGAGATCTGTATAGAGACAGTTCTGGGTTGAATTTCTTGAAGAGTGCTAATGTAGAGGTGGTTCAAAAGAAGTATTGAAATTCCCCAATAAATTGGGTATTATATGACAAATTTAAACTGGAGGTTTAAAATGAGAGCCGTAAAATGTAAAGATATAAAAACAAGAATCATAAGTCCATTCCAGAAGCAAGCTAAAAGCACACAGCCTCAATATGACGAACAAGGCTTGCTTTTAAATCCTACAGAAGAGCAACTGTACCAGAAAATAAAAGCTGCAGAAGATGATTATTGGCGCCAAAGAGCAGCGGGGGTCAAAATGAAAAATATAACTTGCTTGGCAGATCTTTTGGAAGAAATAAAATGAAAATAAACCGTGCTAGGCAATTTATAAAAGATTTAAGGGATTTAAAAAATCAAACAGCAAAGACTAGATTAGACAAAGTTCTTAAGGCAATGCATAAGTCTGTTGATGGTAATTTAAACAATATGCTAGGAGACCGTCAACTGCAAGGTTCTTTAAGAGATTTTAGAGAACTTCACCTAGATGGTGATTGCTTGCTGGTCTATAAAATCTATAAAGAAGACAATGAGATGCTTATTTTGTTAGATGGTCTTTATACTCACAAAGAATTAAAGAAGAAACAAGGCGCCTTAGCTTTATTTTCTTTCCTGCGCTTGGTTATCTAAATACCAACTAATTTCTTTTAGATAGTATTGAACTTTTTACAGTTTTTCTGTATTATGCTTTCACATCATAACTGTAAAGGACTGAAAGATGAGTAAATATAATTTGAAACTGGTAGCAAAGCCTGTTACTGTTAAGGTTAAGCCAAAAGTTAAACAACAGCCTCAATACGACGAGAGGGGCTTATTGTTGAACCCCACAGAAGATCAGTTACTTGAGTCTCTTAAAGAGTCAGCAGAGGATTTAAGAAGGGGTGATTATATAGAGGCTACTTGTGTGGCAGATATCATGAATCATAATTGGAATTAGAACAATGAAAGTAATAGTTCCAAAGGTGATAAGAAAGAGATTATCTAAAGCTAATCCTGTAATTATGAAAAGAATGGACTCTGTTCTGAAGAAATTTTCAGAATCTCAAACAGGAGATATAGGTGGTTATTTACAAGACCATCAATTACAAGGGAAATTAAGAAAGTTTAGAGAACTCCACCTAGACGGCGATTGTTTGCTGGTCTATAAAGTTGAAAATGGGGCTATAATTTTACGTAACATCTACTCTCATAAAGAGCTTGACAGTCTCGAAGGTTCTCTTGTTCTTTTCTCATCTTTAAATATAACAGAAGCTTCAAATGAAACACAAGATTAAACGTAAGAAAGTAAACTTTGATCCTAAAATAAGAATGGCTAGAGCTGTTCATTATGACGAAGATGGTTTCTTATTAAACCCAACAGAATATCAACTTCTTAGGTGGTCGAGACGAATTGAAAAAGAGGAATTCAAACCTGCAACCTGCCTTGCAGACATCTTAAACGACGAATGGGATTAACCTCACTTACCCTTAATCTTTGCTGAATTTGAAAATTTTTAGTAGAATTAGACTAGATATGTATTTAAACTATATTGATAAATATCCTATCTATTAACATAGAGAGAGACATATAGCTATACCCATACAACAGATACCACATAAGGCGGGGTGGGAGGGAGGAAGACCGAACCGCCCCGCCGCCCACTTTCCAAGTCTTGACTTCGTTACTTCCCACCGCCACTCATCTCTGTGCCATGCGCAGCAAGCAGACGGCAGCCCTTGACCACCAGACCCGAACGGCTTACTTCCCAGATTCCGACCTCGTTACTTCCAACCTAACAGCAATGTATCGTAACAGCCCTCAATATCGCCTCAAAACTTAACCGAACCGCAACATCTCAAAACGTCCACAGAAAGCAGACATTACAGTTTGAATTCCTATAGAGGAACATCTCCAGATTTCCGCTCTAAACTTAACCCATATCGTCTGTTGATTTCGCCCACAGACTCCAGCCCTGAGATTCTCTCTTGGCTAATGCCTTGACAGCAGAGTCTGACCCTCGACCACAGCAACCTAACAGACTCCCATTTTTGATCCAGATATCGTCCGAAACTTAAAAAGACTAAACAGCCTACAAACAGCAGACATATTAAGTCAAAATCCTATAGGGAAACATAACCAGATTTTGGGTCAAAACTTAAACGGAATATATCCTCCAACATAACCTATAGAAAACCTTGTAGAAACAGCCTACCGTAACCTAACCTATAAGGAGCTTGAAATGATAACAGATTTCTTGATGAACTATTTAGCCAAGGCAGAGGGTACTAACGTCCACTATAACAAGAATGAACAGGACATAACTTCCCCCTATGGTATTTACCGCCAAGCCCACCCAACAGCTCAGATCTTTGTAACCATAGATAACGCTGCCAGAGCCATAGGCTTGACTTCTAAGTCATTCCAATGGCAGAAGGCAGATTTGGATCGCTTGAATGACTATCTTGTCAGAAATAACCTTATGGCTAACCTGAGGGCACAGGCTCAGGACTTCTATGACGGCTACTTTGCGAAGTTCCCATTGGATAAATTCCCAGAGCCCTGCCAAGTTGCAGTATTCTCTTGCTACGTCAATTCGCCTAAGCTTGCAGCTCGGGCAGTGCAAGAGGCAATCAATCAACTCATCAGCAATGGGCTAGTAAGCCAGCAGCCCTTGTCGGCGGATGGCATATTCGGTGCAGGATCAACTTCAGCCTTGTCAGCCGTAGTAAGTTCCTATATCGGTTCTAATCGTGACAGAGCTCTTTATTTTGAATCCTTGATCCTTTTCAATATGTCCAGAGCCTATGCACAGCTGGTCGTTGATAACCCAACCCGAAACATAACCTATCTGCGAGGTTGGCTGAACCGTCTAGAGCTCTTGACGAGACAGTAAGAGACGTAGAGCAGATGAATTTAATTGTAATAAGTGTAAACTCTTTAAATTTAAGTTCATTTGTTCTACTATATCGGTGAAAATTCTTAAAAGGATAAGAAAATGGCTACCAACGCTATGCTTTACGCTCGACATAGCAAGACGAACCGCATCCACGGCATCTACGTGCATTGGGACGGCGACTCCTGCTTTGCGACGTTAAACGAATACTATAAGAGGCAGGATCGAGTCGATGAGTTAATCGAACTCGGCAGCTTGTCTTATTTGGCGCAACATATGCATGTGCCTGAGGGCAAGGTGCATACCTACGATAACCCTGACCATGACGTCTGCCTGTTCCACCACAGAGACTGCAATGAGTCCTTGAATATCTTGACCTTACCAGAAAACGTCCATACCGTTCAAGAGTGCTTGTCAACTCAGACTGAAGAGTATAATTACTTCTATTGTCCAGAGAAGCAGGGTTGGTTGGCGTATAAGGGAGATGAGCCTATCTCGTCTTGGAACGCAAGTCTTGGCTTATCCGATGCAGACTTCGCAAATGTTCAGTTTGAGCCAGTCCTTGACCTAACAGTCCGAATCAAGGCAGTCAATAGCATTATGGCTCTTGCTTTTAAGAGCTTGAGCTCAGATAAAGACCCCGTTTCTGGCTTGATTCCAGCCTATAAAATTAATCGTCTAAAAGATCAGTTGAAGGCTAAGCTTGAGTCACCGTCTGCAGATCTTGACTTCAGCATCTGCCCTAGCGTATCAGCTAAGCAGATCCGTGAAATCTTATCACAAGCAACCATTAACAGCTTGATTGATAAGGCAATCGACCCAAAGACGATAGACCAGACTAAGACTGAGGAGCCGCTTCTTGGTGATTCTCATATAGATGCTTCCTCTGATCTGAACCTGCAGGACGATCTCGACAACTACATCGAAAAGAAAGCTATGCTTGAAGCGTTGGAGAAAGAGGTTAAGGCTCTGTCTGATCGAATGAAGGCTAAGTTCGCTAATCTTGACTATAGCAGGCTTGAAGATGGTAAGACCTATGAGGTCAGCACATATAAAGGTAATGTCATAGCATTTACAGAGGTTAAGTCCTCTCGTCTTGACACATCTGCTCTCAAGAAGGCTTACCCAGATCTTTACAAAGAGTTTAGTCGAGAGTCTACTTCTGTCAGAATGACGGTCAAGAACAAAGATGAGAAGTAACAACACAAAACAAGTAGTAAATTAAACGAAATAAGCTTAAAGTAATGGGTTCATTTACCTATTACTTTAAGTAGACTTTAACACAAGGAGATGAAAGATTTGAATTAATATTACACAGAAACATAACGTCAAACGTTAAGGATTACGCAGAGGCGGACGAAAGTCCAAGAAGATTACAATTAAGATTATGCTAAATGTTAAAGGTTTAAAAATGAGTACAAATACACAAAACAACACAGCCGTCGAGGAGTTCAGCCTTGATGATGTAGAGGTCAAATCAAATAAAATTGAGAAGTTTAAGGTCGAGAAGGACTATCGATATCGTGTCGGCTTGCCGTTGATTAACGATAATGGTAAGGTCATCATAAAGAAAGTCGATTTCTTTACTTTAGAGAAAGATGAGGGAACGCCTGAGGCTAAATTCTACTCATGGCGGGCTTCTGGTGACCCAGAGCTTGACCGCTTGGCTAGAGAGCGGGGTGCAAGCCTTAAGACTCGATATGTGACTCTGTTTGTCGTTTATCGAACGAATAAGGCAGGTCAGCCATTGAATCCTCTGTCTTGGGATATACTTCCCGTAGTCATGGATGGAGATAAGGTAGCAGCCTTGAAAGAAGTGAACGCTGAGTGGGATTTGGCAACGATTGATCTTTCAATTACAACTAAGAACGCCCAGTATCAATACCACACCTATACTCCGTTAAAGACAGCGATCTGGAAGCTTCCAGCAGGTGACCCAAGTCTTGAGAAGCTAGGCTTGTCTGCTCCTATTACAGCAGAGGTCACAGCGGCAGCTAAGGCTGCGGCAGTTGATATGGTCGATGCAGTGGCTTATGAAAGATCTGCAGATTGGATTAAGCAGGCACTTGGCTTGACTTCTACTCCAGAGGCAGCCGTCGGTCAGCCAGCTAACATCGATGAAGCGTTTAATGATTTAGAGGTTAGTGACATCTAGTCGCTTAAACAATTAGAGTCAGGCTACACATATAAAGCTTGACTCTATACAAACACATCTTAAGAAAGGATTAAAGATGAACAAGACAGAATTGGTCGGTCAGCTAAAAGTTGCGTATAAGTCGTCTGAAGACAACGCTAAGAAAACCCTAGAGGCAACTATGGAGGTCATTATCGACGCTTTACAAAGAGAGGGCGAGGTTGTCCTACCAGGTATCGGTAAGCTTGTAACAGAGACTGTTCCAGAGAAAACTTATAACGGCTTTGGCAAGACTGTAACAAAAGCGGCTCACAAACGCGTTAAACTCGTCGTATCTGATGGCTTTAAGAAAGCTATCAACGAATAACAAACACTTAGGCAGCTTAGTCTGCCTAAGATATTTCACAGAGAGGCAGTGTTCCTGCTTTTGTCCTGCCTCTCTGTGAAATATCTACAAACTTTTAACTTTGAGGACTTTGAATTATGGAAGACCAGCCACATCAACTATTCGTAAAAAAGAGAAGCGGTAAGATTGAACTTTTAGACATCACTAAAATACAGAAGCAGACGGAAGCAGCTTGTTCGAATCTTAAGAATGTATCGCAGTCAGAGTTAGAGCTTGATGCCCAGTTATCTTTCACTAACTTAATCAGCACAGCAGACTTACAGGCAACATTGATTAAGACAGCCGTTGATAAGATAGACGTAGATAGACCTGATTGGACTTTTGTAGCTGCTAGGCTGTTTCTTTATGATCTGTATCATAGAGTCGTTCAAAACTATAAGAAGAAAGGCTATTCAGCGCTCCCCTTGTCTTTGAGTGAATACATAGAGGTCGGCACAGCAGAGGGAAGACTATACTCAGACCTAGCCGTCGGCTATGACCTAAGGGACTTAAATAACTACATAGAAACGTCTAGGGACTTGCAGTTCACCTATATGGGTATAAAGACCTTATATGACCGTTACCTCGTCAAGGATCGCAATAATGACCCTATAGAGCTGCCTCAGCATATGTTTATGGGCATTGCTATGTTTCTAGCTCAGAATGAGAAAGATAAACAGCAGAAAGCTAAGGACTTCTATGATGTCATGTCTAAGTTTGAGGTCATGCCAGCCACTCCTACGTTATCCAATGCCAGAACGGTTAAGCATCAGTTGTCCTCTTGCTTCGTAGGTTCAGCCCATGACTCTATAGAAGGCATAATGGACTCATTAAGAGAGCAGGCAATACTTTCTAAGTTCGGCGGGGGCATAGGTTGGGACTGGGCGAACATAAGAGCTACGGGGTCAGACATCAGGGGTTATAAAGGCGCTAGTTCGGGCTTGATTCCGTTTATGAAAATAAACAATGATCTTATGATAGCAGTAGATCAGCTGTCAGTAAGGAAGGGTGCAGCTGCGGTCTACCTAGAGCCTTGGCATAAAGATGTCTATGACTTCATAGATTTGAAAAAGAACTCGGGCGAGGAGCGCAGGCGCGCACACGATCTATTTCCAGCTTTATGGATTAACGATCTGTTTATGGAGCGTGTAGAGTTTGATCAAGATTGGACTCTGTTTGATCCGCATGAAGCTAAGGGCTTAACATCTCTTTATGGTGATGAGTTCAATAAAAAATACGTTGAATATGAGAACAATCCTGATATAAGCAGGATCACAGTCAAAGCTAGACATCTCTGGAAGGCTATTTTAACGAACTACTATGAGTCTGGCTCGCCATTCTTGGCATTTAAAGACACAGCTAATGCCAAAAATCCTAATAACCATGCAGGGTTGATTAGGTCAAGTAACTTATGTACTGAGGTGTATATTAACACAGAGCCAGATCAATACAAGACCAGAATTATATGCTATGACTCAACGGGTAGTCGTCATTATGCAGACTACGATGAAAAAGAGCTCGTTAAGGTCGAAAACAAAGAGGGCTATACATCTAATAAGCCAGCTAAGTCTGTCACAAGCCTTGACAGTAACTTCTACGCCACAGAGCAGGTCAGAATAAATGGCAAGACTGCCGTCTGCAATCTAGCCAGCATAAACCTATCAAAGATTAACAAAACAGAAGACATTAATAGGGTGGTTCCTATCGCTATCCGTATGCTTGATAATGTCATAGATCTGAACTTCTATCCTTTAGAAAAGATACGATTGTCGGCAGAGAAAGACAGGGCTATAGGTCTGGGCGTGATGGGTGAGGCTGAGTATCTGGCTACGCATCAGATTATGTTTGGAACGCCAGAGCACTATAAAGATATAGATCGTATAATGTCAGATGTTAGTTACAATGCTATTTTGGCGTCATCTAACTTAGCGAAGGAACGAGGCAGCTACTCTCAATTCAAGGGGTCTAAGTGGTCTAAAGGCATATTCCCTGTTGATATGGCTAATACGTTAACAAGGGCTTTGACTCCGCCTCATAAGCAGGATTGGAATAAGTTAAGAGAGCACGTTAAGCAGAACGGTATGAGGAACGGTTATCTCATGGCTATAGCCCCAACCTCGACAATTTCAATCCTTGTAGGAACTACTCAAGCTATAGAGCCTGTTTATAAGAGAAAATGGTACGAGGATAATCTATCAGGCTTGACTCCTGTAGTCGTTCCTCATCTCTCACCAGATACGTGGCAATATTATATCCCAGCATATGACCTAGACCAAATGTGCTTGGTAGAGGCTGCTGCCGTTCGTCAGAAGTATATAGACCAAGGGCAATCGTTAAATATCTTTATGAACCCTAAGAAAGCCAAAGGTTCATATCTGTCTGCGTTATACAGACGAGCTCATGCTTTAGGGTTGAAGTCAACTTATTATTTACGATCAGAGAGTCCAGATGAGGCAGATGTGAATGTAGCAGACAGAACGATCGAGTGTCAAGGTTGCCAGTAAGCCTAGACACATATTCCAGTTAAGGAGAACAAAATGTTAGGAATAATCATCGGTTATTTATTAGCTTTCATTTTAGGTGCATTGTGCATGCCAATTTTAATCTTTCTAAGGGCACGTAAGTGTGATCAGTGGGATAAGTCAAATATGACTAACATATACAGAATCGTTGCTCATCTGGCTGCCCATCCTGATGACTTTGGCAAGATGCAGTATAAAGATGGTAAGAAGCCATTTTGGTATATCAGTAAGGATGAGCTTTCGGATGTGGTCAACAGCAGACCTAATCAAGATCCAGCTAAAGACATAAAGTCTGATGGTATTGAAGAAGCGGATGCTGAATAAGTTTAAAAAATAGAGCTAAAGTATTGAAAATACCATTAGAGACTCCTACATAGACACAAATTTCTTTTAAAGGAGAACAAAATGAAGAAGTTTCTAATGGGCTTAGCTCTGTTAGGTGTGGTTGTGTCGCAGTCGGTTGCTGGTGACCAAGAAATATATAAAAAATACAACTTTGTATTAGATTTTATGAATGATGGTGCAGTTCATTTTACTGTTTATGACCTTAATGGAACTAAGATACGAGATTCTAATACCTTTGTTCCTAATCTAGAGTTTGAAAGTCTTAATGATGCAAGAAAGGCGGACAAAATCGTAAACAAAGTTTGTAAGGGCAAGAGAATTTATGCTTCAAATTCATATGATTTTATTTGTGGCGATGAAAATAAGAAATATGAATATGTTCAGTTGCTTATTGACGCAGATATAAAAGTAAAGTAAAGGTGTGAGATGAAGAAGTTTCTAATGAGTTTAGTTTTTCTAGGCTCAATTGTAACTGGTTCAATCACAGCAGAGGTAGACAGCGGTTATCTTATCTTGGATAAATTCCAAGACGGCAAGATGCATATGACTGCTTATGATAACAATGGAAGTAAGAGATACTCTTTCACCCATACGCCTCGTTTGTCCTATGATAACCCTGCTCTTATATCTAAGGCAGATGCAGTAGTGAATGAGGTTTGTCAAGGTAAGAAAGTCTATGAAGTCTGGGCTTATAACTTCTTGTGTGGAGATGATGAGAATAAGCAAGACTTCCTACAAATGTTAATCAACGCAGAGATCAGAGTAACTCTGCAAGATAAATAAAAATTCTTTTAAGGAGAGAATGATGAAAAAGTTTCTAGCAAGTGTAGCTTTGTTAGGTTTGGTTGCAGCTAATTTGGTTGCTGGTGATGTTAAAGTCTATGAGGACAGTATCTTAACTCTTGACAAAATGCAAGGCGGAACAGTCTTTTATTCTGTTTATGATAAAAGCGGAAATAAGATCGGCGAGGATAAATACACTCCAAGCTTAAGATATGATCACATCGATCTTAAGTTGGCAGTCGATAGGGAAGTAAACAAATCTTGCAAGAACAAGAGAATCTATGCCATGACTGAGTACGATTTTATTTGCGGCACAGATAAAAGAAAATTTGATCTGCTTCAGATCATAACAGGTCAAAGTCTAAGGGTTAAGGCAATAAACTAAATGAGTCAGGTAATCGCAAAGAAGGAGATTTACGACCCTAGTTCGAAGGAATCACTGGATGACCGCAGAGTGTTTGGCGGTCATCCAGATGGCATTTTGAACTTTACTAAAGCAAAGTACCAATGGGCGCTGAACCTCTGGGACATTATGGAAGCGAATACTTGGTTTCCTCGTGAGGTTCAGATGACGCAGGATGCTAAGGATTATAAGACTAAGTTAACAGCGCAGGAGAAGCGTATGTATGACTTAGTCTTGTCACAGTTGGTCTTTATGGATTCATACCAGACAGAGAACTTAGGTGATAACATCAATCCTTACATCACTGCGCCAGAGATAAATGCTTGCTTGGTGCGTCAGGCATATGAAGAGGCTAATCACTCTAAATCTTATGCGGTAATGATTGAGTCAATTTCAGAGAACACATCAGATATTTACGATATGTGGAGAACTGATGCCACGCTCAGAAAGAAAAATGACTTTATTGCTAACGTCTATAGAGAGCTGGCTGGAGATGTAACTCCAGAGAAGATGATCTTGGCTATGTTTGCTAATCAGATCTTAGAGGGTATTTACTTCTATGCGGGATTTGCTGCGATGTATGCTTTGGGTAAGTCTGGCAAGATGTTAGGGTCGTCGCAGATGATCAGGTTCATACAGAGAGATGAGGTTACTCATCTGCTTCTGTTCCAGAATATGATTAACAGCACACGAAAAGAATACTCTAACCTATTCACCTCAGAGCTCAAGGTCAAGGTCATAAATATGTTCCGCGAAGCCGTAGTTCTTGAGTCTGAGTGGGGTGCATACATCACGCAAGGTCAGATACTAGGCTTCACGCCAGAGTTGATATCGCAGTATATACAGCACTTGGCAGATAAGAGGTTAACTGCTGTCGGTTATCCTAAAGAGTTTAACGTTGAGAACCCTCTTAAGTGGGTTGATGCGTTCAGTTCTTTTAACGAACAGAAGATTAATTTCTTTGAGGGCAACGTCATTAATTACTCTAAGGGTGGCTTGGAGTTTGATGACGATGAATTTTAATTTAAGAAAACTTTAAGTAACCATATGTTTAAGTTAATTTTAAGCTTAAACATATGGCTTTATATTTAACTTCCAGCAGTAACAGCTCTATTATATCACAAAAACTAAACGAAAGGTCTTTATATGGATTTTTCCAAACTGAAAGAAAAGTTATCATTGAAGCCAACCATAGACTACCATACCCTGCAGATGAAAGAGCAGATTATAGAGGACTTATTAGAAAAAGGTAAAAACGTATTCTTGACTGGCGGGGCTGGTGTAGGAAAGACCTATATAACTAACCTGATCTGTTCCGACCCTAGAGTCACAGCTGTTCGTTTAGCATCTACAGGTGTGGCTGCTCACCTCATCAAGGGTATGACTGTTCATAGATTCTTTAGGTTCGGTCTGTCGAATAGCCTAGAGCAACTAAGGGCATGGGATCTGAAGTCAGTTAGAGACTTTGCCTTGAACTGTAATTTGTCAGAGGATCGGGCTAGAGATTTGATTCATCGTAAAATCGAATACAACCTACGAGCCAGCAATATGTTAGTAATCGATGAGGTTAGCATGCTGTCTAAGAGCTTGATTGATATGATATTCTTTAGGCTGAACTCTTTAGAGATCCATATTCCTATCTTGTTCGTAGGTGACTTCTATCAGTTGCCGCCAGTAAGTAAGAACGTCAAGCCAGAGTTTGCCTTTGAGTCTAGTAACTGGAACGTTAGATTATATGAGCTGACAGACATAAAGCGAACATCGTTTAAAGACTTCGCTGATATTCAATCTAAGGTGCGAAAGGGTATAAAGACTCAAGAGGTACTCGACTATGTCGACAGACTCTCTCATAACCCTTACAAAGAGGACTCCTTGCATCTGTTTGCTACGAATGCAGAGATTGATTCTTACAACATAGAAAAGTTGAAGGCACTACCAGGTAATGTTATGCGCTCCACATTCAGATACAACCAGTCTTTATACAAAGAAAAAGACGTACTGAAATTCATAGACGAGGACTTGCTCATAAACCCTAACTTTTACTTTAAGGTCGGGGCTAGAGTCTTGTTCGTCACAAATGAGCGAGATCCTTATGATGACGTTATGCTTTGGTTCAACGGAGAGCAAGGAACCATAACCGGCTTAGATACTAACAACGGCGTTATTATGGTAAAAAAGGACAATGACAAAGAGGTCATGGTTCATAGACATAGGTTCCAGAAGGTAGAGATCAAGGACGCTAAGATTAATATCGTCTGTGAGGTTGAGCAGTTCCCGTTGCGTCTGGCTTATGCCATTTCAATACATAAGTCTCAGGGCTTGTCCTTAGAGTCAGGACATATAGACTGCTCTAGGTTCTTTCTGCCAGAGCAGTTCTTTGTAGCTCTGTCAAGGTTTACAGATCCGAACAAACTATCTATAGCGAACTTTAGATCTAGCTTGATAAAGTTTAATCCAGAGTCGGATCAATATTACGCAGATAATCCCTCTTGCTTTAACCCAGATTATAAGCTGGATAAATATGTAAAGAGTCAGTATAACATTCCAGACTTGCCTGAGTCTGAAAAAGACGATCAAGATTCATCATCTTTTGGCGTTAAGTCAGCGTTAGATAACATATCTGAGAGTCTAGAGGATGATACTCCGCCATGGGAGGAGCCAGAACCTAAGATGGATATGACGGTTGAGGAATACGAAGAGCTTTATAAAGAAGATCATGATATTCCATTTTAAAGGACAAAAAGTGAGACGGATAATAAACCTTAAGAAACCGCAGAGAAAGACAATAAAGATCTTAGACCCTAATATGGACTTAACTGGAGTGGATCTTTCACTTATTCCGCAAAGGAAGCAAATAGACAAAGAGTTGATAATATTAAGCATCTTAGTCGTTGCTGCCATTGTAGCAGATCTATTCTGTATCTATGTCATAGTTAATGTCTAGTCTATTAAAGCTAGACATTAAACAATTTGCAAAAATAATTGAAAATCCTCTACAAACTGCACAATACCTATTGCAATAAATTTGCAAATATGCTATAATGTCCTCATAAAACACCAAGAAAGGCAGGAACAAAAAGATGAAACTAACAGACAAAGAGGTCAGCATGGTAGTTGACGCAGGTCTAGATTACAGAGACGGATACAGCGGTCGAGGCATGTTCGGTGCAGAGACTCAAGCAATCGTAGGCTCAGAGTTTCAGATTATGAAATTCAAGGATGAGCTCCTTGATTATGCAACGGAGACAGATGATAAGGATTGCTTGGCGCTTCTAAAGAAGATTAACCACGCTAAATGGGATAGTCTTGGTAAAGGCGTAGTTCTTTACTAGATTTGTAAGAGAAAGGATTTATTAAAATGAACGAGCAGATGAAGGTTATTTTAACGTCAATGGCATTTTTGCTTGTTATCGTATTTCTAGGAAGCTACTCCTTAAGTAAGCTAGATCTTACAGAGGAGATTGTTAAGCAGGTTAAGTCTGGAGATAAGACCTTATACTGTCTATTCAGTGACGGTTGGCGAGAGGTTCCTAAGGAGAAAGTCATAGACCGAGAGGCAGAGAACGGTTATTGGATCTTTGATAACGGTTATGCCAAGACTTGCAAGGTCAGATAACATACAGACAGAGGGTGTAGTTATGAAACGATCCGTAAAAATGATTAATAGAGTTTATGTCGCGCCGCAGTATGAACGAATTGCTATGGAAGGCGTTAACATCAGAAGCTGGATTAAAAACCAGCTTTATGACATAATTAAGTCAGGTAGAAAGAAGTTAGGCATCAATTATGCTCCAGTTCGAGTAGAGTTTGAGTTCGGGTCAAGAAAGATAAAATACGAGTCAGACTTTAAGTTTCGTTTGTATCTAGATACGACAAAATCAACGGATAAATGTATTAACATAACAAGTAAGCACTTTACAATTACCACTACGGCTGACCGTCTGCATGACATCGCTCTCTTGATTAAGCGGGTCGAGAGGAAGCTCCTGCCACTTATGCAAGAGTTGCAGATGAAGGTGGCGAAAGTAACAGGCTCAGATCATTCAAACCTAGAGATAAGCTTAAGCGACATTTTTGTAATAGACCAAAGGTTGCTTATACAATCTTACCCATTCGGCAGAGATAGGTACAAGGAAGGCTTCAGAACTTTATGTAAGTCTATTCAGCTCTTTGAGGATTATGAGCTGAAACATATACTTTACTATCCAGCAGAGTCGGTGTCAGAGAAAGAGGCGCAAGAAGCCCTCGATGCCTTGTCAAATACAATTTACTAAGGGGTGCATTATGTATGAGTTACCAACAGAGGATAGACAGCATTTATTCAACCATGGATTGAGTGTCAAGAACTATATTTGCTTCCGCTTGACTAAGTTTCTAGATGGCAGAAGACCATCCTTAGTGTTTAGTGCCAAAGATTTAGAGTTCAGTACATCTACAGATAAGGATGGTAAGTTATGTACATTCTTTAAGCTGTCTATTGTTCCTTTGGTCAGGTCAAAGCGAGAGATCTTGGTAAAGAGCAATTTATGCTCTGTTCTCTTGTCTAGGTCAACTTTAGAAGAGGGGACAGATCTATTTTTGAAGTTAGATCGCAAAATAAAGCGAACTTTACAGCAACTTCATGACGAGGTTCAGAAACGGGTCGGTCATCTTACTCATCTCTGGCTGTTTAATTCAGATCGGTATAAGTTCTTAGAGGTTAGTGTTTATCATAACTGTACTCCAGATGAAGCTACAGATTACATCGAGAGAACAGTAGAGATAAATAAATTATACTTTGTCTGTTTCAAGGTTTATTTTAAGGTAGATGAGAAGCAGTATAAAGGAGCTCCTTTTAAGAAAACTCCAGAGGAAGCTGCGGCAGAGGAATTTTTGTATAACTTCCTCGTAAAGAATATTTTTTAAAAAGGACTTGATTATGCAATCGAATTCAGATGAATATCTTAAGTTCCATGAGCAGAAGCTTAGGTATGAGGGTGCGGCGTTAGAGCGCTTTAGCTTGATGGCACTCTATTTCTTAAAGAACACTACCTCAGACACAGTTCATAACATTCTAGAGACCACAAAGGACTTATATCCATTGGTAGAGGACTTTATTGAAAACAGAGAGCCGATACGTAAAGCTTTCCAAGAGATGACTTGTGGTGCTTGTGTCTATAGCTTCTCTCTAAACACAATTACGTTAGAGCTGTATGACTCTACAGACAAAAGAGTCTATTTAAATATAGACTCCTCTTTGGCTTATGAGAACGATAAGTTCTTTGAGGAATATTTCCAGAGCTTTAAGGATGAGTTACAATATATTTTGAAAACCTTAGAAAAAGAGCAGAAATGAAAGTAAGTTTATACAACGATGGCATAGGTTACATCACAGACGAGGTATCAACAGTTCCGTCTATTTATGCCAACTTCTCAGAAGAGATGAGAATTAAGTTCGTCACAGATATGGCTGCTGTATCCAGAGGTAAGTTTGAATCGAACAACGCATTTAAAAGATACGATAAGCTGTTAAAAGAGGCGGCTCCAACCAGATACAGACAGGACGTCATTAGGACATATAATAAAGAAGACATTCCTCTGTCAAATACTCCGTCTAGACCGTTGGAGTTTATCCCTGTAGTCTTGAACCTAGAGCTTGATGGCTCTTGTGTTAACTTGCAGTTGCTTAATAGATGGTATACAATTCCTTTAGGTGTCTTTATCAACCGAATAGGTAGGTATTCTTTCATAGACGACGGTCGTCTTTACACGAACCTCAGATGTCTTTTAAACGCTGGTATTGAATACAACCAGATTCCTTACAATGATTTTAAGGAGGTCTTTCCGTTTAAAGCATTTAGAGCTAAGATTCCTATGTTTGTCTGGAGCCAGTTTATGACCCATACGCAGATCTCGAAGGAATCGCAATCAGACCGTGTAGCGGAGGAATCAGATTACTGGCTGCCGTATGATTTTAACAGCAGACTCATTGATAGGCGTCAAACTATAAGACTTTTATTCCAAGAAGAGTTAGAGATATTCTTAGAGAGTCATGAAGCAGCCATAGATCTCCTCTTGAACCATCTGTCGCAGATGGAGTGTCAGGATCTGTTTGAACAGCTGGGATACAATAGAGAGATCTATAGTCGAGCTCCATATTACTTCAAATACAAAGAGGTAGTATTCGCAGCTTGGTCTAATAACTCAGACACGTTTCAGCACTTCTTGTTAGAGCGCAATGCATATCCAGAGCTACATAAGAACTGGACGCAGAAAGAAACTGCAGAGTTCGCTTCTGGCTTGAGGCAGATCTTAGAGGCAGACAAAGATTATCCATATACGGATCTTTAATCGTTGTTAGTTTTCTTAATAGTTTAACATTTAATGAAAGGTAATAAAATGAAATTATTTGCAACATCCGCTCGTAAATTAAAAGCGAATTCTATAGAAGACATCGAGAAAAAGATTACAGATGTCTTAAAAGATAAGTTTAACCTCGTTGGTAGTCCTGAGTTTGGAGACGTAAAAGACGGTTGGTTTACTTTTATTGTTTCTGTAGTTGATGATGGAACTACAAATTTACAAATGACTTATACTTCTCATCATTCTTTGTATATGACGTGGGATACTAAGTTATACAAGACTTCAATCTCTACAAAGCGATTGGTTCAGCTTGCAGAAACTATGGCAGAGGTAGAGAAGAAGATTCAGCCTTTATTTGATGTTCTGGTAGATTCTATTGAATAAACACTCAAAGTAAAGTTTTTATAAAAATTTTACATCGCCGAAATCGCTTACACACTGCACGATTTCGGCGAATTTTTTCAAAAATCATTATGTTATAGTCTATTTTAGATATTTAAATTATATAAGATAATATCCTAGTATATTCATACACACACATACCATACTATGTACTACCGCAATGCGGAAGAATGGATAAAAAAGATCCCCGCCCCGCCCACGCCCGCATCACAAGCCGCTTGACTTCAAGTCTCAGCCTCCAGTTTCAGTCCAAAGCAACAGATGGCAGATGCAGAGCTTGACCAAACAGCCACAGATCCTAGCTTCTGCAGCAGTCCGCATTCCTCAGAGGTTGACAACAGAACAGACTCCCAAGCCATGCCCTTTCAGGCTCGGCTCATACACAGCAGCCACCAGACAACAGACAACAAAGGCAGAAAATCTTGCAGATCAGATTTTTAGTAAAATTTGGTGATTAATTTATCTTGCCCGTTCTTCTATCCCTTTGTATTTCCACAAATGGGCAGTAGAACGGAACCACAACACCCGAACCTTAAAAAACCGAACTTCCCACAGAATCGAACCTAGAGGTTAGTCACTCCCAGAGGCGCAGCTCCAGATTTTGGCTCTAAACTTAAACGAACAGATAAGACAGCCAATATCCCCGCAGACCCGCACAGCCAGCGGGCTTCTCGCCTAACTCCAGTGCTTGTCTAACAACCGCAGACGACAAAAGACAACAAAACTCGTTAATCCTTAACCTCCCAACTCCTAAAAAGAACCTCGATTCCGCTCCGAAACTTAACCGAACCGCAACATCTCAAAACGTCCACATAAAGCAGACATCATAAGTCAAGACCATATAGGGTCAGGACTCCATATTTTGCTCCGAAACTTAACCCAGATGAGTCCAAAGACAGTTAAGACTCTTGAAACAAAACGAACATCATTCTATTATCCCCATAAACTAAACCGAAAGGACACAAAATGACGAAAATGGCAACAGCAAACAAAAGAACAACATTCGATGTCTTGTGGTTCATCCGCGACGAGATCAAAAAGTTATCAAAAGATCTAACTTACGACCGATCTGGATTATCTTTCTGGATTCAACCCGACATTCTTGGCGACACAGAAGACACGCAACAGACCCAACCAGGTTTGTTCCAGTTCTTTATCGTCTTGAAAACAAAAGGCGTCCGAGCAACCAGTCCGTCCTTGAAAGGAACTCACTGCGAGCTAATTGTTCCTGAATCAAAGATTGAGGACTATGCCCCCTTGTTTAGAAAGATCGAGAGGCAGATTCCTATCTTGGTCGAAACCATAAAGAACGGCATCCGAGAGGTATCTGGATACCCAACCGAAATCCGCCTCGTTCAAGAGCGGCTATCCTACAAGCTTCTTGTAAAGGTCTATGTCGAAGGCTCAGCCCTTGACCGCCATAGCTTGAAAGTCAACGGCTTCTTGTCAAACACAGGCAAATACGAGCTTGAGGTCAGCTTCCGTCAAGATAAGCAAGCAGCCGTCGACTGTCTGCTTAACCTAACTGAACCTTACTTTAAGTTCGATTAACAAATACTGAAAGGAACACATAAATGAAAGACGATTTATCAACAACTCAAATGGCTTCAGCAGACAGCTTATCCCCGTCGAAGCCATTTATGAGCACCGTCTACAGCCAGATGGAGCCATTCCATTTGTCTGAGCTCTTGGCTATACAAGCGGAACTAAATCAAGACATTGTTCCTGACTGGAAGCAGAGAAACCTAGACTTCGCTCTTGCGGCTATTCTCGAAACGGGCGAGGCTCTTGACTGCTTACCATGGAAGTGGTGGAAGGAGACCAAATACCAAAAGCAGAGCTTGATCATCGAGATGATCGACATTTTGCACTTTCTGTTCAGCTTGGCTCTGTCGGAGAAGGATCAATTTTGGCAGGATCCGACCGCAGCGATCTGGCGGGCATTTAAATACCCGCCAACATCCCTTGTTCCCGCAACGCAAGAGCAAGAGATCATTAACGTCCGAGAGGCTCTCTTGGAGCTAATCCACTTCTTGACGCAGTATCGGCTAAACAAATACGTTCCATCTTTGGAGAAAGCCTTTGAGCTCTGGCTGCGGGCTTGGACGTCTTTGAGCCAGACCCTCTTGCAAACCAGGACCTATTACCTTGCGAAAGAGGCTATTAACCGCTTCCGACAGCTGCATGGGTATAAAGACGGCACTTACCGAAAGGAACTCTTAATACCGTCTGCATTCGTCGGAGGGTGGGATTTCTGCATCTTTGTCGATGAGCCGATCGAGGATGCTCTGTTCCGCCTAGAGCTTGAGATCCGCCAGCAGCTGGAACAGCCTAAGCCTGATCTCGGTGTCATGGATGACAGCGGCGTTGCTAAGATCTTGGCTGAGGTCGCTCCAGCTCACCCAGAGATCCGAGATTTCATTTATGGCGGCTTTGAGTTGATCTACAAGCTTTGTCCAGAGGCAAACGAATAATCAAAAGCCCATTACAAACTGCAGGATATGTATTGAAGTTATAAAACTATTCTGCTATTATGTTCCCAAGAAGTCGATGGATTCAGGATCTTGAAGGGCTTGAATCCATCGACGGATCAAAAAGAAAGGCAGGAACAAAACAATGTTACTCGAAGATATCAAAGAGCTTCCGTTCGACAAGAAACCTAAGATCGTTCAGGAAATTATAAAAGAGCTGTCTAAGTTAAGGAACACTCCTTATTACAACTTCTATGCGGTCGATAACAACAGTTACGCGTTCACAGCAGACACAGCTTGGCATACAGTCAGCTTGATCTATAAGGAGAGCAATTTCTATATGGCAGACGATGTTTATATCGTTCTTAGCGGAGATGGCATAAGATTCCAGAATGTTCAGGTATTCTCTGATCTTGTTTCAGCGGTGGCAGCTTTTGCTAAAGAGATCTCAGATCTCATGGAATATGAATCTGAAACTAATTAATATAAACAAAGGATGAGATATGCAATGGAACCCATCAGATATTAACAACAGACTTCAGCCAGCAGACGGTAGTAAGCATAAATACCACTCGGATCTGTCTGTATTTGTTAATCCCTTGACGATTGGCTTGGTTAAGAACTCAGACGGTTCATATACATCAGAGTTTGAGAAATATCTCAAAGATGACAAGGCTAAGAGTGCTTGTAGCGGGTTCAAAAAGTATAACCTTAACGCTTTTCGCCATATTTGTAACATATTACTGGCGGATAATGTGGAGGAGCAGTTATCGGAGCAGGACAAGGCGTTTATGGCTCTAAATGGCTCACAATCAAATAGCTTAATCTTGTCTTGGGCATCGAAGGCAACGGAGTCTTTCGCTCCAGACCGTTATGGGATAATAAAAGAGCTCGTGAATGATGCTCGAAGAAACCCTGACGTAATAACTCCCGTCTTAGCCTTGCCAAATGTCTTGTATGTCCTGATTTTAAACAGCTTGCAGAGTAAAAGGAATAAAAGAGCAGATGCTCTCGTAACAGATGCTTGTCCTACAGACCTCGTTTACTCTCCTTATATTGTCTATGTCAGCTATACCAGAATGCTAGTCGAGATTACGTCACTTATAACAGAGACCAACTGGTCGGCGGTGTTTCTGTTAAAGGATCTTTATTTTTCCCTTGAATTATTATCCTCGGCATTCTATAAAATGATTGCTTATAGCGACTACAACAAAAATAAATAGAAAGAAGGGCATAATGAACAACCACCCATTAAACATTAAGTCAGCTATACTGGCTAACGCTCAGGCGGCAGCTTCTAAGTATAACCTGAACGTCAGTCTGGGTCGTTCTGTGTTTAATCTGAACTCGGATGAGGTATTTTCCTTTCAGATTTGTCTAAATACCGAAGATCCTGAATACTCCTTGTCTGGACCGCATTATTCGATAACTGCGCCAAAAGACAAGGCTCAAGATGCTCTGTCTTTGCTCTTAGACTTGGAGTCAAACGTCAAGGATTTTATTAAGTCAATTCAATACGGAGCGGAGTCTTTAACTGGATGCAGCACAGAGCTTCATCTTTATAGCGATGGGGAGTTGGTCTGGTGCTTATACCCAGAGAGGACGGAAACTAATAGACCTCCGTTTCATCTCTGTGTAAGGAAGATCATCTTTGCAGATGGCTTACGTATCAACGTCGAGGTCTATTACAAAGCAGATAAGAACAAGGCGCAGGAATGCTTAGACAGACTTGCTGCTAAGTTTGAGCCTAACAAAGAGAGCTCCTTTGCAGAGTAAAAGTTTAATTCCGTTCTTGTCTAAGCTTAACGAACCAGTAAGGTTTCACACAGACCTTACTCCCGTAGAGGAATACGACGGCGTTTACTATAAGAGAGACGATCTCTTTATGCCATATGCAGACGTTCCAATTAGCGGCGGTAAGGTCAGGCAAGCCATATCCCTCTTTGACCATAACTATGAATTAATCAAGATGCGACACAACAACTCCATAGCAACATCAACGAATATAGAAAGCCCACAGGGGGTAATAATCGCTAGGGTTGCTAGAGAGTTTAAGCTGAGATGTATTCTTGGCATAGGCGGTGGCACTACACAGGCAGATGCAGAGAAGGCTATACAGAAACATAGTTTCTTTAGAGGCTGTCATGAAAACGGTGCAGAGTTGCGCCCCTTGTCTAAGTTTGGCTATACCAATGTAATGTATTCGAAGTTAACAGAGCTGCAAAAGAAAGAAAACTTTTATCTGGTCAGGTTCGGAATAAACGTAGATTCTGACCCAGATGCTATACTAGGCTCTACTTCTCGACAAGTAGAGAACCTCCCTCTTGATAAGCTTCATCGAATAGTCGTTCCTGTCGGCTCGGGGCTGATGTTCACAGCTATCTTAATCGAACTACAGAATATGGGTTGGTTGCAATACCCAGACAATGAGTGCATAGGCATACAGATCGATAATATAGATCGACGTCGAATCATAGATGGATTGTTAGCGCGATATTTCTTTATGCGACGGATTCGATACAAGCAGATTTTGGATATAACATATAAGTACCATACGCACGTCAGGTCTAGCATCGTCGGCACAGACCATTTTTTAGACCCGATCTATGAAGCTAAGGCGCACGAGTTTGCGCTGAAGCATAATTTACTAACTAAAGGAACATTATTCTGGATAGTGGGTAACTCCATACCCGTCCGTGAGTTCTATAAAGGATAAAACTATGAACTTCATTGTAAGACTTATTACGGCGGCTACATTGCTTTTGACTTTCATAACGGCAATGAATGCCTTACCAGCTTCTAATCAACCCACAGCGGTTAAAACTTCGCTTCCATTCTCTAAGAATCACCCTAACGCTAATTTAAAGTTGACTTGGGATCATCTAGTCATGATTACGACTTTGCGTTCAGTGGCAGAGCAGTATAAGACCTCAGACGGAATCAGCTTTGAGGATGACCTCCCAGCTATGGCTCTTGTAGAGACTGCATTGGGTAAGAAAATTATAGGCGACGGTTATTCTAAGAGGACAGGCAAGAAAAAAGCACTTGTTCATTCCTCGTTAGGCGTCCTGCAGATTAAACCCTCAACGGCAAAAGAGATCATACGTCGACAGAAGTTAACCCATCTGAATCATTTGCTGAAAGATGATAATAAATTAACGGAGGCTCTGTTATCAGACCTAGAGGTGCAGGCAACGATAGCAGCTAACTTTCTAGTCTTGACCTATGAGGAGGCTAAGAGGAAGGGATACTCTGATCCTTACTTCAGAGCGATCTCAAGATATAACGGCGGCTGGTCGAATAAGAAGTATTACAATAAGATAAAATCGAACAGGAAAGTCCTTGACTATCATCTGTCGAAGTTAGACCTGATTACGACCTATAAGCTTGCTTTAGATTCGTTTCATGCTCCTAAGGCAATCAAACGTAACAAGACAGTCTTTACAACCTCCAGAACGTTCACAGAGGTCTTTATTGACTCTTATGTTCTAGCAAAGAACTTAGACTGGACTTTATACATTTATAGTAAAAGTCCTATTATCTGAGAATACAAACATCAATTTTGAAAGGATTTGGAGGATGACATATGGCATTAACTAATCAAGAGATATCAGACAAGATAAAAGCCTTGTCTGATAAGATCGAATCGCTTAAGAAGGAAAGAACCACATTAGAGGTCAAGCTTGAGCAGATTTCAGAGAAAAAAGAGGAGCTTCGTAAAGAGATCTTAGCTGCGTTCGGCACAGATGATCTGGCTGTATTAGAAGTTAAAAAAGATGAGTTTATTAAGAAACTCGAATCAATCGAACTATAACAAGGAGGCAGAGTATGCAAAACGATATCAGCACAATGGTAGATAGTTTCATCGAAGGTGGCACAGCTGTAGATGCTAACCTAGTCTTAACTCTTAAGAAAGAGGATTTTCAAAAGATAAAGGCAACGTTCAAGCCAACATCGAATGAGACTTTCATTTTATTCGAGGTTCAGGCATCAGGTCTTGTAACCTGCAGTATGAACGATAACGGCGTGGTCGCTTGGTGCAATATCTCAACTACAGATATTAACCTACACGGTGAGAATTACCAGTTCTTTTATTTAGATAAGGCTAGAGTAAATAAGATAGCAGATGTCTGCACAGGTTCAGTAACATTCGTCATAGCGGATGGTCAGCTTCAGGCTAAGATTGGGACGACTGATCTACACGTTAGCTTGCCAATGTATGACGCAGCAGTCGATATCAAATTTACAGAGACGGATAGTGAGACTCTACCGTCAGATACAGTGGCTGCATTGACAGATCGTCTGGCTGCTTCTAAGAGCTCAGGTGCTTTTGCACTTCCAGTCATGAGTCTGTCGAATAAATGGTATTTCGGTAACAGCCAGTCGGTAACGATCACAAAGACTGGCTTCCAGCATTTGAAGCTCAATGTAAGCCCAATTTTCTTTGACTTTCTATCAAACATTACCTTTACAAAAGAGGATGTTAAGTTTATCTTAGACGACACAAACCACTGGGTCGTTATCTCATCTGGCAATGTCTTTTATAAAGTCGCAGAGCAAGAGGTAGAGTTTGATGACGTAGAGCCTATCTTGAATGAGCCATCCGTCTGCGAGGTCACTATGGATACGCCTGACACTGTTTCGAAGCTTCAGGTCTTGTCTATTCCTTTAATTGGCATGGATAATGCGTTATTTACCCTCACAGCTGGCGACAATGCGTTTGAGGTCAGGGTTCGTGATGAGAGTAACCGTGTATCTACAGACTCTTGGGCAGTCAAAGAGCAGAAAGATTTGAATAAACTAAAAGACACTAGCTTAGGTATTCAGCCATATCTACAGACTGTTAATGCTTTACGTCCAGATGGCGTAAGCTTGAAGTTCAAAGAGACGGCGGTGGTCTTTGAGGATGATGGTCAGATTACAATCTTGCTTAACTTTGTTTAACAGATAGATTTCGAAGTTGTAGAGTTAGCTTGGTTGCAACTAAACTAACTTTTCATCTATCTCCTTAGTAGAAGAGTACTAGCATACCTGTCAAGGGTATGCTAGTTTCAGCCATCTATTTCCTGCCTCCTAGATGGCTGAAACTAGCATTCTTTAACTAGGACAACGATTATGAATAATTTTGACATTCAACCTTATAAAGACAAACTTCAGAGTTTAGAGAAACAGGCTATCTATTTACAGGGTCAGATAGATATGCAGAAGCTGGAGTTGAACTCTTTGCTGAATAAGAGCAATGAGCTGACTTATGAGCTAGAGATCTTGGATGAGGTCAATCAGTTTATGTCACAGGCTATCAACAAGAAGGTCATTAAGGTCAAACATCAGATAGAGGACATTATCAATAAAGGGCTGGCTTTTGTGTATAAGGATGACTCTATAAACATAACTGTGGATACAGAGTTCAAGAACAACAGAACGCAGTTTAGGGTCAGTTTATCAGACGCTAAGGTTACATCAGCTAACCTAGAGGAATCGTTCGGCGGCGGAGTCTTGGCTACAGTCGGTTTCTTGTTTAAGGTCGTTACAAATGTCTTACTCAAGAATGAACGTTTGATGGTCTTTGACGAATCGCTTACATTTGTGTCTAAGCATTATCAAGAGAACTTATCTGCGTTCATTCGAGAATTATGTGCAGACCTAGATTTGACCTTAGTTCTTATCTCCCACCAGCCATTGCTTCATTCACAGGCAGATTTGGTCTATGAGGCATATAAGGACGGCGGTGCCGATGCTCCAACAAGATTTAGATTAATTGAATCTGAATAACATAATTCACTAAGAACAACTTTTTAATAAGACGACAGCTGATAAAATTGAAGGAAATCAAAATATGGAAGATCTACCAAGTTATTTGAATTACAAATACGTATCTTATAACCGCTTTCCCACAGCTGCTAAGGTCGTCTTATTGATCCAGACGGCTATTCAACTCATGACTCATGTCAAGCTGGAGAACATCATAGAGGGCTTGATCGTAGAGGAAGTCCTAGAGGGTAATAAGTCCGTCATAAACTTTACGTTGAATATCCACCCTCAGTATAAGGCTATGGTGTTCGGTCGTCGATTCTGTAATATTAGCAGTTTGAGGAAGTTAATAAGTAACGCGTCAGGTTTAGATAACATTTTCTATAAGCTTATAGTCACAGAGGGCTAATAAGATAATAAATTAAAAGGATAAATTTTGGATAATTCTGAATCCTTAGAAGCAATATACAGACAGGCAACGCATCCAGATAACATACAACAGGCAGTTGGTTATCTGACATTACAAAGAGGCTTAAGTTATTTTGGCGGCTTGGGCTTCATCCAATACGCTAAGTTCAACGGTCAGACTATAGCTAACAGCATAACGATTCCTGTCTTTGACGCTACGGGTAAGCTTGTGCTTTTAGACTGTAAGAACATACAGACAGGCGAATACTCTAAGCTGATTTCACCAGACAGCCATTATACACCTATACGAAACCTATCAGCAACAGTTAGACATCGAATTATAACTGAAGGGGTCTTTAATGCAGAGTCCATACAACAGTGCTTCCCTATGTCTGGCTTGACGATAAGTTCGACATTAAGAGCGTCTATGAACGCAAAAACATATCATATCTTAGCTGCCACAACTACAGAGACAATTATAACGGCATTTGACAATGATGCAGCGGGGCAAGAGGCTACTCAGTCATTGGTTGATTTTATGAAAGAGCATTACCCTGAGCTTGATATCGATATCTTAGAGTTTCCATATAATGATCTGAACGAATTTCTGCTTCGTAAAGGTAAAGCTTTCTTTCAGAAAATCATAGGTCAGCAGCTCAGGCAATACACAACCAGTCCGTCGCAAGAGGCTAGTTGAACTAAACATAACAGGTTCCTACTATATAGGCTAGAAATATAAATGTTTCAACGAGGACTCAGCCCCTACCTCACAGATTGCACTGATTTGAGTCCTCATTGAAACATTTACTAACACAACAAGAGAGGCAGAACGATGAATAAATTTTATGTCGTGATTCATGATTATATCATAGAAAACATATACAAGGAACTTGTATTAGATCACTCTGTCCTTGTAGGTATCTTTTCATATGATGAAGAAGGCTTGAAGCAGGCTGAGCTCCTTGCTGAGCACGAGGGTGGGAAGGATATTCGTATAGAGGAGAGAGTCCTCATTACCAATCTTTAAGAGTTTTGGTCTGGTCATAGGTCATTATTAAGACTGGAGATCAGACCAATGATATTTTTAGCGAACTTATTAAAACAGAAACTTAACGCAGACTTCTTAGATTACTTCAACAGATTACTTTATAAGAACGGCTTTGTCTTGGTCTGGGGCAAAGATGCAACTTACAATATATTCAAAAGCACAGACTTGGATGTTCCTGTCTTGACTGTAGAGCTTTATGCATATAACTTAATTATAAACGATGTTAAAACGCAGGCAGTGGCAGTATCCTCTTTGACGCCAGATGAGTCTATACGTTCCCGCGTCGCGCCTAGACTGATATTTGAGCTGATAACTAAGGCGGCAGATTTGTGTCAGTTGCCTATAATCCTCAAGGCGTCAGATTTCTTGGAGTTAACCACTAAGTTTAATGAGAATAATCTCATTACGTTAGGCTTCCATGAACAGACTTTAATGGATATGTCTGGCGTGAAGTCTAATTTTGAATATGTCAGATTAGCAAGGACTGAAGAGCTATGACTTTAATAGTCGTTCCAGAGGTCTTGAAGTTCCAGCCTCTGCTAAAGTCAAGAAAGAAGTTAGAGCAGATCACAGATGAGTTAAGAATCAGAAACTTGACTCCTGATAAGCTTCAGGATGAATTTGCTAGATATCTGGCTTCGGTCTTGAGGGCTAGAGTGCAGAGGTCTATACGGTCACAGGTCATAGGCACTAAGCATATGAAAGACATTTATAAACCACTGTCGCCAGACTATAATAAGACAAAGCCTAATTATTCAAAGGATAAATTCTGGGTCAATACAAAATACTTGGTTGACCACATACAGATATTCAAGACGGGTAGAGAGTATCGCGTCGGGTTCAAGAACTCAGATACATACATAGACGGCAAGACTAAGGTTGCTAAGGTCGTAGTCTGGTTGGAGCGAGGGACAAAGAACATCCCAGCTCGACCCTTGTTTTCAGCGCATAGTAAATACATAACAAAGAACATTATGCGGTTCTTTGCTCATTTCTTGAAGTTCAGATTTGGAGTAATTTTATGAACGATCAAAAGACAACAGACCAGACATATCAGACAGCTAAAGAGCTTAAGCTGCAGCCAGCTACAGACACAGGGTCATCAAGTAGATTCTTTGCTTATTTAGTTCCGTCAGATGAGACGATCTATCAGTTGACTAATTCAGATCAGGTCAAGGCGCTCAGAGACAAAATCTTAAAAGAGCAGAACAATAAATGCTTATTATGCGGTCGAGAAATTCAAGAGGGAAAGGCAGTCTTGGATCACAGCCATAGAGGTGCTAACGGCGGAACAGGGCTAATAAGAGGCGTTCTATGCTCTGGCTGCAACCAGTTCTTAGGAAAGATCGAGAATAATCTATTACGTAACGGCTTAACCCCAGAACTTTTACGTGTCGTCTTGCCTAATCTATCCAGCTATGTCTTAGAGCAGAAGCATAAGCCGTTTGTTCACCCAGATCATAACCCTAGACCGCAGAGGTTGAAGGTAACGTCATATAATAAACTTGTTAAACTCTGTAAAGAGAATAACTATCCTAAATCCAAGATTCCAGAGTATCCTAAGAGGCAATATTTAACAGAGTCGTTAAATAGAGTTTTTAAAGAGCTGGGTCTTGAACCAGAATTTTACAAAGAATGATAAATAGGAGATACTTATGTTTCAAGATATACTAAAAGGTAGTGGGAGGTCATCTGTGGCAACGAATCTACGAATTAAATTAAGTCAAAGACAGAAAGAGTCTAGCAGAACTCTAGCAGACCAAATGGCAGATGAGCTAGCCTCTGTCCAGTCCTCAAAAAAGATATTTGTATTTTACAAAGGTAATGAGTACGCAGTTACTGATTGTGTCAAGACTTCAGGTAAGGCACTACTGACAACATCTTTAGAAGCTAAGGATGCCGTTCGTTCAAACTGGCTACGTTCAGAGCTGCTTCAATGCTCAGGGTTGCCAGTTAAAATAGAAATTAACGGCAAAGAAGTAGACCCTCAAGACATAAAGAACGACAGAATTCTTGCTAACAAGAAAGTAAAAGCAGAATTAGAGGACTTAGATACAGATACCCTTGAATCATATACAGACCCTTTAGCAACTATGGGTGGACAGCTCGTTACATCAGAGGAAGGCTCGGCTTTACTTTCAACTATCGTAGAGGGGTTAAAGAATTTAAACATCGAGGCTTCTAAAGAGAACATTCAGGCGGTATTAGACTCATTTGAGAGTAATTTGGATTTATTTCTAACAAGCCCAAAAGAGACAGAGTCTGCAGCTTTGTCTGAAGAGGATTTAAAGTTTAAACAAGCACTAGAGGGTATGGGTCTGAACACTTCCGTTTCCGCCCAAGAAGACGATAATTCCTCTCGTTATATCGTAACTATAAAGGCAGACTTGACTATATCTCAGTTAAAGAAGCTAAATGCAATTATAAAAGACATTTACGGCATTACAGAAGACCCAGAGGTAGATGTGAAT